CCTTCCCGGCGGCGGTTACTTCCCCACCGAGATACTGCGCCATGAGCTGGCAGCCGTAGCAAATACCGAGGATGGGGATGCCGAGCCGGAAGATCTCCGGATCGACCTGCGGCGAACCCTCGGCGTAAACGCTCTGCGGGCCGCCGGTGAAGATGATGCCGATGGGGTCAAAGGCACGGATCTCATCCACGGTCATGGTGTTCGGCTTGACTTCGCAATAGACATTGCACTCGCGCACGCGGCGCGCAATGAGCTGGTTATACTGTCCTCCGAAATCGAGGACGATGACAGACTGATTCGGCATGGATGACGCTCTCCTTATTCGACAGTAACGGATTTCGCGAGGTTTTTCGGCTTATCGATCGCGCAGCCGTTGGCTTTTGCGACGTAATATGCAAAGAGCTGCAGCGGCACGATCTCCGCCGGGACGACGAACAGGTCGTCCATGCGCGGTACGAGGATCACATCGTCCGCCTCGGAATAGATGGCGCGATTGCCCTCGAGCGCCACACCAAGCACGCGCGCACCGCGCGCCTTGACCTCTTTGACGTTGCTCATGGTCTTGTCAAACAGCGGCTCGTAGCACGCAACGGCGATGACGAGGCGATTCTCCTCAATGAGCGCAATCGTGCCGTGCTTGAGCTCGCCCGCGGCATAGGCCTCCGAGTGCAGGTAGGAGATCTCCTTGAGCTTCAAAGAGCCCTCCATGCAGACGGCGTAGTCCACATTGCGGCCGATGAAAAACAGCGACGGGTTATTCTTGTAGCGCTCGGCAAGCTGCGCGATCTGCGGGTTGAGGTCGATGGCGCGCTGCACCATCTGTGGCAGGATCATGAGGTCGTCCGTGAGCTTTGCCGCCTCTTCCCTGCTCAGGCAGCCGCGCTTCTCGCCCAGATAGAGCGCCAGCAGATACAACACCGACACCTGCGTGGTGTAGCCCTTCGTGGTCGCAACGGCGATCTCCGGACCTGCCCAGGTGTAGATGACATCGTCCGAGATGCGAGCGATCGTACTGCCGACGACGTTGACGATCGAGAGCACATAAGCCCCCTTGGACTGCGCCTCGCGGATGGCGGCGATGGTGTCCGCCGTCTCGCCGGACTGCGAAATGATGATCATGAGCGTGTGCTCGTCGACGATCGGGTCACGGTAGCGGAACTCACTTGCAAGGTCGGCATCGACCGGGATGTGCGTGAGCTTTTCGAGCGCATATTTGCCCGCCTGGCCGGCATAAAACGCCGAGCCGCAGGCCGTGATCATGATCTTGTTGAAGCCCATGAGCTGCTCGTCGGTCATCTTCAGCTCGTCAAACACGACGCGGTGATCCTTCACACGCGGGTCGAGCGTGGACTTGATGGCACGCGGCTGCTCCATGATCTCTTTGAGCATGAAATGCTCATAGCCGCCCTTCTCGGCAGCCTCGATGTCCCACGCGACGCGGGAGACAGGCTTGTGCACGGGCTTTCCGGTGCAGTCAAAGACGGTATAACCGTCGGCGCGCACCTCGGCGAGCTCGCCGTCGTCAAGATAGACCACATTTTTCGTGTGCGACACAAGCGCCGTCACGTCGGAGGCGAAGAAGTTCTCACCCGCGCCGACGCCGATGATCAGCGGGCAGCCGTTGCGCGCGAGGAACATCTGCTCCGGGCAGTCGGCGCACAGAATGCCGATCGCATAGCTGCCCTCCAGACGGCCAAGTGTCTTCATGACAGTGTCCTTCAGGTTGCCGTCACCGGTGTAGTACATATCCAGCAGATGGACGATGACCTCCGTGTCCGTCTCACTATGGAACCGGAACCCCTTGGCCTGCAGCATCTCGCGCAGCTCCATGAAGTTTTCGATGATGCCGTTTTGCACGATGGCGAACTTGCCGTCGTTGCTCACGTGCGGATGGGCGTTCGCCTCCGTCGGCGCGCCGTGCGTGGCCCAGCGCGTATGGCCGAGGCCAATATAGCCGTGAAGATCGCTACCGTCATGCGTTTTGGCCAGCAGATTCTTGATCTCGCCGCAGGCCTTGGCAAGCTCGATCGTGCTGCCGTCGAGCACGGCGATGCCGGCCGAGTCATAACCGCGGTATTCGAGCTTCTGCAGCCCTTCGAGAAGGATCGGCGCAGCCTGCTGCGCGCCGACGTATCCAACGATTCCACACATAGTCAGTTCTCCTTATTATTTTGAAAAATCATCGTTATCGCAATTCTATGCCGACATTGTGCAAATACGTACAAAATGCCAAAATAGCATTCTAAATATTATACCGATATCCCGTTCGTGTCAAGTTGCGCTTTGTGAACACTGCATAGACCGCAGTCCCCGTTGCCGCGGGCCGTCCGCCAAGGCAGAATGGAAAATGCAATCATCGCAACCGGATGGCGCACATCCCCGCGCGCCGGAAACAGCCGGCAAGAAAGGCAAACAGCGACAAAAAAGCTTGCAAAAATTGCATTTTTCTGCTCTGCATACTTCCATTCTGTCCGCAGAAAATAGTAGCGGGTCAAGAAACCCAAAACACGAAAAGGAGATGGAAAACGAAATGGCTACTTCCAACAGCAACAACCTTGTCAACCCCAATGCGCGTGAGGCGATGAACCGCTTCAAGATGGAAGCCGCGTCCGAGGTGGGTGTAGGCGTTCCATATTACAAATTATTTAAGCATTAGGCAGGCAAAGCACATATTACATATTGAATGGCAAAAAAAAGAGGGTTTACGCCGTTTGGCGTAAACCCTCTAAAAAATATATTTGTCACGAATATTGTATAGTTTTCGTGACATTATTTGCTGATTTCTGTAGCAGCAACTTCTCTCATGAAGTTCTCATATGCATCCGCAGCGTCTTTTGCTGCTTTTCGAGCACGCTCAACGTTACCATTGTTGTGCCCGTTTGTCAATGCGTTACTTGCTACAACAGAAAGTTGCAATGTCGCATCCAGCATGCGCAGCGACAGCAGGCTCTCTTTTCTTCTAAGTTGAGAATGGGCTTCTGCTCTATCGTTTGACCGCTTTACCCTCCATCCAATAGCGGCAGCGACAATAGAGCTTATGCCAGCAATTAACGCACAAATAACTTCAGCAGTCATCAAAAAAGCACCTCCGTGTTCACGGAAGTGCAATGCTCATCACTTGAAGAAGCGATGACGTCCATGAGTCATCCCTCCTTCGGCGTTTTATACGACAACGCCTGAGCGCTGTCAGAACCGCCAGCAGTGGTCGGATCGTTGATGGCATTCCAAGCTGCAACAACGACAAGGCTCAAAACATATGGATTGCTGATAGCGCCAAGCAACAAATCGCCGAGAGCTTTCCACGTGGTGACGTCAGCAGCGGTGATCCCAGCGTAGGCCAGAATCGGTGTGAACATTGCAAGCACAATTTGCACCCACCAAATAGGATTCTTTAGTCGTACAGTCCAGTTGATTTTCATCTTCATTTCCCTCCTTAAAAATAATTGAAGCAAGACATCAATCCTGCTTCTTCTTTCCATTAAGTTCGCCCCATTCTTTGGCTTCATCAATCATTCGCTGGCAAACAATCATGGAGCGCAACGAATCTGCACTGACGTTCAGATCATTTTTACCAACACCACGAAGCGCACCACGGTCGATGAGTTTCTGCGCATCCTTGCGATAATACTCCGGCATATCATCAACAGCATGATAATGCGGATTTTTAGCTTCGACGTAACGCATACCAATAATTGCGCCACGCACAACGTCCTCGGAGATATCAAGATCGCCATTCCCGGTGCCTTTCAGAGCGCCAGCGTCAATTAACTCCTGAACCTCGCTTCTGTACCATTTAGGAACTTCGTTGATATTCTTGTATCTTACCACGTCTTCTTCCTCCTCGTCATTTTCTTCATGCTTGTTTTCTGTCAATCTTGCTTTGAAGTTGTACCACTGCTGCGGATCATCGACCCACGGCATAGGGCAGCGCTTCCCAGTCACATCGTAATGCCGCACAACATGATCTGCATCAATGCCATAGCGACGCATGATATCCTTTGCAAGAGCAAGTGCGTTGTTTACCGTTTCAGGTTTGATATAGTAATGCCCATTAGCGTATTTCCTGCTGCACATCTCAATGCCGATGCTGTTGCCGTTGCGGCACTCGGGATGCCAGTAGCGCTGCCCGGCTTCTGCGCCGCAGTGCCACGCCGTGTCGCCCTCGCGCACGGACTGCATAACGCCATACTCATCGCAGAAATAGTGCGCGCTGGCCCCCAGGCCGCCCACGCGGTGGTAGTAATCGCAGTTGTTTTTTGCCGTGTCGCCGTTGTTTGCCGTGTAGTGCATCACAATGTACCGCACCGGCTGCGTGCGCCCGGCGCGGAAATTTGACAGATTGCAAGAAACAAATTCCATCAGCTCACCGCCTCCCACGCCGCCTCCTTATCCATCAGCGCGGCATAATCCACGCTGTCGTCAAACTCGATACCGTTGTAGTTTTTCTTCGCCATGCGTTGCCTCCTTTACTTGTACCTACCCACGACGTAGTAGCTGATCTGCGGGCTATTAACCGTCGCATCGGATGCTCGCACGCACTGATATGCCGGGGCGTGCGTCAATCTTGTGCCGATATCATTTTCGGTGTTTGTGGCAATCCAGATATTGCCGTTTGCAACCGTTGGCGTCGCAGACACGACAGGGTTCTCAATAAACGCAAACGGATACTCGCGCGCTTTCTTGTTTACCTCGAGGCCCATCCACGATGCGGTATACAGCGCGCCCCATGTCTGCGTTGTCATGTCAAGCGACGGTGAGTCGAAAGTAGCCCACATCTCAGCGATGCCGGATGCCCATTTGCGCCACATCCACTTGCCGGTCAAGCCTTGCTCGGTTACATAGTCTGCGCCTCCGCCGCTTGCGCCGATGTCATCCAGCAGCTCCTCCGGTGTCCGGTAGTGCACCCGGCCTGCATCATCCAGCACGGCAATCTTGCCCGGCGTTTTGCCCAAATCAGTAGCCGCCGTGGATTGCAGTAACGTGCCGGTAAAGCATTGGCCGGAGACATTGCCCGTAAAAGTACCGCCGGACTTATCCATCTTGCCGGACAGCGACGCCTTGACGAGCTGGATCAGCTTTTTAATCGCTGCACTTCCGCTTGTTTGCATAAGTCAGTCCCCCCCCTGTCAGATGGAGTCCCAGAGCGTCTGCACCTCGTCCGCAGATAGCTCCGTCAGGTCGATGATGCCTGCAAGCACGTCCCATTTGTAGCTGCCGCTGCCAGCGTCCACACACACGACGTTCGTGCCCGCACCATAGCTATGCCCCGCGCCCTCGACGAACGCCGCCGTCGTGGTGAAGGCATCGGCGACGTTGTACACCCAGCCCTTGTTTCCGGCCGCGGCCGTCGGCAGTGCCGAGAAAGCGATCGACCCCTTCGGCGTGTACACCCCGGTGATCGCGCTTTTGATCGCGTCCTGCACCTGCGAAGCCGTCTGCTCCACGTAGCTTTTCACGACCTTGTTCTGCACGGGATTTGTCGAACTTGAAGAAAGTTCAGTATCTACGATTATTTTATTTGCATAGTCTTCAATGTTATCCAGTTTCTTTTTATCAGTTGCTGACAGCAACCCATCCGCAGATTGAGTTGCTTTTTGAATGAGTTTTGCGTCTATTGCATCGAAGTTGTCATTCAATTTCTCAATATCTACAACTTCATCATATTCGGGTTTGTTTAGCCTCAAATTCTTTGTATAATTCATTTTGCTACTCCTATCTGTCTTTTATATCACTTATACTTGCCAATGACATATCACTGAAATTGTGTTAATCAAAATACCTACACTAGAGAATTCTAGTGCAGGTTATTTTTTATTCTTTATTTTCAGCGTCATACTACGTGATAAATTATTTTTACATTTGCTGTAGGGCATCCTGTAAAATCAACAAGAGGCTCTTTTGAGGCTTATATGATTTCTTCGTTTGTAGTAACAATTACATTTTCCAGCGTGTCGTAGAGCACGATTGAAAAATAGGCTGCGCCATTTGAACTGTCGAATTTAAAATCGGCAACTCCATTGGCAGCATTAAAGTTTATAACAGGCCCTGCTTGGCCTTTTTCGATATTGGCCAAAGATGTATATCCGACTTTGACTTGGGTTCGGTCAGACTTGAAAAACTTGATAGATTGATATGATATATCAGTGTTCCCTTTCCATCGAATACGCACGACATCACCCTTTTTGACCGGGAGCAAGCCCGTGATATTCGTCCCTGAGTGTGCAACAGGTGCACCGCTGCTGCTATTGTATCGCATATTTTTATACATAGGCGTATGCCCGATGACGTTGCCATCCATGTCAATCGCGGCATCAAGCAGGTTTGTATATGCTGGGGCTTGGGCTACAGCGGTTGCCGTGATAACAATATCGCCGATCACCTCTGGAATAGCTATGACCCCATCTTTGTAAAATGTGGACACGTCCACACCTCCCATCATGATTTTTACATTACTGACTTCGCACCCCGTGTCGGCAGTTATCGCAGTACAATAAGACTGCCCGTCGATGACATACGCGCGTGGGTTGCTACTTGTGCATTTTGTCAAAGCGACCCGTACAGCTCGCCTCAGCACGTCCGTGCTGCCACGCAATACAGCAGCAGTCACGTCCTTCCCGCCCATCGTCACTTTGATGGATTCAATCAATTTGCCGTTCGTGGGAGTGACGTTTGTTACGAACGGCTGGTACTGCTGCACAGATGCCGCTCCGTTGCTGACTGTGACATCAGTGAGTGTTTTTGTGATGCTGTACGTTGCGATATCTGCCGTCACTGTCTCCGGCGTCCCGTCGATCATAGCTGCTCGGAAAGCGTTGATTTTTTCGATTGTAATGCCGCACGACACCATAAAATTAACCACCTTATCGCGGAAGGTCGCACCAGGATAGGCATTCAAGTAGTTAATCTCGCGCGTCCACGGCGTTTCGTTCCTGCGGCGGGCTTGAGCATCTGTGCTGACGCCAGAATTAAAACTCGAGAGTTCGTAATCCTTATCACAGTCGGATTGTGATACCCCAAGTATCGCTTCGCACAGCAGAGCGACCACGCCCGTTCGATCTGCGCCCGCAGAGCAGTGGAAGTATGTCGGCTTGTTTGCGATGACATAATCGAAGAGCGGGTCGAAGATCGCCTTGATATTCCCGCTTGACTTCTGATACGCAAGGTCGTTCCATGTCATATCAACCCACAGCATATCTACGGTCGGTCCAAAGCCACTTTCTGTCCTGCCGTTCAGTTCAGACGCAAAACGCAGGTCAATTTCCTTGAGGATTCCGAGCATATCAATCGCCTGTTGTCTGCCGTCATCGGTCAGATATCCATACATCTCGCCGCCCCTGAAGAGCAGCCCGTACTTTACCCTGCCACCATCGCAATCCCAGCCTCCAAGATCGCGCACGTTGCCCACGTTCAGCAAATGAATCATGCGGCACGCTCCGGTCGGTTTAATGACGCCCTGCTGGATAACTTTTCCGCCAACAAGCAGCACAAAAGTTGATATCGAGCCCGGTGTGCAGTTATAGATTGTGATTGCTCCTGCGCTGACCGGCTGCGAAACACTGTTACCTGTGTACCCGTCCACGATTGTCAGCGTTCCGGCGGACTTCATCACAATGTCTACGCCAACAGGTCGGTTTGCGCTCACTGTCGTCACATATTCGGGTATCTGCGAGACAGCGTAGTCCGAGGGGTCGTAAGTGACGTTTTTCAGATACCTGTCTACCTCTGCGCGGCACTGGTCAAATGTGTACACTTCGGTTTCCACTCCGGTGTTCAAGCGCCTCACAGCATCGCCCATCTCCGCGACTTTGTATTTCGTTGCAGTGCCATTTTTCTCGCGGATAGCTGCTGCAATGTCCTGTACGGCGGTTTCTTCGTAGAGCTTTTTCATCTCAGTAGCTCACCTCCGTGCCATCGGCGATCGTCACGGTCTGTGCCGTGCTGCCGTCATACGTCACGCTCGTGCCGCCGATTTGGATCGTCAGCGCCTTCGGATTTTTCAGCGCTGTGGGCACGGTGGTCTTGTTGGCGCCGCGCTCGATGCCGTCGAGCTTGGCCTTGTCGGCGGCGGACATCAGACCAGCCGCGGACTGCGTGGCCGCCGCCGTACCCGCCTTGCCGTCCCACGCGGCGGTCTTTGCGACCGTGATGCCGTCGATTACCGCCTTGTTCGCGTGCTCATGAGCCGTACCCTCCAGCGTATCAACGCGTCCGGCAAGTGCAGTCAGGTCGGCAGCTTTGGCATAATCGCCAATCTTCAGTGCCGCAATCGCATCGGTCACATAAGCAACGACTGTGGCCTTCTCGCCATCGCCACCAATACCATCAACGATGCCCTCCAGCGCAATAATCGCGCTGTTCATGGCCGTAGCATCTGTCTTGTGGCCGGAAATCCAGTCAGCGATTTCCTTGAGTGTATCATAAGAGCTATCAGCCCCATCAACGATTTTAGCAACCTCTTCAGCCGCGATCGCACGAGCAGACTTTGATGCGTCCTCACCAATAAGCGTTGTGATTTTGCCCTCGGCAGTAGTCATACGCGACTTAATGTCCTTGTCATCGTAAGTAGCGGCGGCCTGAGCATCCTGAATCATCTCAACAACAGTCTTGCCTTCAGTGACAGTGCCGACCTTGCCAGAAAGTGCATCAACAGCCGTCTGCGCATTGTCACCGGCGGACTTAGCGGCAGCAATTGCTTCGTCCTTAGAACCAGCGGCATCAAACGCATCTGTGTCAACATAAGCCGCAGAACCAAGGCCATGGACTGCAACGTCAGCACCGTCGAACTTAACAGTGCCATTAGTGGTGCCCTCCACAAGCGTGTGGACAGTCTCATCAGGAATCGTGATTGTATCCTGAAGCGTCCACTCCGCAACACCCTTTGCCTTAGAATACAGATGGAACTTGCGATTATTCGTGCCGTCCACTTCGAGCTTATACTGTGTATCAGTGTCCTGGATCTCACCAGAGATGTAATCGGCAAGGCCGGAAATCTCAGTAGCAGAGTAGCTCGGCTTCGTCTCGGCAAGCGCCCAAGAGTAGACGTTCGCGGCAAGACCGGAGACGAACGACAGCTCACTGAACTTTTTTGCCCCATCACCGATCTTAAACAGAACAGCAGGCTCCTGCTGGACTGCGCTAGACTTTGCCGGAACAACGACAACAGCCGCTTCGCCTGCAAGCAGAACAGGGTCTTTGTTTATCCAGTTTGCATAAGTATCATATTTCAGAGAAATTCTCGTATTAAAAGTCTTATCTGCCATAATAGGCCACCTTCCAGTTATTAACAAGCCAAGCGCATTTTAGCACTCGGCTATTTAGTATTCAGTTTGTTGTCGGCAGGGCGGCGTATCCTGCATCTCAGGTTCCTCATAAGAGGAGCGTCGGGAGCCTTTCCAACCTCGATAACACAAATTAAGAATTAGACAGAAGCACTCCCGCCGTCAAGAATCAGAGTGTCGCCATCAGTCTGAACGAGCTTATTGATATTGACGGAGTTAACCTCCATCGTGCCATCAGCCGCAACAGCGACCTTGTTTTCAGCAGAAGAACTGACAACCAAACCAGCAGTCTCACCAGCAAGCGGAATGTCAACAGCCTTCTCGGAGATATTCAGTGCAACACCATTAGCCTTAACAATCTCAATCAGGTTCTCATTCGCACCAACCTCGACACCATCCAGCTTACCCTTCAGCTCGTTGGTAAAATCGTTAGCAGAAAGACCCTTTCCTTCAACGGCATCAACCTTAGCCTTGAGAGCGTCCGGCAAGCCAGTCACCTTTGCCATCTCAACACTAGCAAGACTCAGTTTGCCAGCATCAGAAATGGTAAACTCATCGGACGCAGACTTGACAACGTTTGCCTCAGCACCAGCGGAGATACCAGCAAGTTTCTCTTTCTCTTCTGTCGTGTAATCGTTGCTCGACAGACTCTTGCCAACCTCAGCATCAACCTTATTCTTGATAGCCTCAGTAATGGCAGAATTCATCTGCTCAGTAGTGGAGTAGGCATCAAGGTTAACAGACACGTCATCAAGACGGACAACAGTATTATCCACCTTAGCATAGATGTCGTAGTAACCTGTTCCCGCATTCATCACAAGGTAAAGAATGTTATCCTCTGCGGCCTCGACAGCAGGGATATCATCTACCTTCTTGAACGAAGCGTGGCCAGTCGCAGCAATAGCCGCCTGAATCGCTTCGCTGATAGCAGTAGCGGTCATAGCATCCGTGATGCCATAACCCTCAAGCGTAGTGGCCTTATCAGCCTTGCCACTCTGAAGATTGCCAATGTCAGTCGTATGCCCAGCAACCGTATCAGCAAGGCCAGAAACGGTGCTCGTATCGGGCGTATACCACTCGATGGCGTTGCCAGCCGCATTGATGCGCGGTTGCTGACCAGCAGTAGCCTCATCAGAACCCTTGACAGCAACCTTGCCATCTTTAATTTCGATAGATTTGCCATCGCCGAGAACTTCAGTGCCAACAGGCTTCAGCGTCTTATCAGGCTGGATGATGTACAGAGAAGCAACACCATCAGCAACGACGCAAACGATTTCGCCAAAGAAATAAGTGCCATCAGAACTACCGACCTCGACAGCGGCAGCGGCAGCAGCCTGCGCCTCAGCAAGCGTCGCAAAGTAGTAACGTGCGTCAAGAGGGAACGCAGTAGTAGGATTGAAAGCAACGGAGAAATTCAGTTTACCAAAATCAGCCATTATCCTTTCCTCCTTTCTAATCAAATAGTGACCTTATAAGTGTTCGCCGCATCGTTCGCGTTTGCGTAATCGAGAACGTAAACTTTATAGTCAATCGCCTGATAGCCAGCAGCGCCCTCAACAGAGACAACACTCTTTGTGAAACCAGACTTAATTTCAGCGTTCAGACCGTTCACGTCAAGCACGGAACTGACATCGCGCAGAGTCGCGGGATATGCAAACATAACGCGCTTCGCACCAACAGGAATCGTAAGATTGATCGAGTTACCATTCGCCAGAGCCTTGTTGGACTTGGTAGCCAGACCACGCACAAGCACCGAGTTGATTTCGCCATCTTTTTCGGTCAGCGTTCCGTAGAAGGAGTTACGATAACCGGTAATCTTCGTAGTGGCCTTTGCAGACGCGCTCTTGTAAGCAGTGCCGGACTTCGTACCAGCAGAAATCTTGCCAGCCGGATACGCATTGCCAAGGTTCGTCACGGGGACAGCGCCTTCGCCGTGCGTCGCAGTCGCAGTGATCGCATAGTTCGTGTTGTCGGCAACGATGATAGCATCAAACGTGCCTTCGGCCGTCTCCTTTGTGTCAGCGCCATTGCTCACGCTCCACTTGGTTGCAGTGATACCAGTACCCGGGCCATAAGTATAGCTACCAGCACTCAGCGCAGCTTTATAAGACGGCGTCACAGACGTACCGACCTCGTATGCGCCGAGCTGCGCGCAGGTCACATTAACCGCAGGCTGAGTAGCCGTAGGATTTTTCTCTTTGGCAAGAATGGAAGCCAGAACGTCCTTTACGTTCTTGCCAGCGGCACGAATCGTTCCAGAGCCAGATGACGGAACCGTCATAACACCGATGGCCGCAGTATAGGTGAGATCATCAGCGAAATAAACGTTCTCAGCATTATAGTTTCCATCCATCGCGCCCCAAGCAGTGCCGTTGTAAACATACGCAGTGTAAGAATATTTCCCGTCAGAAATCAGCGTCTTGACAACAAAAATGTCATCCACTTTCGCCTCAGCGCCAGCAGCGGCCAGCACACGCTCGATAACAGCGGTATCGCTCTCGCCATCGCCCTTAACACCCTCATAGTGCGCAGCGGAAACACCGCCGACACGCGGGAGATTTTCATAGGTAGCAACGCCGTCGCCAATTTTCAGCACGCCCGTGTCCTTGTCAAAGCAAGGCTCGCCAGCGGCAGGCACGACGTCTTTGTTCGTCACCCAATTCTCAGTGGTATCTCGTCTGAATTGAATGGTAGTTTTCAAAGTTTTGTCAGACATAACTTTTCCCTTTCAATTTTAGTTAAACAAAAGCTGTCCCGCCGTCGATTACCTTAATATCAATAGGTGCTGACTGAAACGGAGACAGTGTCTTGTCATTTTTTACGATGTACGGAGTCCATTCCTCACCGTTCTGCACGGTAATAATTCGGCCTGCACAATCGTATTTTTGAATCCATGCCTGTGCCTCTGTTAACGTCGGGAATCTATCTCGCGGAAACAAACACAGCCAATCATCTCTCGTCTCGTTTAGAACGAAGCACGTTTCCTCGGCCTGACAGTAATACAGGATGCCGTCAGACGCCTTAGAAAACTCAGGCAACGTAGAAATGCTCGAAACAAATCGCAAGCCGTCCGAATAAAGATCATCGCCCTTGTACAGTTCTTTGGTGTCTGTACAAAAGTAAAGCGCATTACTCAGACGGCTTGTAAGCCCAAGATAAGTTTGCTTTGAGCCTTGCTTATAAACAACCTTCGTGCCCAAATATCCCTCCCCCTTTCTTGAGATTATATATGCAACCCGCCTATGCGGAGGATTGCGCAATTACATATCAGACCATTCCTCGCCATCATCTTTTGTGCCGGACTCGTCCATATCCGACCATTCCTCGCCGTCACCAGCATGGATATGGTCTGCGTAATCATCCGAGGGAACGGTAATTGTTGAGCCAATCAGGTCGTCGCCAGATTTCAACTGCACTTTGCGTGTCTTACTGTCATAAGCGATACCATCGGCTTTCTTCTTCAAGTCTTCTTTTACACGCCCAATTTCAGCCTGCAAAGCAGCAACGCCATCAGAGCCGCCGCCTGCAACAAGTGCGTCACGCCATCTGGGGTCTTCCACAAAAAACATATTGACCCACCGCCTTAATACATATAGTAGATATTCACATCTACCGCCTCTTCAAATTCGAGCGACGTAATGTCGAGCTGGTTCATGCCAAGCTCAAAAATGCCAGTGAACAAAGGGATCTCTCTACCATTGATTTTCACTTTCGTGCCAGCCGGAGCAGAGATACCGAATTTCACGAGCGTCATATCGCAGTAATTCAAAATACTATTCGGATTCGCTGCGATTTCATTTTCCTTAAAAACCTTTAGCATATTCACATTCGGAGTGACAGTCCCATTGAAACTGCCCAAATATGCCTGAGACATATGCGCTCACCACCTTTTGTTTTAATCATTGCTAAAGCCATTTTTCAAATTGCCCCATGTAATAGGTTTATTCCGATAAGGATTCAGCACAGTTCCAGTCCTATCAATATTTCTTGCCACAATCAGCAAGCCTTGACCATGATATTCGCTATTGCTATTTTCGTTTCGTAAAGATACCTGATAAACAAATTTCCCAGTCAAATTAAGCGTCTCATTTGGAGACAAACTGATAGTGATAAATTTTCCAGTCGTGTCCAATGTAGCTTCCTTAGATATGATTGGGGCACAATCTCTATTCACATAATTAACAATAGCAAAAGCGGCACGGTACGACTTTGCTTCTGAATCAGAGATATTGGCGACACTCGAAACAGGAATAGTATATTTCTGCGTCGTTCCGCCAATAAAATCAAATTGCGGCAAGGTGTATTGATTATATACACAACTTCCCAAGAGCGAAGTCACCCCCATATATCATGCGTCAACGTTGTTTGCATTCCGTTCGTTCATGCTCGCAACCAGCTTTTCAAGCGCAATGACGCAATTTCTAAAGTTCTCGATGTTTTTTCTGCCACTAATGCTGATTTCGTCCATCGTATTCAAAACAGCAATCAAGATATCCACATCGTTATTCAATCTAATTGTTCCCCCTGATGTATCATGTCTTTTCTTCCAGAGCCGTAACTCGCTCCATAAGTTTTTTGATTTGGTACGTGTTCAGCGCAATAAATTCCGAGTAACGAAGATAGTATTGATCCGTATAATCAGAATGAACGTCTGTTGAGCCTGCACACTTAGAAACGCCAGCAAAATCACCGAGCGTCAGCCCATTACTTTTCAAAGCCGTTTCAACATCTTGTGCGGAGAACCCGATATGCGTACTTCCGTTCTCATCGCTCTTAAATTTAAAAGAGCTAGGAGCGAGAGCGTTATAAAACGCATCATACTTCGCAAGATTACTCGATACATTCGATGCCAAGCGCTTATCTGCAACCGTTCTGACAGGTTTGCTTACAGTTACTCCACTGCCTGCGACGGCCATATATTCTCCGTTAGATTTGATATATGCGCTTGCATTAGTAGCCATAAGATAACTGGATTTATCTTTGCTGTACATAACCGCACCATGCGTAGTCGCCACACCGTTGTTTCTATCATCGCAACAAAATCCACCATACTCGTCGGATTTATACAACACTGAATGCGCATCAATCGAACCAGCACCGGAGATGTTTACGCCTCCAGCAATAACTACATCGCCATTTTGCTCGACCAAGAATCTGCCATCATTTACTTTTAATCCGCACCCGATGACCCATGAGCCATTTTGTTGGTTCGCAATCAGATCGCCATCAAGAACGCCACTCATAGTGCCAATGAATTGACCCTCTTTTGCGTAAATAGTGCCATCCTTCTTAACCCAGAAGTTTGCTTTCTCCGGTTCTTTTGCACCAGCCCAAAATGCATACAAACTGTTTTGATTGCTACCTGAACCATTAAGGCCGACATAGTTCATATTGGAGCCAGCTTCCAAAAAGTCTTCTTCAATCGTGAAGCCACCAATGTGACCTGATTCAGCATCAACCTTACCACGGAAAAACGCGCTTCCATCGTTGATGTCCAAGAAGAAGTTCGCGTTCTTCGGCATACCCATATCATCATAAACAATGTCTCCGTCATCACCAATGAACGACGGGGTTACTTGTGTGCCATTCGTGGTAAACAAAAGATCAGTTCCCGCCATGATGCCGTAGTCAGAATCAAGGATCATTCGACCGCCATTATCCTTTTGCAGAATCATGGTGCTGTTATTTAGCCACACGCCGGTCGAATCCACCTTGAACTGCATCGTGCCAGTCGGCAAACCTTGCGCATCCACCTTCGGATTCTCAAGGATCATGTTGTTTCCAATGATAAGTTTACCAGCAAGCAACTCTGCATTGACACCCCACTGCTCACCAGTCTCCGGCGTTGCAAATCGCCCGATAGCAAGTTTTGCCGTCTGCCATTTGTCATCCGTCATGGCAATCATATTGTCCACGATGCGCAGTTGATATTTATCACTTCCGACCTCAATACCAGCTCCACTGATATTGACAGACTGATTCGACGCGCCAACAATACGATTCACAGAAGCGTCAAGCGTACCATTTATATAATTTGAAACCTCACTAGCCTGTCCCGCCGTGAGGTTATATAAATGCTTCGACGCATCGAAGCTGCGCGAAGCGCTATATGATGTTTGCAGAATGTCTTGTAGCGCCTGAGCGCCATTATGCTTTTGGAATTTCGTCGAGAACGTCAACGACAAAGACGATTTGTCATCAAAGTCCAAAGACACGCCAATGATGTTCGCCACGAGATGCCCTTCGCTACCAAGACTCAAATGAACACCCTTACCAAGTTCAAGCGCATTGCGAAACGGAGCAAACTCTTTAGCAAACAAGAAGTTACCGCTGCTCAGTGAGAACTCGTATACGGGATACGCAGAATCATTCAGCGAATCTGCCCCGAAATCATACAGTTCTTCGGCGATAACATATTGCTGATATTCACTTACGTTAACAGTAAAAAAAGACTGGCAATTTGCCGTCGTAATTGAAACCGAATGTCCTTTATGCTCTACGATTTCGTTCTCTGTAACGTCCACGACATCACTATTTAACTGTGAAAAATCGCCCGACATTGTAAGCATTCCGCTTGCGAAATCGTGTTTCCCATAAACAACGTCGCCAAGATACAGAGACAGCACAAACGTACTATCACTAGGAGTAACATCAATCGTACCTCGAATAATCGTCGCCGAAATCTGTACGCTTGCGATCTCCAACTTGCCGCCTGTCAGCGTATATAACTGCTTCGTATACGGTTGCGTCATATCCACTCGCGCAACATCACTCTCAGAAATTGCAATCGTGCCCGTAATGCTTTGAAACGCACCAGACGCTTTAGCGTCAATGTCTGTAGCAACAAACGTTTCTTCTGTCAGCGTCTCATCAATCAGATAAGGCCGAAGCGCGGACATTTCTTTCTCGGTGAAGCACTGCTCCATAGAAAGCGTTTTGCTGATAGTCGCAATCTCAGAAGCATAATTCTCAATATGAGTTTTTGTTTCCTTAATTTCTGCCTCGCAACTTGCGACATCTGCCTCTTTTGTAGCGATTTTCTTGTTCACATCGTCGAGTTGCGCTTGTTGCGATTGCTTTCCAGCGTCCGTAGTCTCAAGTGCCAACGCCTGAATAATCACATTCTGTTGCGCCTTCAGCGTATCCATTTCGCCGTTCAGTTCGGTCAATTCCGTCTCATACGCGATTTTCTGAGCAGTTTCAGAGGCACGCAACGCCACAAGACCGATATAGTAATGCTGGTTCGCCTTAATCTCCTTCTGCCACGACTTAACCTTATCAGACAGTTTAACTCCATCAATCTCAATATCCAAATCGCCGCGAGAAATGAAGTGATCGAGGTTAACAATGTAATCAGCGCCGGTAGGGTTTACCTCACGTATAGACATATCATCACTGCCATACACATGGAGCTTCGTCACAATATCATCCGACAGCTCGTCAACGCCAACCTCGCTCACGAGGTTTTCATAGCTGAGATAGATAGGTAGCGTGCCTCTGCTCGTATATGCGTCATATACATTAAGCGTTTTTTCATACGGGTCAACCACAATAGTACAACCGTATTTTTCAGGCACGTCATTGTAAATAAATGTCAAGCCGTCATTCTCGTACTCATCGAATGTGCGATACATCCCAATAAACTTCGGGTCAACATATCCGACGCGCCACGTTGGGTCAAGCTCAAGCACACGACCAAGCACCGTATCGTCAGGTGAAGCAGGATTCCAGAAGTTGTACGTTCCCTCTTCTAAGAAAATTCGCTTGCGCTCAAAAAGTTGCTCAATCGAATACGCAGTGACGTGTTTGATTTCCGACACACCATCGCCAGAGATTTTCGGCGACATGAGCACGTAAATGCCGTAGTGATCTGTATAGACCTCAGCATACCCGTTTAATTTCTTATAGACCGGGTTGACAACGCCGTCTACAAAATACGGGACATCAAATTCGAGTGTGCTCAGTTCCGCATATTTGATATCGAATTTGACATTGTAGGCGAACGGGATTGCGCCTTGCTTAATGCCGGACAACGTGCGCAACTGCAACATCGGCTGTTCGGGATAACCGGCTTTATCAAACTCTATCTTTGAATAGTTTAGATACAATCTTTCTCACCTACCCTTCTTGAAAATGGTGTTGCATATCACGCCCCCACGTTATAAAGGAAACGCCCTTGTATGCGAACATCTGCGTCGCCTGTTATAATCATTTCGTTATCTCCGCTGGCAAGCCCAACAAAATTAAAATTAAAATAATTATAAATATTGACGCTTCCGGTTCTTTCGGACATAATGCAATTTTCGTTATCGACGTCTATCGTCATAGCGTCGCCGGGAAGTCCAGATAATTCGAATTTTTTTCCAGTTGTCTTATTATCAATAGAAAATTCCGTGCATCCAGCATTCAGCGTAATCGTGATATGCGGCTTCATAAGTTCCCTACAACTGCCATCATTATAATAAATGATATTGGATGTGCCTCTTACAGTATAATTGTCATCAAAAGGCAATCCATAAGCATATGGACAATCACAAATCACAGTCGCCTTAAACGAATTCGCAAGCCCACGAATACTGATTGGCGTCAGTTCTTGAATCAAACACCGAAACTGTTTGTCATCGAGGTCTGGCTGGTCAATAGAGAGCCACTGATAATCCTGATGCCCGGTTAACCATTTAGACACTTCTTGACATTCATATTTGTCCAGTAAATGATCGCTACCAAAAATCAGCTCAAATTGAAGCGGCGTCTCATTATACTTGACGCCAAAATGAAGCGGTGTTATCCGGTTAGCAATGCGCTGTTCAACAATATTTGCTTTGTTGCCAAAACTCTCATCGGCCATTTTGTTGTTGCCGATATCGGCAACAAACAGCCCATACATACTTGCCGGATAACCCGCGAAAGAAAAATCGTAAGTCCTAAACATTCAATCATCCTTTCACTGGATTACGCAAACGGGAGCGCCATTCGGCGCTCCCGTTTCTTACTACCTTCTGACACCAAGAATCTTAGCAATCTGATTGACCTGATCCTCAGTAACCTTCTCGTGTTGCTCAACCGTATTCTGGTCGGCGTTCGTGATATTCGTATCTCCAAATACGATATTAACCGTCTGACTGTTATCGGTCGAAACATACTTTGTAGCAGCATTCGCGTCGTTCGAATACAGTTTTGACGTGCCGTTACCAGACAATTTTGACATCGCAGCCTGACCACGATTGATTCGCTGCACGGAAGCGGCAAGCCCCTTATAAAACCAACCGTTTTTTAACTTTTTACCAGAATCATTCTTGACAGTTTCGACTTCATCAAGTTCTCCGATTCCATTGTTGTACTTATACTTGTCGTATTTCTCGAACAGTTCTTCATCTGTCCCCTTTATACGCCAAGTGCCAGAGTTATCACGATAAACATATACCCCATGCTTCTCAAGTTCTTTTCCTAACCGGACACTATCATCAGCGAGCCTTTTACGCTCATCCTCATCAGCAGTATGCCATGCTTCTGCGTTTGCATTCATCTGCTTAACAATCGCATGAACCTTCTCTCCGTTGGTGTACTGATCGTCATACTCCGTTTTACCGATAGTAGTATTCGACCCATCGCCAGAAGAATCGTTCTTTTCGATGTCCTTATTCACTTGGTCAAGAGCATCAACATAGTTGCCATATTTCTTGACTGCCTCAAGCGCATTCTCCCATGCCTTTACGACTGTCTCATTCAGGTCGTTGCCGTACTCAGTGTTCCAGTTGATAAGTTCATCAAAAAGCGTGTCCCAATGTTCTTGGATATACTTTATTGCCATGTCGTACTTCTTCTGATACGACGAGATACTTTCCTCAAGCGTTTTGATTTCCTCGTCCTTTTCCTTGCCATACGCTTCGTTCATCTTGTCGAGTGCATCTTCCTGCGCCTCACGTGCATGGTCGGCTTGTTTCTCGGACATTTCGCTCTGAAGGTTTTGCATTTCCTCCATCAACTTTGCACGCTCTGCCTGTGCAGATCGGCTGTCATCCAACGACAAGATGTCGATACGAGCTTGGAGCTTCGCCATCTCTTTCATTTTGTCCGCAAGCTCTTTTTGATAATCATTCTCATTTTTAGAAGCCTCAAGGGATTCTTTCTTGAGATCAATTATCTCAGAGTAAGCGTCCTTCATGTCATTCAAAGAATCAATTTGGTCATTGATTTGCTGAGTGAGCATGGAGATGACGTAATCCAAAATGCTATCCAGCCCGTCCTTCATGTTGTTCAGGCTGTCCGACAAGGCATCCGACGATTTGCCGATGCTATCAACCGCACTGTCAGCAAGAGCACGAAGCGCGTTGATGTTTGCAAGAGCCGCCTTACGCTGTTCCTCTGTGAGGTCAAGCATACTAAGGTTCGCATACACCAATCCCCACGTCGCGTTCGTCGTTTCCTCGGTCGCATTCAGCAGCCGATTCATCGTCTCTACATCGTCGTTTTGCTTTGCGATTCTCAGCGATTCGACGTAAGTGAGCGCCGTCTCGACAGCCATCTGCTGCGTTCTCGCCGCAATGACTTTCTTGATACGTTCCTCGTTGATGACAAGGTTGCCGTTCTCGTCCATGAGATAAGCGACGTACTCCATACCAAGGTCGATAATGCTCTGCAAGGTGTCAATGGCAATGTACCCGCTCTTAGCGTACTCATCAGCCGCATTATGAAGCGTCTCGTACACTTCCTGAATGGAGTCAACGGCCTCAGACTTGTTCTTGACCATCGTCTCAAGGAGATTCTGAATTTCCTCACGAGCGTCTTTGATTTTCGTCTTGAGGTCTGCAAAATCATTCGCGCTATCCTGATTGGATTTGTTCAGGTCTTCGAGCGCCTTGATGTGCTCTTCTGTACTCTTGCGGAGGTCGTTCGTCGCCTCTTGCAACGTGTCAAACTCTCCGGCGCTGTCCGCAACAAGGTCGTTGACGTGTTCCATGTTCTCCACAAAGAACTCGTTCTTTTCTGCGTTATACTCAACCGCAAATCCCATGTTGCGCAGTTCCTCTGCACCGGATGCAAGCGTTTTCTTGCGCTGATTATTCAGATTGACAAGCGCATCCTGCTCACGCTCGTATGCTCCAATGAGCACCTGTTGCATGAGCAACTGCTCTTCGAGATTGTCTGAGAGATTGATTTTCTGCTGAATCTCATCAACCTTTGCCTGAGTACGAGCAAGACGTTCCAAAGCCTCACGATACTCGTCAATGCTGGCGATGTATTCCTCAACCTCTTTAGTGCTAGAGCTAGATCCTCCACCAGAACCACCTTTTGAGCCACCGCCACCACTAGAGTTGCCATAGCTACCAAGCGGTTTGTTCTTCAGAGATTCAAGAAGCGCAATCTGAGAATCAATTTGAGCAATCTGTTGCTGATATTTTGAAATATCAAGTTGCAAGTTTGAGGTAAAATCATCAAGCGACGTTTGGGTGGCCTTATAGGTGTAATTAGTCCCGTCAAAACTGCCACTCGTGAGGTTGAGATCAATCGACTTGCCAGATACAGCGCCTGTCGCTCCACCGACTACGGCGTCCATACCTCTTTCTTCGCCGCTGCCAATTCCAGCAAACGCCTTCGCAGCTTCATGGCATTGCTTTGCAAAAGATGCTACGCTCGACTTGCCAGACGCCATGTTCTGATAAATGGACTGCGCCGCGTTATAAGCAGCAGCGTTGAAATTCCCATTGACATCCGTACAAACTTCCATCGCCACACGGTCAAACTCTTCCGTGTTTTGAGCCATAGCAGCAGCCGCAAGACGCCATGCATCTGCTTCTTGTACTCCGTTGTCAATGAGTGCTTGCCGTTGTGTTACGTTGAACTAACAGTAACTTACTGCTTCACAGCGTCCCCGTTCGTCGTAACTACTTGGGTTTGTTTGACGCTCCACAGTCTAAAGGTGCAACGACACCTTGAGGTTGTAGCCCCTCTGCATTTTAGGCTACATACCTGCTTAGATTGATAGCGGCGTTGTAGTCGCGGTCTATCTCCGCGCCACACTCTGCACACACGTATACCCTGTCTCTGAGCCTCAAGTCGTGCTTAATCGCACCACAGCAAGAACAAGTCTTGCTGCTTGGATAAAACCTATCCACCTGAACAAACTCAATTCCGTTCCATTCGCACTTATACTGCATCTGTCTAATGAACTCCGCAAAACACTGCTCCTGAATTGCTTTGCTAAGATGACGATTTTTCATCATTCCAATTACATTCAGGTCTTCCATCACCACTCTTTTCGGGAGCAGTGACACAAGATCATGCGTCGTTTGGTGGATGTAGTTCGTGCGAATGTTGGTCATTCGTGCATACATCTTTTTGAGACGTTCTTCACTTCGCATTATGTTGTTCGTCTTGACAAACGTATTTCCTTTACGATTTTGCTCATACTTTCTGGAAATACTGCGCTTTAGATGCCGCATCTGTCTTTCAAGACGCTTCATCTTTGACGTTTTGTTGATATTGCGATATGTGATCTTCGTCCCATTAAATTCCGCTATTGCTAAGTCTTTTACTCCTAAATCTATACCCATTGAAATATCCGTCAGCACAGGCGCTTGGTTCTCGCTCTCCATACCGAAAGATAATATCCATTTGCCATTTACATTTGAAATTCGCGGATTCGTAAACTTGTTCCCTTTACCTTGCGGTAGGTCAAAATCTGTTTTGTATTTGACCATTCCAACTTTCGCTACATGAACCGTATTCCCGTTTTTGAAATACATATCATCTGCTCTTACAGGGTAATTCGGTTTATTATGCTTGCGGCTCTTGAATTTCGGAAAACGCGCAATCTTCTTGAAGAAACCTTTATACGCTTTATCAAGATCACGACAAACAACGCCTAAAGACGCATTCGACACTTCGCATAACCACTCATGCTCTCCGTCTTTCTTCAACGGCGTCAGAAGTTTTATCATATCAAATGCAGACAAATGCTTCTCGCCATTCGCGTATTGTTCTTCCTGATACGCAAGCATATAGTTCCAAATGTATCGGCAAGCTCCGATGTGTTTCCACATTAGAGCTTCTTGCTCTTTCGTCGGGTATAGTCTTATCTTGTAAGACTTAATCATCGTTGCACCTCCCTTCGTTAGTTATAAGGGAGATTCCTTATCGGTTCGCTACACCGCAACCGGCCGAAGCCGTCCAACGCTTTCACGTTGGCGCAGACTATATCTTCATCCGCAAGAAATCTCTTAATATCCAAAATATTAGGCATTTCGGATAAGTCTATCATATTACCTTCTTTTTCCTTCTTTGTCAAGAGGTAATTTGAGATTTCTTGATGGGATGCCCACCACTTCGGACGGCCTATCGCTTGCCGTCCTACTCCCTTCCGGGATAGTCGTTGAACCTTCCTCTTTTCGAGGCTTGGCTGCTGATTGCCCATTATTCTAGCGTTTAGGTTTTAACCTTGCGCCATGCAACCGCTTCTTTCTACTTTCGTCGCCATCACGCTTAGAGTTGTTCACTCTTACGTTGTGGCGCGGTTGCCTTTAGGGTGTCCCAGCATTTCAATGGGTTTCTATTTTTCGAACATATTCCTATGAACGTGACCTGCATTTACAAGCCACTATGTTTCCAGTATTGATACGATACTCAGCGACTTCCTTGGAAATTTGCCCCTCGCCATCGCCAACATTTTGTGCAATTTCGAGTTCGGCCTGAGCAAACGCCATTTGGCCTTCAAGAGATGCTTTCTTAGCCTGAAGGTCTGCAATCTCCGCATCAATGGCCGCATTAACCTGTTCTTGTTTGCCGCTGATAAACGCATCAACGACGCCCTGATTCAACGTCACCTGACCATCAGCGGATACGGTTGCATTCGCAAGAATCTCAGGATACGCCTCAGCAAACTCACGCGCCTTGTCGGCAGAAATTGTGAAGCTGTCCGCGACTGTATTCTGAATCGACGCGATTTGCTCAAGTACGCCAGAGCATGTGTCAAAAGTGCTTAGGATGCCAGACCACGGGCTTGGCATATTATTCAACAACCGGTTATTCTCAGCAATCGCCGCATTGTTCTTTGCGATTTCGGCTGTGTAGTCCGAAATCGCAAGAGTGCTGCGTTTATCATTGGCATTTTGCAGGTTATCAATATGCTTTTGAAGTTCATTATTGGATGCCTCAAGCGCAGCAGTTTCTTCTCTAATGGCATCTGCCTCAGCCTTATTCGCAGCATCAATAGACGTAGACGATGCCTCGCTCATCACATCCTTGACGGTGGACATGGCAGCGCTGAAGGAGTCAGTCGCGTTCGTTGCATTTTGAGCCGCATCGGCATATTGCGGGAAGGTCTGATTGGCCACTTCAGTCAGATATTGCTTATACTGATCTGACGCACCCGCCATGTTGTTGATAGACGCGATAAAGGAATCGAACGTCTCTTGAGAATTGACCGTCATTTCCTTGAGCATATCAGATATTTTAATGACAGCATCATTCTGCATCTGATTTGCAACCGCCGAATTATACTCATCAACGATACTTTGATAGAGATCAATTTTACTCTGGATGTCATTCAAGAGCTGAGAGTTCTCGTTCTCATCCGAGCTACGCCATTCATCCGAACTTAAAAGCGTATCTTGAATTTCTTTATAGATATCGACCATACCGGCCGCATCTTTGTTCATTGCCGCCCAGCTCACGTCAATCTTGTTGTTGACATCCAGTAGAGCGCTACCAGAATAACTAGCTTCTTTAAGTGCCTCATTCAGAGCCTTGCTATTTGCAAGCTCGATATCCGCTCCCATAGAATACGGATTGTCAATCGTTTTAGTGCCAGCGCCCTCAGTAAGAGCACCTTGATTGTACTTGTTTGTGGCACTTTCCACCTTCGTCTGAAGCGCATTTGCATTCTGTTTCGCCTGTTCAGCAGAGATATTTTTGAGCTTGGAAACCTCGTCATCTAACTTGCCATTCACAAGGTCAAGGTTGTTCGCTTGAGAGCCAACCAACTCTGTGATCTGGTCTTGGATGCTTCGGGCTTGCTCACGAGAGGACGAATCAAAATCACCGGCAGAAGCAAGTTTGCTGTACTGCGCAATAAGGTCGTTCAGTTGTTCACGCTGATCGTTCGCGGCACTAGCAACGTCATTGACCTTTTGCTCGTTTTCCTCAGCAGCCTGTTTTGCTTTTTCTTGAGCATTGCGAATCGCATTGATGCCAACAGAGGCAATCGTTGTGATGGCAGAAATGATTGCCATAGGACTGGTAATAAAATTCTTCGCAGCAGCCTTAACAGAAAGTGCCATATTGGCAGCCCACTCTTTAAGAGAGGCGGAATGACTTCTGGTAGCCAACTCAGCGGCCATTTGCTTCTGTTGTTGTTTCGACAGGGACTTTCCAAAATCAGACGCGGCAATCCTCGCTTCTATTTCGGCCTGAGCATATTTTTTGTCAGCCTCAATACCAAGTTGCTGGGCAATAGTAACCTTATCAAGGTTGTACTTCTTAGCGACAAAGGCCAACTTTTGCTCGTTTGTACTTCGCAACTCGTCAAGTTTTGCCTGAACATTATTGCGCTCCGCCTTTGTAAGTGCCGTTGTGCTTAACAACAATTCCTGTTGTTCCTTAGACAAGCCAGCCAAAGCAGCAGTATATTCATTTACCTTAGCCGTATCAACTTCATCAACAACAGCCGTCCCCCCAGAGACATTTGGCGTCTTATCCGCGTATTCGTTATTAAGAGCCTCTATTTGCGATTTCGCATTTTTTAATACTTTAAATGATGCCAATCATTACGATATAATGTCGACCAAACATTATATCGTTTCAAACTAATGTGCGAGTTGACAAATAAGAGAAAACATGGTAATCTTAATAACTAATACAAAAGGAAGTGAGACTATGGCATGGGAAGACGTCGTTAGCAATATCGGACGCCACTTAACAGGAGACGTGTGCCCACAATGCAAGCGTGCATGGGTTCCGGGGCACAAATGTCCATATTGTGGTTATTCCCCCAAGATTGTAACGTGCCCAAGATGTGCAGATATACGAACGCCGTCAATAGCAGAACGAAAAAAGCTCATATCTGATCCTAAGAAACTAACCTGCTTCGACAGATGTGAATGTGGTGTGCCATACATTGAATTAGATATGACCTGCGAAGAATACAACAAGCTATTTTATTCAAACTACAAGACAGAAACATGGTGGCCGAGTGGTTGGATCGCGTCTGCAAAAATTCTAGCAAAACACGCAGCCAACAGACACGTATTTGAAACAATATTTGACAAGTCACAACTAGACACCGAATCGGATTCGTATAAATACCATTATGCGCTAATGTACCCAGAATCCGAAGAAAGTATAGAATACTTCAAACAATACGGCGGAATCGAGAACTTCTACTTTCCTCAAGAACCCGAAACTACTTCACGTCCAAAACACGTACCCAAATGCCCCATCTGCGGCTCTGAAAATCTCACGCGACTGACCACGATGAAGAAGGCTGCAAAAATAGCGCTGGTGGGAATTTATGGACTTGGAGATTGTGGGAAGACGTGGAAATGCAATAATTGTGGCAGTAAGTTTTGATGACAAAGGCGAGGCCGTTTGGCCTCGCCTTTTTATTTGTGTTTTCTAAATGTTAATCGGAACTTCCATAGGCTTTCATCTTCGCGTTTTGAGCATTACCTGACAGCCTATCATAGTTTCTTTGGATGTCTGCCAATGTCCTAGCAGATTCTGCTTGCCGTTCCCTAACGGTTCGGAGTTGTTCATCAGTGACGTCCATATTGACAAAAATCTTATACCCACTACGAGTTTGCCCGACCTGAGAAACAACTTTCACAGCACGACTTTTGTTGCTTCCATTAGGCATTGATCGTGTCCGTCTTTTCATTGATACACCTCCTCTTTAATATCTGCAATCTCATACACAACACCGACCATACGCCGATACACCCCTGATATTTTTGCATATTCCTTTTGAAGTATTTCTGGCGAATCTATAACAGCGTCAAAATATGCGATAATTTCAATTAGCCCACTGATATTAGTATCTGTATTCATAATCGGGATTGCCATATACTGATTGTACAAGAATTGAGCGTGCCGACAAGACTCCTTATCTCTCGCTTTGAGATAGCTATTCTTATCAAGATTCGCCCAGCCTGTCCAGTGATAATACTTGAGCATTTCTTCCCATGTAGATAGGATGTAGCGCTTTGGTGCATCCGGCTGTTCTGATCCGTTTTTCTCGTTCTCTCTCAAACAATAAGAAAAATAGCAATCCCTAATACGAGGGTCTTCAATATACAACGGCCTTGATAATCCATATGCAAACAAAGGATTATCCAATAACCTAGATACAGCTCCATCTTGACTAGCACCGATTAGTTGTACAGTTTTGTTTACCTTGTCATACTCATAAAGATATACGGCGAAGCCTCTAGAACCATTAGAACGATGTTGACAACTGCTCACAATACCACTGGCACATACATTTGCAAGAGATTCAAGCGACGTGTCACCTTCTTTTACTTTGTCAAACATCGTCATTGCTGTCGACATGAAAAAATCATAATCCTCTCGCAAATGCTTTTCAGGCTCTTGTAACATCGCAGTTGCCTTATCATATACTAGTTGCAAAAACCAAAGAAAAACACCAATACAAATAACACAAACGGTTGCCATGCCGTTTATCCAAGACTGAGTTGACCTGCTGCTTAAATCCAACAACGAATACAGCAAAGACAACCCAATAGGAGAGATAAACATAAAAACCGCGACAAGATTAGAATACCTTTTAAATTTCCGTGAACAAGATTCAAGCCTCATCTCAGGCAGAATACTGGCATTCATTTTGCTAACGACTTTTCCTGCGAAAATATCGACCAGACTCATCCCAAAATCCCCCTCATTAAGTGTTACAATTACAATTTACAAGCCTTCCTATAATTTGTCAACACCATAATGGGATTTTTCGAGATTTTTGTTATTACATGCCGTCTTGTGTATTCATTATACCATTATTATGTTTGATTGGTCAACCACTTCAATTAACACAAAGCCCATACTATAAGCATATGTCATTAGCGACATAATTTGTATAGGCAGATTCGTCACCATTGCATTTCTGGACAATAAAAGTTCCCAATTTCTCGTTTTTAGACGTTTCCATTACACCGTCAGCATAGGAACTATATGTCCCCAACACAGCTTCATCTTTTATTGCAAGGAAAGAATCACCATACTCTTTAAATAAATCGGAATAATTAGTCAAGAACCACTTATATTCATTTTCTATCATACAACACCTAAACATTGCCACAAATCGCGTTCTTTTGCACGGATTCTATTTGGCATCCGCGCCTAGACGCAACGCCGATCTCAACCAACTTCTCGAATTCTGCCCATGCAGATTCATACCCGTCACAAACGCTTTTGTCAAACACGCTTGCATCATACGCATCGTTCAATACCACCAGTTACACCTATCCTTTATTTAGATGAGCCACCTGCGGCAACAGATGGCTCATCAGGCATTCAGAGAAATGTTGTTACCAGCAACGTCTCTCTGCCAGTTTGTGAGCCGTCTGTCCCAGCAGACGGCTCGTGCGTTTGTGAAGCAATGCTTCAGCGACTCACTATATCACTATTTTGGTCGACGGCGTGACCCGCCTGTAATTTTTACGCTTTCGCGCTGATTTGGAATACCCCTTCACGACTCATTGAGCCGTGCAGCCATTATACTCTCTGAACGTTCTCATGCGAACATGAGCTTCGCTGCGGATTCCTTTCGGTTCCCGGAGTGGAATTACAAAACCACCCGCCTTTCGGCCAATTTCGGCTGTTTTGCCAATGCTCCCTCACTTGCAACTCACGCTGCAAGCTCGTTCCGTGTCACCACCAGAGCATATGTGGGCACATCATGAGAACCCGTCATTTTGGGTCTACCCACAGAACGAATAAATTGAACACCAAGGACACCGGCAGATACCGTGCCAAGCGTTCCAAGGCTCTTCGTGATTGTCTGGATAATACCAGACATACCCGTCAAGAGGTCAATTACATTCTTAATCGTTCGCGTATCATAAAGATTCTGAGCGACACCAACCCAAGTTTCTTTCAGCGCATTCAACTTGAATACGATGGAGTCTTGGGCACGCTCCAACTCTTTTGACGCGCTGCCAGCAGAACCGGCCATAGCGTCCATAGCCTTTTCTGCTTGCTTAAAGTTCGAGATAATTGCAGCACCGACCTGAGCACGCTGCTTGCCAAATAGCTTTTCAAGCAACTTCGCTTGATTTTTATCGCTAATTTCATCCCAAATGTCAGCAATGTCTTTCAGAATTTCATATGGCGCACGATAAGTGTTGGGATCATCAACCTCAAACAAGCTGATGCCTTGCTTATTGTTGCTTGCGACCTTTGTCAGGTCTGCAATGTCACCACTGATAGTTTTAAGGTCATCTGAAAATGTCTCTGTTTCCTCATCATACCCTCGAATACGCATTGAAATCGTCTTCAGCGCGTTACCAACCTGAGATGCATCTCTCGTAATTTCCGTTGCAGCGGTTGCCAGTGCAACCGTTTGCTCGAACGTACTATTTGCCGCAGCCATTGCAGAAGACGATCTAGTCAGAGCCTCTACAATGTCGGCATTTGACACAGCAAAATTGTTGCCAACCTCGTTTATCTTAGAGATGATTCCATCAAGAGAATCGTCGGCATCCAATTCCTTAAACGCTTTCAGCATACTGACAAGGCCATCTGTGGCTTCAGTCAAATCCAAATCCTCAGATACCGCAGAGAAGATGGCCGAATTGCGAGACAACGTAGTCGCATCATCCAGCGAATAACCGAGTCTTGCCCAATCAGATGTCTGCTGAATAATGTCTTTAGTAGACGCTCCGAGTTCCTTTGCAGTTTGGTTCGCTGTATAATAGAAACTACGATACTGTTCTTCCGTCGCGTGCGTAGTCTTCTTGAGATCGATAAGCGCGTTGTCGAGTTCTTTGACAGCATCAAAGCCATCTCTAATGGTTTGCCACGTCTTAAAGATAATAGTCGTTGCGCCAATCCACTGAGAAACTTTGGAGAGATTGTTCTTGAGAACATCGCCGAACGACAACGTGTCTTTGCCAGCAGCTTTGACCTCAGCGCGGAATGTACTGAGTTGAGCTTTCCATTTTGAGAAATCAGCCTGACTGTTTACACGGCCAAGGCTGACTTTTAACTGGTTGAGTTGTTCGTTAAGACCGGGGTCGTTTTTAAGCGCGCTCCACTTTGTTTCAATTGTGATTAGGTCTTGCTTTGCTTTTGCAAGCCCAGACTCAAAACGAGAATCGGCAACATCAAGCCTCGACAATTTTTCAAGATGTGTTACCTCGGACGTGCAGTCCTCTAAAATTTGAAGAAGCTTTTCATAAGCAGCGACTTTATCTTGTCCATCGTTATCATTTACAGAAACGATTTGTTCTTTAAACTTCGCTATATTAGTAGCGAGACTCGTAGTCGGATTTGCAAGAGCTGAAAACCGTGCCTGAAGTTCTGCAACTTTTTGAGGCATTGACGCCATTTCGTTATTGATAATCGTAACAGCATCTTTTACTCTGCCTTCTGCAATAGCGAGTTCATAGTTTTGTTGGATAATCTTTTCGTTATGCTGTGATCGCGCTTTTGCAGCAGCAACGACTTCTGGCGCAAGATGAGCTTGAGTCGTGATTTCTTGCGTAATTTTTGCTTGCTCTGCTTTAACACGAGCCAGCTCCGTCGCCATAATCTGATACTCTTCAGTCCCACGACTCGTTCTGGTCATCTTCTTGCTTATTTGCGTAGCTCTGCCACGAGCTGAAAGCAAGGAATCGTATTTCTGAATAACGCCAGTGACCTGAGCATCAAAACTCTTGACCTCAGCACTCAGAGTGCTAAATTGATTAAGATATTTTGTCAATGCGGCTCCATCCGAAGCCCCACTCAGCTCGTTATGAAGCCTATCAATTCTGGATGCAAAATCTTGCGTCAAATTGCCCACATTTGCGAGTTTTGTTTTATAGGCATCTAACTTGGACAATTCCTCATCTCGAATCGTCACAACATCTTTCGTGCGTAACTTTGTCGGAGCGCGCTCTAATGTACGATACGCTTCACCAAGCGCTTTTGCATTGGCAATGAGTTCGACGATCTCTCTCTGTTGCTCTCCACTCAGTGCACCGCTTGCAGCTTTAAGTGCAGCAATTTTGTTATTGATTTCTGTAACCTTAGCACCAAACGATTCAAGTCTCGTCGGATCAACAATCGGTTTCTGCGAACTCTGGCCAGTGTAAGAAGCATTGATTTTATTTATCTCAATTTGCTGTTTTGAGAGAAAATTCAAGCGAGACTGGTTGTCTTTTTCGACCTGCTTGGCTAATGCCGCAGCAGACTTACGTTGTTGCTCCAAATTGAGCGTAACGTTTGTCATCGTTGTGCTGATTTCTTGTGTTTCCGCATCATACGTCTGCAAATAAGAAACAGCCTTACCAGTCTCATCTGTCCCCTGAATTGTTAACGCTAAAAGTTGGCGTTCACTATCAGCTACCTGTTTCCAACTACCACTAACTCTATCAATACGAATGCCCATCTTGTCGATTTGCTCGACCATGCTATTCGTAATTGACGAATCGACGTGCAGGCTACCAAGTTCCGTTTGCAATTTTGCAATCGACTCTTGGTCTATCCCCAACTTGACGCCGACTTTATTGGCGGCGACCTTTTGATTGATTTTTTGTACAAATGCACCTGCCTGCGCACTAACTGCACTATCGTCAAGCGCGATTCCGACTTTGATTTTGCTTGACTGATTTACTTTGTCGGAGATGCTTGGCAGTTGTGCTGCTATCCGTCTTGATGACGCTTCTTCATCTGCCTCAAGTACACTTGTTACGACAACTTCCAATTCATCGCTCATCGAATCACCACCTTATTAGAAAAATAAATCGTCCAATTTTTCATCAGAGTTGCCAGTTATTCTCGACTTGACACCTTGACGCTTTAGACCATTTTGCAGAGCCAAAACATGAGAGCCAACGTATCGAAGATGCCGAATCGTAGCCTCAGTAAATGGCCTTGGGTTCATATATGCTCCTTTAGACTGAAAATCATATTTATAGCCCCAACGGTTGTTATTGCCGTACTCAATTAGTTCCGGAAGACTTTTACCAACCGTAACCCGATCTCGATTAAGCGTGCCTCCCGGATTGGGATCAGTTATATTGATAACGCGTAACACACCATTCGTGGCCTTTCCGCCTTTCATTATGATGTTGCCTTTATCAGCAAGACCGCCCATGTCGCCACGTCGCTCGTACATGATAGGTCTATATGTATCGTAGACCTTTTCATTGATGGAGAATGCTTCTACATCTACGACAACCTGATATACCTCTCTGGAAAGCGCGGAGTCGATTTTGGGTTTTAATTGCTTGTTCGCATGAGCAAGCGCCTCTTTGATATTCGTAGCACCCACCACCAATCAAATTAAAAATACGGGAGCACCTTATGGTGCTCCCGTTGCAAGTCTGAATTTATTCGCCGCACTCAGACAGGCGGCGATCGTAAGCAAGTCGCACTCTTTTACGCCGCTGGCGACAGGCGGCAGTTGTTACTCGTTCTCTTCGGATTTATAGAGTCGAAGCATAGCATCCGCAACGCCTTCAGCATTCATGCCACGAGTCAGTTCTGCCAACTGCCCGGCATACGTAAGCAGTTCTTCCGTGTTCACGCTCTCCACCTTGTCAACAAGCGACTCTACGAAGCGGCGAACGCCGCTGACAATCGCAGACAAGTCTCCGGTCACACCGGAGTTGGCAAGATTACGAGCGCGACGATATTCCGCAGCATTGTCACAAAGGCCATACAGATACCCAATGAAGCCGCAAAAATCCTCAGTTGCCTCATCGTTTTCAAGAGCCAGCGCGTCATACAGCTCGTCCATCGCGTCAATATCAAGCAGTTTCTCGCCATCATCGTTGGCAGCACCACGAATCGGAATCGGCGGAACGTTGGTCATCATCTGAAGCACAGTCGCGTGGAACATCGGGTCGAAATACTCAGGCCGGAAATTGCCACTGTCATCAAAGCATCCGGCAAGAACGCGACTGATAAAAGCCGACTGCTCCGCGCAAGACAGGCTCGTTCGCACCTCAACATCAAACTCCGCACCGTCAAATTCGTAATGTACCTTGACAGACTTCTGCGGCTCTTTCGTTTTCATATACTTCCTCATCGTTTCAACAGAAAGTTTCTTCATATATTAAAATTACCTCAACAATAGTTAGTTTTTTTAATTCTTGTCGTACATCGCCGCAAAGTCAAAATCATCTGCGTGCTGGCTGACCCACCCGCGATAATTTTTCGTTAATTTGCAGACCGCAACACGTGAGTCACCATCGAACCAATCCATGTAACCGACAAACCCACTACGCTCAGGATTCGAGTAGAGGTCTATCTGACCGTCATGCCCAATGACGATAGTCTTGCAGTTGTCGTTAATTCGCGTCAGAACCTTTTTCAATTCGTCATAATAAAAGTTCTGCGACTCGTCGATGATAACCACCTTGTTTTCAAAGTTCACGCCGCGCAGAAATGTGTGCGTCACACACTCAATGTAAGCCATGCCGCATTTCTCGTTCTGACCACCATCCATGAATGCTGTATTCAGGTTAACCCCGATTTTATCAAGCGCCTGATAAAAAGGCTCGAAATACGGTTCAGACTTCTCTTCAATAGTACCTTTAAGATAGCCTTGTTTCTGCTCCTGCGTGGGCGCGGCAACGTACACGATGCCACTATACAAACTGTGCGCACAAAGCAGGTTCGCCGTAGCCGTAGCAATCAGCGTCTTACCAGAACCGCTTTTCGCATTGCAAAACACAATACGCTTACTTTCATCCCAGATAGCATCGCGGAACGCTTCCTGATCTTTATCCAGCTTCAGCCCGTAAAAAGGATGCTCATTAAGCGTAATCGGAGCCTCGCCGATATTCATAGTCGTATTCTTCTTCGCCATATCTACCTCAAATTAGGTCGATGTCTTCAATGATTTCATCCGCGACGTTGTAGCGAATCATCTCATCCGAGAACAAGAACCAATCACGACGATAATTACTGTCGTACAGATCGCCCGGAATACTCGTGTGCGTAATGATATAATCTCGAATACGCTTCTCAAGCCCTTTCGTGAACTCAAGGTTGTCCAACATCTTGCCTGTCGTACCGTAAATGCCAGACGAACCATCGTGAATCAGGCAACTCGTATTCTTGAAAATGTACCGCGTATCACCTGCCATCAGGAGCAGACCACCGGCACTATACGCCTTGCCAAGCGCAATCGTAATAACGGGCGTCTTAGACAGCTCAATCATGTCAACAACGTTCATGATGGTATTGAGATCGCCGCCATCTGAGTTAATGAAAATCTTAATGGGCTTGCGTTCATCAACCGACTTGCCTTTGTCCTCGATGTTCCACTTGCGAATACACATCGACACATCAATCATACTTTCGTCAACATCGTCATTCCAAAGAATTTCACGGTCTTTGAGGCGACGATAATATTCAAGCAGTCCGGGGTCTGGGAGCTGTTCTCCGAGAATGTTCTCTACATCGTCAAGACCCAACAGGTCAATGAAATCGGCGGATTTTTTCATAAAGTTTTCTCCTTGATTTTAATAGGAATGTTGTTTACTACATACCAGCCGATACAACACGCGTCGGCCAGATTGTCGTTCTCAGTCTCAATGCCAAACAAGTCGTTTACAGCCTGTATGGAAAGAACTTTAGACTGCTTCTTGTGCGTAGCACTTTCCAATTGCTTGACTTTGGCTTTGATCTCTTTCTCACTTCTGCCACGTGCCATGCAGTAGTTCTGCCACTGCGACGGTTGAACCAAATCATAAAGGTATTCATTTTTCTCTGCGAGATTGATGAGTACACCCTGCAACTGTGCGAGTCTCTTAAAGCCTTGTGCGTTTACACGCAACTGAATGTCCTCGTAGAAAACCGCATCAATTCCTTGCGTGTTCATGATATTTTCTATCAGTACCTCGATATTTCTAACCGCCTTCGGAAATGTATATTTTTTGTTGTCAAACGACCATGTGCCATGCCCAATCAGTTCTTTTGACTCGTAATTAAACATCGCCCATGCCCCATGACGCGCTTGGTCTACCGCCAAAATCTTTATCGTATTCACCACCAATCTGAAAGTTCAGAAAAAGGGAGGACATTCGTCCTCCCTTCCTTAACTTAATCCGTCTTTGCCTCAACATCATGAGCCGATTTATCATCAATGACACCAAGTTCAACGGTAGTGCGCATTTTCTTCGCCTTGTCAGCGTTATTTTTCTCGTAGATTTCGTCCAGCAGAATTTCTACAGTCGGTTCATACACACTCGTGTGCATAAAATCTACGCCGCGCTTGCGCAGTGCGCGGTACGCTTTCTTGGCATCACGATCATACTCGTATGTCATCAGCGTAGTGAAAATGTAGTAGTGGTCTGCGGTGTCAGTATGGACGCGCCAGCTACGCTGCTTCTCGCACGAGTAACACGTCTCGTAGACCGCGCCGCAGACCTTGCAACGTCTCTGCATAATTTGTTCTCCGATTACTTATTAAAGAGGACGTAGCACAGTTCCTCATCGTCAGAGCAGTAATCCTTCAGAGCGCTGAAGGAGAACGGGTGCGTGCCCTCAGTAGTCAGGTCGATAGAGAAGTTGTTATCAATCTTGGCCTTCGGGAACACGATGGAACCGGCACGCTTGACAGAAGCATTGCAGACATCGCAAGCAAGAATATCGACGATGTACTCAGCGGCCTCAGCATGATTCTCCGAGCCATCCGTGACCTTGATTGCATCTTCGGCCTCGTACTCATAAAGCACACCAATCTGAGTGCCTTCAAAAGCAGTGGGCAGCGTGATAACAGCCTCAGCGATAGAAGCCTTATCCGTGCCAGAGCCAACTTCGATGGTAGACTCAATGTTCTTGTCCGAAGTGATCTTGTAAACGACAGTCGGAGCAACCTTCGGCTTATGCGTCATGGTGGCCTTTCCGCCATCAACCTTCAGGATCTCAAAGGTCTTGCCAGTAACCTTGGCAGTGCTAGAGCCAACCTGCACCTCAGTGCCGAGCTGCGCGGCCATCATCGGCATCGACAGCAGAGAACCCTCGCCAGAGAAGTTCACACCCTTAGCGGTATCAAAACGAGCGATAAGCACGCCCTGAGCATCGGTCTTGTCAGTGGACTCGCCGGTGAACTCGATGGACGGACTCTCGATGCTGGTAAGCGTCCAGTCAACAAGGCCAGTCTCAAGATTGACCTGAGTCACACGACGCACTTTATCAATAACGAAGGTGTTCGCGTTGAACATAATATCTCATCCTTTCAAACACAAAATTAAGGAGAACTATTTCAGTTCTCCCATCCAGTTAAATTCTTCTTTTTTTATCTTTTTCACTTCTACACAGCCGCTATAAACGCCATGCATAAGATTGTCGTAGTTAACACGCTTTTGAATCCGTCGCACAGAGTCCATGAACGCACCAATCGGCAACGTCCAGACATCATCATGCCGGTACTTGAACTCAGCGCAATTCGTCAGCGATGAAATTAAAGGCAATAAAAAAGAACTGTACGGCTTCCTAGCCGCCAGTTCCCGTTCATCCTTTTCATCTTCTATCATTGCGTCTTTTGTGAAATCATCGTATCCGACATCGACGTTCTTTTCAAAGCAGTGCATTTTTCGCAGAGCATCCGTAATTAAAAAGTGGATCGCCCGGTCAATTACCACGCCATCTTTGTTCCTCAACACAATTTCTTTTGTATTCGGATTGATGGCTGGCACAAATGACGCCCAGTCCAAATCACCAAATAAGATGCTCATATTTGATTCACGAAACGCAATCGACAACTGCACGAACAACTCAAACTCATCAACAGCGTCCCAGTAGATACCTAGATTCTCATAAATCTCTACCTTATGGTCAGCGGGTGTGGAGCAAATCGTCCGGACAAGTCCGAAATACTCCTTTTCACCATAATCGCTGATTTCCCCAAGCGTCGGTTGATGAAGCGTTATCTTTGAGTTGATTTCGTAGTCGCCGCCACGAAAGATTTTAAGATCGTCCGTCACAGAAGTTCTGCCCTCCGGTTCATCTCATGAGTGGAGAAAGGAATCTCCCAGCCGTAATAGCCGTTGTTAAACTGCACCTCTTCCGCCACTCCGATTTTAATGCCGCCGTACCCAAACAGCGGCGTATCGCCGTTATTAAGAATCTGGTCGATTTCGTCTGCAAGCAAATCCGCCCGTGACCCTTGAAGAAGATCAATCTGGTCTTGGTTGCAAATGACATAGACGATAATCGCCACTTCTTTTACGACGTCCGTATCGGCATAAACCACGCGACTGCGCATCGTGATATAATTCCCATCCACAGTTGTCGTGTCCGGGATATAGAAGTGCGTCTTTACGAGCTTTGCCGCAGGACTCTTACTGCCCAGCTTAACATGGTCGAAATTTTCCACGTTATTGCCAGTATTGACAAGCAGGTCACACACCTTTTGATTTTTCAAAATCGCTTCACGCAATTTCTGCTTCTGCTGGATCATTGCATCAAAATGCGGCATCGCACGCACCTCCCTTACATATTCACAATATCAATCTTGATTTCTGCCTTGATGCTATGTGCCTCATTTGACACACGCACAACGACAGTCTCCCCCACATTTGCCTTATCAGGCTTAGCATCAAGAATGATTTTTCTGCCGAGCACGTCAAAGGACTCGATGGCATCCGTACCGGACACAAGCTCGACATTCAGCACGGAGATGTCTGCATCAACTCCGCCTGCATTTTTAAATACGATTTCAATGTTTTTGCTCTCGCCAACAGCAAGCAGATTATCCCCGTCACAATCGACAAGCAGAAGCGTATAAGCATCAGTGCCGCCAGACGAATCATCGCCTTGTTCTGCCTTTACAAAGTCAGCAACCATATTTTCTTTGCTGTCTGTAGCCTCATTGAATTGCGTCTCGATGACAGACCACTGAAGGATACCGTCATCCGCATATTCATCGCCGACAGCATAAGATGTCGCGTCTACCTGCGTCACACGGAACACGGTCGGATTTGCGCGATTTCTGTCCATGATAATTCTCAGTGACGTATCGCACAAAACCGTTTCCTCGTTCATGGGCACATACACAAGATGCTGCGCGTCACCAACCGTCATATTGGTCTTCGGACGTTCGCCCGTGCCGTACTGCGTAGAGTTCAAACAGTACACCGGGTAATCTACGATCTTGCCGGTCAGAGGCGACACAAAATGAATCGTGTATTTGCACTTCCAGAGAACCGCCTTCTCGTAAATGCGGTTGTTGTCAGGAAGTGAGTTTACCATCCACCATGCGCCATTTGCTTTGATGTACTGGCCGCAATGCAGTACACCAATGTTGCAGAGAATCTGCCGGACAAGCGTACTGCTCTGCGCATCACCGGTTACGTTCTGAATGATAGCGCGAACAGCTTTGGGCGTCTTCGCAACACTCTTATCGTATATCTCAACGTCGCTTCCGATAAAGGAATCGAGCACTTCATTGAAACCGTCTTGGCCGTATGCCCAAAATTCGTCGTCCTCATATCCGCTATTAAAAAGCGGCCGGATCATCTTGTACCAGCTCTTTGATTCTTCAGACATAGGCCACCTCAATGATAGGCAGGTGTTTTCTGACGGTGCAGAAGTGACTCGACACGAGAAATCTGATCGTCCAATTCCTGTTTGGTCACACGCTTTGTCGCATCCTGTCCAGTAAGCGTAACATCCTTGCCGTAGATACCATTGAGCGCCATGACTCGGCTGAGTTCGCGCTGAAGATACGAGACATACATCATCTGGGCGAGCGTTCTCACGACCAGCTTATCGACATTACCAGAAAACTCGCCAGTGTCAGGGTCGTAGCCAAGGTCAATGCCGACGTTGAGTTCATAGTCGGTCACTGCCGTCAAAAGCCACTCCCTTTCCAGCCCTTCCGGAATATCGAATTTTGTCTGCGGCATTGAATGGAACTGGACTTCCACATCTTCAAATTTCACCATCAACACCACGCCTTTCTAAGCGGAAATCTTACAGCGATGCGGTCGATGCCAGTTCTCGCAGAGCATCAACCTTCCACGCTGCCACGCTATCAGAACCAACTTCTTCCGCCAATGCAAGCAGTGTCTTTTTCTCGGCGTTTGTCTTCACAAGTTCGTTAAGCCGCGCCCGAAATTTTGCCTTTGTATTGATAGCAAGCAGACCCTTAACCGCCTCGGCGTCCAGTTGAACCGGATCCAGCGGCACACTTTCGTCAAGGCCAAAAAGCTCACGACGTTGCGCCTCATCGACAATCTGGATTCTTGCATGGTTGCCAAGACCGTCCTCGCCAGTGAACATTTTATTGTCCACCTGAATCTGGGACTGAACCTCATCAAAAGACAGCAGAGCAAAATTCTTTGCCTTGCGAGGAATCATAACAGAGCCGACGCCATCAATTCTCGAAAAATACAGCGGCCAATCGCAAAGATTATTCACGCGCACATTGTTTTTTGCCATTAAGAAATATCCACCTTAATATTAAATTTGCGCGGGGACTATTTGCCCCGCGCATTGAATGAACGGCCGTTAAACGGCCAAAAGATTAGAGGGTCGGAACCGCAAAGTTAGTGTCGGACAGGAGGCCAATCTGGTCTTCCATACCCTCAGCAACGCCAGCACCAATCTCGATGTCGAAGCGGGTAAGATGCTGACGGGTCACGATATCCTCGCCGGTCATCGTGGTCATACCGCCACGCTGGAAAATCTGAAGCGGGGACACATTGCCCTTCGGAATGAAGAACATAAGACCCTCCGGCATATACAGCTCGTAGGAACTCTTGTCCGCATTCAGCTTCGTCCAGTTGAGAGCGTTAGGCGTCTCAACAACAGCAGCGCCATTGTACATGGAGATAAGGCCAGTCTTGTTGATCTCATCGGTCAGAGCCTCAGAGCCAAAACGCACAGTCTTGGCATCGACTGTCTGGAAGCCAGCAAATCCGTTGAGCTGCGACACGACAGAGTAGTCGCCGCAGATAGCAACCTTGCCATAACGACGCATGACCTTCAGCATATCGTCAACAGCAGTCTTGGCAATACCGCTAGACTCAGCAAAGTGCTTCACGCCCTTGGCATTCTTCAGCGCGTCATACAGCTTGGCGATGACATAGTAAGTAGCCTTGTTCATCATATCAGTCTGCACCTGAGCCATACCCTCAGCAACAGAACCGTCAAAGTTGCCGGACTGAAGCTCACGATAGTCAACCGCAAAGCCACCAGAGATGCACTGGGTGGCAATCGGGTACTCACGGTAGTTCAGAGCCGCGAACGGCACATCGCCGCTAGAAGCCTGGAAGCGGCTATCAACGCTCTCGTAGTTATAGGTCTTCATATACGGAGCCTCGTTGAAGCCGATGCGCTTAAACGAACCCATGAAGTCGAACAGACGAATACGCTCAAGCAGCTTCGGCTCGATAGCAAAGCGAATAATCGCGTTCATCTCAGAGACGGCCACGGGATCGTTAGCCATCGCACGAGAGCTGATTTCCTTAATCTCATTCACAGCCTTGTCAACGAGTTTTCCGTCAACAGAGGGAGTCTTGCCAGAGGCAAGAGCAGAGAAAACCTCAACGATAGGAGAGGTCTTTTTCACACGGTCAGTGGCAACGTCAGTCACGTTGTTCACAGTATTGATTTCAAAAACACTGTTCATTATTTCATCCTCCAATCAATTTAGTTCCGCTTAGGCGACGCGGATGACCGCGAGGACGCCAGCGCCACGATACGCAGTCAGGCCGATAATCTCAAAGTAGACCTTGTAGCCGTCAACAGAAGTAGCCTTTTCCAGCTTGCCGCCGACACCAAACACGAGCTTGTCAGCCACGGCCAGCTCAGAATACTCGGTCGTAATCTCAGGAGCCGCGAACTCAATCTCAAGGTTGGCAACCGAGGTCAGGTCATCAGCACGGACATACTCATCCTTGAGCACGGCAACAGAATCCTCAAAGCTGTGTGCTTCGGGACGATCATTGATGTTGGAAACGATACGGAAGCAACCCTTCGCCTCGTCGGCGTTCGCCGGGAGCTTCGCGCTCTTCGCAACGCGGTCAAGAATAACGCCCATGCCGACAGCCATGTCAGCAGCGGCCTTGCAATACGGGACGTTCTGCACGCCCTTAAAAGCGCCAATAGTCTTGTATTTCATGGTAAATTCCTCCTATTTTTAATTAAAAGACAGAAGCGTCTTCGGACTCGTCAGAGCCATTAGAATCTTCGACGATAGAAAAAACGTCGATCTGAGAATTGATTTCATTCACTTTCTGCTCACGAGACTTACGAACCATCTCCATGCAAATCTTGCCGATGATGCTGTTAATCTCGATGCTTGCCGGGTCAGCCTGATAAGCCTCAATTTCGGCCTTAGCAATCTCACGCTGCTCGGCGGTATACGGTTCAAGAGCGGAGTTCAGCTCATTCAGCGCCTTCTCCTTCTCCATCGCTTCGATTTTCGCGTTGGCCTCAGCAAGACCAGCCTCCTGAGCCGCACGAGCTGCCTCAGCAGTAGTGAAGTCAGCGTGCAGACGCTCAATCTCCGCGTCCTTCTCTGCAATGTCGGCTCTCAGTTGGTCAATTTCAGCCTGTTTCTCCTGAACCTTGGCAATATACTCGTCCCACTTAGAGTTGGACTCGACAACGGCAGAATTGATGATCTCGGTCAGTTCATTCTTCATGTTCTCATCCATTTGTTCTCGTTCTCCCTCCTTGCTTGTTTGTTTGCTATTTAACTCCATGATGATTGCCGAATCATCAGCCGGTTTAATACCAAGGATGGCGTAGCCGCTGTAATCGTAAAACTGCGGCACACGCCCTTTCTCCTTCCAGCCATCGGAGTAAATAATGTGATTATCATTTTCAGGCTTACCAACAATTTCGACAGAACCCTTTACGACAGATTCCTTCATGCTGTTTCTAAGCCATTCAACGAATTTAGGATAACGCATCTCATCCAGCGTACCCTCTGCAATTAAAACGCGCTTCGTTTCACCGTCAATTTCAATGTCATCGATATAAGAGCTATCAAAGTGCCCAACCATCGTCGCATCTTCAAAAAGCGGCAAATTATCTTTGATGTCAGTCAGGCCGTGCCCATACGGTGCGTCCCTATCCTCTGTCAAAAACTCTGCCACAATAGACATACCATTGATAGACTCCATGTTATCCTTGACGTATTCTTCATTCCACGAGATGCCATTATGCTGATAATGCGAGGCGTCCGGGTGAATCTCATGAAGCACAACTTTAATCGGTCTGCGCCCACTAATCGTCTGCTGATTGGCAACCTCATAAATGGGCGTCATCCTTTCCAACACATCCTGCAAATTCCCTCACCCCCTCACTTAGCTTGATGGTGACGGGCTTGCATTCCCGTTGTTGGCTTGTGTAGACGCACTGCTCGGATTCGTAGCCGGTTCTCCATCAGAGCCGTCCACATCATGATCGGGCGCGTCTTTCCCCGTGACTGTAAACGACGTCTTGTGCACCGGGTACTTGTTTTCAAAGTCTTCCGCCAGCTCAAAGTCCATAAGCGACAGATAATCGTCCGCGTTCATGCCGATGGACGCAATCCACGCTTGCAAGCTGCCCTTGCCTCTCGAATACAGATCGGCAAGATTCTTTACCATCTTGTCACGGTTAATAAAAGTAACGGGCAAGACGCGGAACTCAATGTTGTACGTCTTGTCCTGAATAATATTGTAGTTAATACACTTGTTAAGCTCTTCAACGATGGCTTCAATCCACGTGTACACATTCGTTGCAACGATTTCCATGTTCAGCGTCGCAGTCGCATAGTTACCACTTGAACTACCGTTCAGCGCCGCCGCAGAGAAACCAATGTCCTCGTTCACGTCCTCTTTAATTGCATTCTCATTCTCTTCATCAAGCAGAGAAATATCGACAGGAAGTCTGTCCATCTTTGTACCGGATGCCAGCGAGAAGAACGAAACCCCTGTGCCATTCGCACGCTGCGTAAGCGCCTGTTTTACCGTGTCGTGCTGCGCCTGCTGTTGCGCCTGCGTTAGAGCAGATGTGCCCTTGTCCTTGCCTTCGGGGAACGTCTCATAGTAAATCTGATTGTTCACAGTGTCGAGCACGCGACGTTTGGTATCAACAAAATATTTAGCGTAATCTATATCATCAAGTGCAGCCACTGCAAACGGAACACCATACGGGTCGCTCTGCTCACTCTTGATTTTGGTTGCGATCGTCTTGCGCCAGTCAAGACGCACCCAACACGCACCATTAGTAAATTCATGAGCAGTATACTTTTGATACGCATCACGAATCTGTTTCGGGAAGGCTTGCAGTTTCCGCTTACGAGTGTCCTCGTCGGTTATTTCATCAAAATACCGGAGATCAAACGCTAACTCATAACAATTATTGCGGCGACCAACGATTCGCGTATATTCAATCGGTAAAGGAATTACCGTTGCATTGACACCAGTTGCATTGATTTCTGTGATGTTGCTCACATCAACATCACTCAGCATAGAACTTTGCACGGGATTCGCAGTCTTTGTCTCCATATACGCGACATACATACCGTCTTTCGCATCACGAAAAATCGCATCACGAATTACTTCTTTGTATCGCAGCGAACGCAAAATGCTATTCATCTTATCCGCCTGCGCTTTATAGCCGTTTCTTTTTGCACCATGCTTTTTCGGCCTCGCAACCACGACATAATCAAGTGAATGGAGGCTTGCTAGGCTGTCAATCGCCGTTGTGACCGTGCCATTTGAGTAGTACGCCCACTGCGACCACTGGCGAAGTTCCTTGATGTTATGTTGCGGGTCTTTCGCCATGCGCAGAACATCGTCCGTAGAATACGGTGCTGATTTACGCCGGTTGTATCCAACCATCATCAGATAGGCGGAGCCGATTTCTGTATTCCAGTTGTTGCCGTCAGCCGGTAACTGAATGCTCTGCTGTTCGCTTACGTCCTGCACAGCCTTTTCCGGTTCAGAGTCAAGGCCAAAAAGCCTTGCCCAAAAACTGTTTGCCAAAAGCATTTCACCCCCATTCTTTAGTTAACAAGTGTCAAAAATTCATAATCCGAGTTGTCTGCGAACAGATCCTTTTCCAACAACTCAGCAAAGTAATTACCATACGACAAGGACGTATATCTATCCTTGCACATACCAGAGCGTTCCTCTATTTTGATGGCATTCGTCTGCCCCATCAGCGTATACTCAAGCGCAATCATCTCATTGATAAGAGCGCTGGTTTCAAGATAAGGACGCTCATAAAAAAGCTGCGTATCCACATCCGCAGTCGCATATTCAGGCACATATCTCTGGATTTCTTCAATGCCCTCCTGCTGGTTAATAAGCAGCTCACACATCTTATTCTGCAATGTTGTTCTCATACAAACAGCAATTTCGCTGTTCATCTTCAAACTCGCCTTGATTGAGAAGAGCACCGGGCGCTGTCCGGCAATGACACAACGTGCAGCCAAGTCCTTGTCGTTCATGCACGTCCACGGCGGATACTCAACATTGCGCTCTTCATCATAAAGCACCTTGGCAAGAGAGTCGTATATACTTACCATTTGTTATCCCGTTGGCTTTTTATCCCACGGCTCTACCGGTTGACTTCCCAATAGATCAGCATACCTTTTTGCCATGACTCAAGATGAGTTTTAGGCAGCGCGAACTCGTGCAGACGTTATATTCCGACAAGTCGGGTTCAGTCTGTATGCGTTGCGTGTGACTATGGCGTTACCCATAGCCTTCCACTCGGATTGGCCTCTCAGCTTCCCCGCTTTCTTTCGCGCTTTGTCAACACGCGTTTCCGTGTGAAGGGGCATAAGTATACCCGCATTTCTGGTATCAAGCACGCAGTAATCTGCATCAAAGTCCGTAAACAACTGTTTGATTCTGATTGCCTGCTTGCTCGTTTCAAACTCTGTCTGTGCTTCAAGATAAACGACTTGACGGCGATACCCTTGCTTGACAGCAACATGGTCGCCGCTTACGTCAGACGATTTATACTCTTTGCTCTCAGGCAAAAGCCTGATGCACGTAAAAATAGAGTTGTCGTTGCCACTACCGCCCTCTGGGGCAATATCGCACGAAACAACTCTGACCTCTCCCTCTTGCTTCGGGAGAATATATTTGTTTTTGACTCTGCTTGCTACATCCACATTCCGGCGCGGATAAAACGGTCGTTTCAAGACGCGATTCTTATTCAGCATCTCATATGTGAAATACGCGTTCGTGTTCTCTGCAATCATGGAGTTTTCATACTCGATTTGCCACGAAACCGTATCTAGCTTCTTCCGTTCTCTGATTAAGAAGTTTCGCGTTTTAATTGTGTGCTTTAAAGCAATCGAGTAATCCATGCCAACTACAATGGCATCATCATTGGTTATCATACTCTTTGTGAAGAGCTTGATTAACCCCCACATCCAGTGACTTCGATACCATGCAGAGCTGATATAGATTTCTTTTGGCTCTTCCACAAGAGAAGCGTAATCGCTGTGCTTCTGGATAAACGGGACTTGACGAATGACAAGAAACGGAGAGAGAACGCGGTCAATGACCTCTTTATCAATGACACGGAACTCTTCGTAAATATTGACCGTAGCACGACGGCCACGAGCATTATCATTCGCTGTGACAACCGACACAGAAGACCCGTTTTTGAACGTGACTTCAATGTCATTCTGGCTGTCTTTAATTACGTCTATCTCTTCTTGTAGCAATGGGGAATTTGGAAGAATCTCTTTTCTGATTTTTTCAGAAACGATTAGTTTGGCCTGTCCCTTTGTGCCAGATGCAACGACTACCTTTGTGCCAGGACGCAGAATAGCTTCTTTGCACGCCCATACTGCAATCAAAAATGACTTTGCCGCAGAGCGAGCAGCCACGATACAAATGCTCGGATAATAGTCCATCAACATCAAAATAATGTGCTGATAGAGATGCAACGTAATTCCAAAATAATATTCAACAAATCTGCCGGGATTCCGCCGCCAAAACGTCATCCACAGAAGCACTTTCTTTACATGGTTTTGGTCGCCAAGATAGCTGTTCTGCGAGAAATTTTCATGCAGATGCTTTTGGCGATCATCCATAAGTTTTTCATAGTCGAGAGGTTTTTGCTTATCCGCCACAAAATCACCCCTCAGTCTCAGACAGGTTGAACTCCTTGTCCAGTTCCTTAGAGCCAGTCAGCAGATTCTTCAACGGACGCTTCATAAAGCGTTCAATATACTCTTTAAGGTAATCGAAATCTTTATAAAGTTTCTTGTCCTTATAAAATTCAGCAGGAGTAAATTGCTCAATATCTCGATATAGGACACCGAGCGGTTTTAATTCCATTTCAGCTTCAACCTTGCGCTTGCGGTCTTCAATCTCCGTAGTCGCAGCCTCAATCAACTGCTTGTACGAGTTTGCAAGAGCACCAACACCACCGGCGTCAGAGCGCGTTGCTTTTTGCAGGTTCAACTTCATATAGCAGATCGTCACATAAAGTTCCTCTTGACGTTTATCTTCAGGCTCACCATATTTCGTTACCCAACTGTCGTACTCGTCCTGCAAAGCCTGATACTCACCCTCTTTAAAGCCAGTACCAAACCGCTTTACAGTCTCAACAGGGACTTCAATATCTTCGTTCTGCTCTACCTCTTCTACGGTTTCAGCATTCTCGACGTCAGCTTCCCACTGACGCACAAGTGTGTCTGAATATGTTGTTGCACCACTCGCCGCACGCAAATTCAAGCGAGACACATACACACTGACTCGATTTCGCGGTTTGCCCTCTGAGCGATTGCTGATTTTGCGCGACATCGCCCAAATGTCTTTGTCAAAGTACATATCTGTTATCTGACAGATCCGTTCCGCCGCAGCATCCTCATCTCCATCATAAAACTTGACATATTGCTCATACAATTCCGCAATACAGTTTCTACAAATAGACAGATACCCGTTGTTCCCCTTATAAATAGGAGACTTTGACGCAGAAAAGTTCGTCTCTTGCTTCTTGTATTTGTGGCCGCAGCAAGTACACCGGTATACATCGTCGCTTTCCACAATCGGTTCAATCTCAACCGGCTTTGCACTCTTTACGACCTTCTTTTTCGCCGTCGTTGCCTTTTTCGGCCTTTTGGCAGGAGCTTTCAAATTCTTATATGCCACGCCCACACCACCTTTCGTTTCGAAAATACAAAAAGACCCAGCCTGTTACGGCTGGGTCAAACTCTCTTATTTCATGGCATTACGCCCAATCGTCCGCTTGGGACATTACAATACCCCATTCTTCGTCCTTCATGACTGCATCTCCTTTCTCCGCATCATATCTTTGATGACCACGTCAATCTCTTGTGCCACTTTCACGAAATCGTCCTCGTCGTATCCCTTCGTTGTCATTGCCGCAGTGCCAATTCTTACGCCAGACGTCTGCATCGGTGAACGAGTCTCATTCGGGATGCAATTCTTGTTTAGTGTAATTCCGTGCAGGTCAAGTTCATCCTGGACTTCTTTCCCTGTCAGTCCAGTTTCAGTCAGGTCAAGCAGAAACAGATGGTTGTCCGTACCACCCGTCACGACATTATAGCCGAGCCGAATAAACTCATCACACATCGCCTTGCAGTTGCGAACCACACGATGAATATATTCTTTGTACTCATCAGTACATGCCTCTTCGGCGGCGACAGCCTTACCAGCAATGACGTGCTGAAGCGCGCCGCCCTGACAGCACGGAAATACAGCACTGTCCACTTTCTTTGCAAGCTCAGGACGGCAGAAAATCATGCCACCGCGCGGGCCGCGCAACGTTTTATGCGTTGTTGTCGTGATAATATCGGCAAGACCAAACGGGGACGGATGATCGCCAGCAACAATGAGTCCTGCAATATGTGCCATATCCACCATGAAATACGGCTTATACTCGTCAGTCGAGTTTGCCTTAATAATATTATAGATGCGCTCGAAATCAATGATTCGACTATAAGCAGATGCACCAGCAAGAACGAGAGCCGGATGGCACTCTTTGATTTTGCGGTCAATATCGTCGTAGTCGATAAAGCCATCTGCATCCACGTTTTGACACTCCCCATGATTAAAGTCAGAGGATTCTCGTTTCATTGATCTTTGCCTATTACTAGGACTTACATGATCTCCACGAGCGTAAATTCGGGCGTGTCCCGCCCTACTGTTATAGCTTATATCCCCATAGCTAGAGCTAGTGGTTTTACGATATACATTATAAAACACAGTATTAAACAACTTGCCGCTGAAATTTACACCAGATCCGTGCGTAAGATGTCCACCGTTATCAAGACTCATAGCAAGAATCGTGTCGCCCGGTTTCAATACGCTAAAGTAAGCGGCCATGTTAGCCTGAGAACCAGAATGAGGTTGTACATTAACATGATAATCAGTGTTGAACGCCTCACGCCACTTGTCGCAGCAATACTCTTCCAGCTCGTCAACATACTGACAGCCGCCATAGTAACGCCCCTTGTTTCCTGACGTTCTCATGGCCGGATAGCCCTCCGAATACTTGTTTGTCAGACACGAGCCGACAGCTCGCATGACGTTTTCGGATACAAAATTCTCACTTGCAATCAGTTCGCAAGTGGTTCCCTGACGATGCTTTTCCTTCTCAATGATTTCGAAGACCTTAGACTCCAACAAACAGTTCCCCTTTATATGATTTATTATTTCTTTGGCGGAGATTGACGCTCCAAATGTCTAACATGGTATTCTCGCTTCTTTGATCTTTGCCTATCACTAGGTCTTACATGATCTCCACGAGCTTAAATTCGGGCGCGTCTCGCCCTACTATACGGTCATGCCAACAGGCGCAATCCTTCATTCAAAATATTTCTTGCGGCGTTCACGTCCCTATCGTGACGTGCGCCGCAGACAGGACACGTCCAATTGCGCACGGCCAAGTCTTTTGTTCCTGCCCACTGCGTTCCGCAGCAGGAACAAAGCTGACTTGAAGGATAAAAACGGTCGATTGCCACGACTTTCTTGCCGTACCAGTCCGCTTTGTACTGCAACTGTCTACGAAACTCTCCCCAACCTGCATCCAAAACGGATTTCGCTAATTTGTGATTCCGTACCATGTTTTTAGGTGTTAAATCCTCGATGCAAATCACATCGTTTTCTCGGATAAGCTGAGTGGACAGCTTTTGCATTGCATCTTGTCTCTGATTTGCTACGTGTTCGTGCGCTCTTGCGACCTTGATTCTAGCTTTATTCCAGCGGTTGCTCCCCTTTGTTTTTCGGGAGAGTCGCCGTTGTAATTTGGCTAGTTTCTTCTCAGACTTCGCAAGATACTTGTGATTCAGATACTCAACACCATCCGATGTTACTGCAAAAGATTTAATGCCCATATCTAACCCAACGGTTGCGCCGGTCTTAGGAAGCTGCTCCATTTCTACGTCTGTACAACAAATTGCCACAAAGTATTTACCGCTAGGATTCTGACTAACTGTCGCAGAAAGAATCCGGCCTTTGACTTGCTTTGAGACGCGGCACTTAACTTTGCCTAGTTTCGGAAGCTGAACGGATTTATCAAAAACCTTAATGTTCGTTCCAACGCATTTGCTCTTATAACTCTGTTTGTGGTTATGCTTGCTCTTAAACTTTGGGAATCCCGGTTTTTCTCCATTCTTTACTCTACGGAAGAAGTTTTGGTAGGATATGTCCAAATCTTTAATAGACGATTGCAATGCGGTTGCATCGACTTCTTTGAGTCATGTCGTTTCTTCTTGCCTTTTTAGGCTAGTTAAGTCCTTATCTTGTGCAAATCGTGTAGGCGATTTCCCGGTCGCTTTATACATTTCAATTCGTTCGGCAAGATAATGATTAAACACAAACCGAGCACAACCAAATGTGCGTCGAATTAAATCCTCTTGTTCTTTATTCGGATACAATCTGAATTTATAACTATATTCCATCATATCTCACCTCCTATGTTGTGGTGCCGGAGGCCGGACTCGAACCGGCACGCCTTGCGGCACTTGATTTTGAGTCAAGCACGTCTACCAATTCCATCACACCGGCAAGATTTGGCGATCAGCAACGCATTGAGCTTACGCAACTAATCGCCCACCATACGCGATTGAAAACGGGACTTATTGCTGTGCTCATCTCAGCAATGGGATCCCCAAAAGCAGCACGATTTCGCCACTTTTAACACACCACAGCCAATGATACGCATGGCAAAGCCAGAGGCTTGAGCTGTGCGGCCAAACGGCCATTGAAACTGGCAACCGGACTCGAACCGAAATCCTTCTGCCCGTAAGCAGACGCTCTCCAACTGAGCTATACCAGCGGATCCCCTCGTCTTTCCGAAGCGCCAATCGGGCTTTGTTAGGTGGCGTGCGCACGCGCCCGATACCCACATTTGCATAACGTGGCTTGAATCAAACAAGCATCTACCTCGTATTGTGAGGGCGTTTTACCATTAAACTACACGATGACGAAGCCGTTTTTAACTCCGACGAGAACGGCAAACTCGCCAAGCACTCACCTTCATCCTCATGGGAGCCGCACCCAGTGTGCTCGTAGTGCGCGGTATTGACTGCTACGTTGTGAGACACAACCTCACAGTATGGTGGGCTTTAAGGGACTCGAACCCATGCCCCGCTGATTATGAGTCAGCCGCTCTAACCATCTGAGCTAAAAACCCTTGTGGCTGGGACGGCGGGATTCGAACCCACAATATCAGAGTCAAAGTCTGATGTGTTGCCATTACACCACATCCCAGTATCGCAAAATATATTATGCATTTCGGATAACTCGCATATTTAATATACCACGAGAATCACGACGTGTCAACAACTTTTTATGCATTTTGGATATTTCCAAACATATACTTCACGACAGCACAATGCCTTTCGGCGTCAAAAATTTCAAGCCCATAGCCTTTCTCATTCCGCGACGTTGAGCTTTCACCGGCAGTTCGCAAACTCCGGCGGGCATATTTTATTTACTTTTCAGATTCCGACTCAGGCTCTTTGCAATACATATGCTCGACCTTCTTGCCAGTCTTCACAGATTCCTTCAACAGATCGCCAGGCGTAAACGTGATGACCGGGTAATCGTCATACGGCATAGGCAGAAGCGTTTTAGGGTCAGTACCCATACGCCCCTTATGCATTTTCACATCAAAGGCTCCAAAGCCCCTAATGACAACACGTTCTCTCTTAATAATGGCATCAGAAATGATCTCAAAAATATCGTCAATGACGTATCGGCTTTGAGATTTTCGATAGCCAAGATCATAGAGTTTATTTACAATATCAATTTTCTTAATTTTAGTTCAACCTTTCAATTTAATTTGATTTGATACATCGCATCTTTGCCGTCGCGTTCATTAAACACGAGCATCAACTGTCCCGGAGCAGAATACAGACGTTTATTGTTGGCGTATTCATCAACGCCGCAAAGACTAGGCACGATCATTGAGTCAATGCCAAGCTCCTCAAATTCTTCGATGTGATGTTTATCGGCAAGGAGTACATAGTCAATCCCGCTGCCATACTTCTTCATAAACAGCGTATTGAGTTTACGGCCAGCATCACGCACAGAATCAAGGTCGCCATGCGTCGCGCAAACCTTGTAGCCGCAGACGTCAAAGTATAGAAACTCATAATACTCCGCAGACGGGAATACAATGTCCATTCTGTCTTTAAGGCGTTGCTGAAGCCACCACGGGATCAGCCGTTCCATGTTGTCAGCATGGATACTATCTTTCTTATCCTGTACCGTGCGGAGGTGATTACCATATGTCGCATGGACAACCGTCTCATCAACACAATCCGCAAGACGAGAAATCGCCTGCGCCATAATCTCAGATACCTGCATGACCTGATCGCACACAAGTTCCTCGGACGCAACGCGGCAAGATGTATGAATCGCTCCATGAGCTGCGTCGCCAAGGAGCACGACGTGCAACCGTTTGCATTCGTGCAGGAGCAAACGATTCATTACCTTAGATACGAACTTTTCAACTCGCTCACGGCAAACATCTGTGTCATAGTGATTCCAAATGTTGTCCGCCACAAGACCGTAATGCCAATCAGCAAACACAACAATAGCTTCGTTATCACCGCAACAAATAAATTCTTTCTGCTCGACAAGAGGTTGCAATTCATTCAAACGATTCGCCGCATCCACAAGTTGGTCTTCAAGGTGCTCTTCCCTACCGAGCTTATCCACGAGCTTATTAAACTCACGGCGCTGGTCAAAGAGCTTCTTTGCCTCTTTGCGCATCTGACCGATTTTCACATCAATCTCATCAGCGTAATTGCCGCCATCTGTAACCTGCTCACAGGCGTATTTCTTTTTGAAATACTGCATGACAGCGTAACCGGAATACGGAGTCGTGGACGCAGCCTTGCGCAGACTGTCTCTGTGAATATTGAGGTCAAGCGCCTCAACGATGTCTTGCCAGTCGAGATCATCGGGCGATTCCTCAACCTTAATAGAAATCAGCCTCAGCCCATACTCATAATCGTTTTCATTTTCATGCTTTGCATATTTCGGGTTCACACGCGCACCACCCATCAACGCCGCTTGGCGGTATGCGTCTCAATCACTCTCGACTGTCGATACGCTCTCAGCGCTCGCATAAGTCTAGGTTCTTCGACGCAATAATAGTGGCCGCGCTTCGAGTCCTGTTTCATCGTGCGCGGATACGTCTTGTGCGGGAACTGCTTCATCAGTGCCATTTTCTCATCCTTAGTGATAGGAACCAAAAATCAATCATCCTTTAACAACAAAAATAGGATGGAGAATTTCTTCCCCATCCTATATGACCACAAATTGACCAATCTAAAAAACCTAGTGTTTTCAACGGTTTCTGCAATTAGCCAAAATTCGAAATCTTGCGAAATCGCAAATTTTTGTGCATTTTTAACGAAAATTCACGCTGTTTTTGTTGATAACAGAGGGACTTTACGATACCTGCGACCGTAGATTTCAATGGTTCCGGCGTCCGTTTGAACGATTCCTTGCAACGGTTCTCGCCGTTCTTCAAGCAAACTGACAAAATTATCATTCGGGATTGAGAACAACATGGAGAACAAGCTGCGCGAAATATCCTTGTTTGCCGGATCTTCAATCGCCAGCAACAGACGATACGCCGTGTTCGGATTCAGATGGATTGCCTTGATGTACTGCTGGCACTCGTCTTTGATTTCAGCCGTCATAATAGCCTTCATCTCATTGTCAAGCCCATCGTCCGTACTATTCCAGACCGCCTTAACTTGGTCTCTCATGTTTCGCACAAGGCCAAGAATCCGATTGACTTGCGGATACCACACACTCTGCCGCGACTCATTCGGTTTGAGCAGGTCAGAGAACGGAATCGTCTCAGACTTGTAATTCGGATTTCTGTTGCCATTCAAACAATGCTGAAGGTAATCCATCGACGTATCATGGAATCGATAGTTCTTCTTCTCACTATCGTAATACCCTTTCATCCGCGCAATCTTACCAAAGAAATTCGGCTTGATTTGCCGTCCACGCTCATCGTGCTCACAATATTTCTTTTTCAGTTTTTTGATTTCTGCGACACTATCAACTGCAAATTCTTTCTTCGCCTTATCGATCTCAATTCCGGAAAGAATATCCAGCTTTGCAATGTCGCAATACAGTTCCTCTACATCTTCAAAACTGCAACCACCGTTAAGCAAGTCCCAAAGTTTCGTATTGAGTTCCTGCGATAGATTCACACGTTTCGTTGACCTATGTCGCAACCATAGGCAGTTTTACTCTTGCGCTTTCACGCAATGTCCAGACTATATCTTCATTCGTTCTGAATGCGCACCACTTCGATTTAAGGGATTCTCACCCACGCCTTTGCAATTGCGCCCTACTCCTGTTGGCATATACCGCCATGTATATACCCGTGGGATAGTCGTTGAACGTTCCCCTGTTCAGGGCTTCGCTGCTGATTGTCGATTTGTTTTATTAAATATTATTCACTTAAAAAATTGTCTCTTACCTTTATGGCACAATCAATATCACGAAACAAACCAAGATAATACGTTTTGCCATTCTTTTTAACAGCGACAGTATAGCCGTTCGGGTTATGTGAATAAACATATTTATGCCCCGTCCCGCTTACTCGTTTTTTATGAGTATCCTTCCTTACGAACTCAGCACCAGATTTTATACACTCATTAAATTCGTCTACCGCCGACTTAGCGTCTTCAAGATTGTCGTAGTTACCAATATTGTATTTTACGCCTTTTATCATCTTGCAAGCACGCCACGCACTAATGCCAGCGTCCCAAGAAACGCATTGTACTCCCGATGTGTTAGACGAAGATAGCCCTCTATTAGAGGCATTTATCCCCTGCGCGACAATTCGTAAATTGGATTTTCTATTATCTGATGGGTTTCTATTGATATGATCGACAACATTATCATATGAAAACGTTTCATTCATTCCCATCACATACCGATGTGCCAATATTGATTTACCATTAAATATAGCTTGAGCATAGCCTTGAGTATTTATAAACCATCTATATTTGCTAATTAAATCATAATCTTCGGAATCAATAAAGAACGTACCGCCACTAACCGTTACAACCTCCATATATTCTCCATGATTTATAAACCCATTTTTATAAAAGAGATTTGACTTTCTATAATCAAAACCCTTTTCGATTTTTACAATTGGGAACGACGTCTCAGAGACGCCCATGATAACTTTAGACAAAGACCTACGTGTTTTCCCTTTATTACCCTCTATGGCATCTCTATGACGAAACCAATTCCAATCGCATATTTTGGGAAAATCTTCTTTATCAAAAATGAACTTAGTACCATCCTTACAGACTCCAACCATATGCCCACCTTGATAATAATACTCGTTAATAGTATCACCTCCATTCATTACAGGATATACTAAAATTAGTGAATAACATTAAAATTTAGCGTTTAGGATTTGACCATGCGCCATCTCATATCTTTTTTCTGCTTTCGCGCCATACGTTTTGGCATATTTCATCCATACGCTTTGGCATATGAGCTTTACGACGTCCCAGCAATTCAATGCGTTAATTTGTACGCACATCCCTGTGCGCCGAAACCGTAGTTAATCTCGCCGATCTTGTTTACCGATGTCTTGATATCCAAATCAGCCTGCTCTTCTTTCGTGTAATGGCGCACGACCTTTTTGGCATCAACAAGACTCGTCGGCACAAGAAACTTATCATAGTTCTTTTGCGCTGCACCAATTAGAATTGGATTGTCCGTTAACATGACAACGTCACTGTCAAACCTTAATACCCTCGGTTTCCCGATATTTCAATACGGGAGTAGATCATCTCATTCACCATCATAGGTGGGCTGGCGCTTCCAAGCTGCGGAGTTTCACCGCAGTGTACCCGGTCTAAGCGTGCATTCCTGTTTAGCTTGTTTCCGGTGATCGTTACACCTTGCTTTCGCTTTTGCAAAAGCCTTGGCACGGTAACATCATACATATCGATTAGATTTCTACCGTTAGCCTCGTTTGAGACACCCTCTATTTAGAGGTTCACCAACCTTTTTACATGAACATTCCTGCTCATGGCGGACTTTTGAGGTTAATCCGCACCTGACAACCGCATCAGTACGTTCTCTCCAATACTATTGATGCACACAATATTATTTGTCGCGTTGATATACCGCGAAATTTCCGCGTTATCTTTATTTTTGGTTATCCATACATTCCCCACTGTCACATGAGGACTACGACTACCAAGCAGAGTTTGTCCGAAGGCAAAACTCTTGTTGTACACATTGCCGACACCAATCTGACTCGTCCCATCAAATTGGCCGATTGCTGAATACAGCATCTCAATCGGATTGCCAAGCAACGTCGAGTAGTTGCCATGTACCAGCAAATGCCCTCGCCGCAAGTTCTTTTTGAATGCACGCGAGACATCCTGCACAAACTCATGATACAGTTTTGTTCCAGAAAACTTATCAGTAAGCCCAAGCATCTGATACACAACATCATTTGTCGTTGCAGCAGACGAGATTTTCTCATCAGCTCCGCCGTGCTTAATATGGAATCTCAAGATGGTCGGGTCGCTCTGAATAAGACTCAGATAGTCAAGAGACGGTTGTACAAGCGCTGATACATCGTCCTGAGACATCTGCAAGGTGTTCAAGAGTTGATAGTGCGTCTGAACCATGTCGCCGTCAAAGAAATGCGTCGGTTTCTCGTATTTCACTACACCGAAGTCTCCGTCCTCATCAAGCAACTGCAACCATTTTTCAAGCGTACCAAATTTCAGGTATTTGATACTGCTCGGCGTCGTAACGATCTTAACATCACTAATATCATTGGCAAATGTCCGGCCATTGAGTTGACTGACATCCGTAATCCCGTGATCTGCAAAGAATTGCTGAAGGTTACAGTTGAAGCACGCTGACTTGAAGAAACGGTTCCGCAAGAGAACCATGCCCTTGTCCTCGTACTCTCCAAGCAAACTCTTATCAATAAGAGACTGACCGTCCCAAATGCTGTTGCTGACCTCAACTTCCTCCGGCGCAGATGTGAGCCAACCATCGTTGTCCGCCTTGACAGCAATAACTTTATCTTTGAATACGCTATTGTAATCGTCAATGACTAAGAAATTCTCAGGCCGGATGCTAATCAGTCCGATAATGCTGCTCAACGACAGCGCAATATACGCTTCGAGAGCTGCTAAGTCAACCTGCTGCCCTTCCTTGATCTTGAGTCCACACATTTCCCACTTGTGAATACGGCTGTACAGTTTTTCGTCTATGAACAAACATTTACCTACACGGCTACTGCCGCTGCTCCGCTTAAACCGGCAGAATCGAATGCCATCACAAACAAATCCATCCTTGTACAACTTTTCACGAAGTTGTGCCACCGAGTACAGGACTTTCATTGCCTTGCCTGTAAGTTGGTACGCGCCATCCTCGAAACAGAAGTAATCGCCGAGCAATTCATCTGAAATTGGGTTGTCTACTGGCTGTCCAAGCTGAATTGCGGCCAACTCACCGTCAATTAGACACACTCCATCTTTCATAGTTACATCTGACTGGGTATAGCCAAATTTGATATAGAGGCCGCTCCCAAAGCGGTTATACTCCTTTACGCTATACTTAAACGTGACGTTAATAACTCTTCTGCAATACTCCTTGCCTCGGATATTGAATGAAAAGTCCATTCTCCTGTAGACTTTCTCATAGATTTCAGGAAGTTTAATAAGGTCTTTACTGTAATCTAAGGTGTTTATAAACTTCCTCGTGTTGATCGCGCCACGATTATCCCCCGTCCGATACCTAATTCCATACCCGCTACAGAAGTCATTGGAATAGTTAGAGAGAAATAAATCCTTGGCATCCGCTGAAATGATATAGACCGCTTTAGTGTTACTTATAAAATATCACCACCGTGACTAAAATCCTTAGTAATGTTGTTATATGTCCTTGCATTTTCACGAAGGATTCTCATGTAAAATGACTCGCTCATATTAAAATCATCTTCCGGTGTGTAGTGCCCGCATCTGGTACTGCACGCCTCACATTGTTCGCACCACAGGCACGTGCCTCGTCTATTTGCCATTACGTTTTTGTTCCCCTCATCTCTCTTGCTTTTTTAAGCCGCTCAACAGACGCAGCTCTTTGCTCATCTGTCATCTGAACCTGTCTGGGCTTCGAAATCTTTACCAACTTAAACGGAATCTTGGCGTATAGACTGCCATCCTCATTGTCCGCAACAATCTGTACACTGTCAGGAAATTTATCTTTGAGTTTCAGAATCTTATTACGCCAAGTCCATTCGCTCGTAGAAACACCCCACCAACTATCACCATAAATGTGCTCAATGACAGTTTCTTTGATGTCGTTCACTCAACCACCCTTTCTTTAACCCTTTGCCAGCTCGTCCAGCCAATTAGAAAACAGCCGTCTCATTCTGGAACTCGGAATATAAATCCAGATTTCATTGCCGTCTCGAATCGCGCTTCGCCACACCCACTGGATCATCTCACTCAAAGCGTACTCGTCCTCTTTCACCTCAACGCCATAGCTGCTGAAATATCGCTTCATAAACGGATTCAGATATGGGTTGATACAATAAGCAAGATGGCATCTATCTCTATACTCATTAGTGGCTCGTGCAGCACATTGAAGGTAGCTCTTCTTCCAGCGTCCATTTGCAACATCATCCATATAGCGTTTGTATGTTGTCCACAAAGCCGTTTTGCTGTTCGCGTTATAAATGTTGCCAAAAACGTTCGCCAAATTTTTGCTGAGTTGCCGAACTGATATTCTTTCGTCCTTACCACGATTTTTCTGATACCATGCGACTGACAAAGCGGTCGATTTGTCGCCAATTGAATTGATTTTTTTATTATTCAGAATGTGAATCTGATATTTTAGCAACCGCGCATATTCTGGATTTTTTCCCTCTGTGCTAAACCGATAATGCCCGTCTTCGACCACAGTTCCAATTTTCTCAAATTCAATACCGTATATGTCAAAATAATACTTATGAACCTGCGAATCAAATAAATAAGTTAAGATAATGACTTCCTCAAACGCCTCGAAAACTTTAATCGGGAAAGTCCACACAAAAACCGTATTGTTAAAGCGCCTCACTCGACCAGATGTAAATATGTCTTTATATTTCTGAGCAAAAACATTTTTATCATCCGTAGAAATCCAATCAATATATCCATCAGCATCAATACTAATAAGCCTCAATTCTTGAAGAGTATTGAAGTCACTTTCACCAATGCTAAGTTCTTTAACGGCTTCAAACGATTCATCAAAAATGAGCTTATAATGACCGTCGTGAATAAGTTGCGTCATCTCCGGATCGCACCTTTTAAATAAAGCGTGCGTTGTCGCAATACACCGTTTTTCTCCCAAGAGTCTAAGGAAATCGACATACTTTCCTCGTCCATAATCTTGCGGATCAACAAAATCACGCGCCGGGCAACCATTCTTAATACGCTCGACCTCACTAAGATACGGCGTCACAAAAATGTACCGGCTGTCTAAGTCCTCGTTCATCTGAGTAATGGCGCTCTCGGTCTTCCCGCTACCCATAATGGAGTCGCAAACCTTAATTTTTATTAGCTATCGTCCCCTCAAATCTCTTCATTTAGCCAATTCCGGATGATCCTGCGGCAAACCTCATTCGACGAATATTGGAGATTCGGGATTGCCGCGCAATCTCCGTCACAGACAATATCGCAAATACTACGAATACATTTTTGGCTCATTGCATACGCCAGCAAATCTGGACTCATCGCCCGATAGTATTCAATTCTTCTCATACAACATTCTCGCCTTCATATTTCGACAATTTTTCTTGGTACTGCTCAATGTACCGTTTAATTTCTACATCTGCCTGCCTCACGCCATCCATGTAAGCACGAAAAATCTTGTAGTCTGCCTGCCGCGCCTCAATCATATCCTCAATTACCTGCACAGCTTGCGAAACAGCAGCACTCGCAGACGGAGAAAGATGTATATGATTCCGGTTGTTGCGAAGCAAATATTTCAGATCAGCGATAACGGCTCTCGCATCGTCAACATTCGGTTCGAAATTCCTATCGAATACCATAGCGCACCTCTCTGTACTTCCCATTCACGCACCGACCAGATTTGATGCCAGGCGTCTTACGGATCTTCTCTCTACGATAGCCACACTCCACACAAAAATGGCAATCAATCAGCACAGACGCATGAATCGTCGTGTGAAAGAGATTCGCGCCACACACAGGACAAACGTCAATTTCCATGTTTATTCACCCCGTAATTACAAAAATCGAAAGGATAGGCCGAAGGCAAGACTCCATGATGTCGAGGATGCTCACAACTACCAAATGAACAGTGTTTGCAATCCTTGCAATAGACAATCTCAACCGGAACACACCGCTCCATGCATCTTAAAGCCATCCTGATACCACAACGCACTGCATCGCCGAACCGGCCATCAGGCACTTGAGCACGTTCCTCAAGCAGAAGTTGTTTCAGATCGTATGCGTTAATCAGCCTCATGACTAACCTCCAAGTTCCGCTCATCGTCAAGATATTCGTCAACCTGAATTGCTTTGAAATCTTCATCCAAGGCTACTTCGCAGGCTTCTTCCCAAGAGTCAGCGTCAACAACAACTTCTTTTGTAACAAATACCCTGTAAACCATCAGTCCACACCTCCACCGCGCAGCACTCGAATAGCCTGTTCAACTTTTTCATTTGTCGGCAAATCGCAATCGCACAGTTCTCTCTTATAGGCCGGGCACACATCGCCTGCGCCGTATCCACTTTCTTGCCATTCTTTAAGCGAATACACTTCAGCAACGTTAGGATACTGCGTGTAGCCACTGAACGACCGTTTTTCATCGTTCTCTGTCCTATGTCCCCACAGCCAACACGGCATCCCAAACTTCCAACCAAAAATCGTATGCTTAATGCTTACCGCAACAAGATTTCTCTCATCCACCTGTCCATTCCTCCATGTCATCATCAATAAACAACTTAGCCGTCTTACTCATGTACTCTTCTCGCCGCTTTATCGTTTCATCAACAACCTTCTGCGTGGCTTCCTGAATTTCATTAGCTCTGAGCATACCCATGTGCGACGCAACGTCCCACAGTGAACGGATCCAGTCCTTCATTTCTCCGTCGCTCATAGACCGGATTATGTCATATTCATTCACCACATCACGTCCAACAGCCGGGCAAATGCAACAACCACCATTCAAGCTGCTCGGAGAACCATAGACACACAACGAACACAGATCAATACAATCTCCCACTTAAATCACCCCATTTCATCCGGGTCGCTCAAGAATACCGTCTTGCCAATATCATCAGATCGAAACGCGAAAAGCGTTTCTGGCTTTTCGTTACTCGTAACGCCAACGGTATTCCTCCAGAGCCTTGACGCACAACGAGTAAAATTCCGCTTCTGCCGGAACCGCGTTTTCAGAATGCGTTACGTTATACAGGTGCGCTTCAGCCAGCTCGATTGCATCAAAGATATTCACGATTGCACCAACTCCACAAACCGCGCACCGATGACATCGAACTCATCGTTAAGGCCATCAATATTATCGCTATCAACCTTAATCGTCAGGACTCCAGCATCATTGTAGACGCAACCATCATTGACTTTATAGGCTTTGCCGGGCGTGAACATTTTCGCATTAGAATCTACGCAAACGATTGTGCCTTCGTACCGTGTCGCAGTAGGACTCACGCCAGTAAACGGAATAAATTTTGCACCCAAGACAAACCAGTTTTCATCCATCGTTGATGCCGCAGCATAACAAACCCCGTTGTCGCCAACAACGTACTCGTTGCTAAACTCATATACCTTGCCAATGGTAAAACGCTTAGAAATGGGGCATGACTCATTTTTCTCCACGCACACAGCCTTGCCTTCGAACGGCTTAGACATATCGGAGTGCTCAGTACGCTCATAAGCATCCATATCAACCGGTCGGCCAAACAGTCTACCAAGCGCAATACTCGCACCAACGTACTGGTCAAAATCATCTTCCAGATGGCAACTTGCCGTCGCGCGTCTCAAAACTTCATCGCCACGTTTGAGAACCGCTTTTGTTTTTTGGCCTTTGCAAGTAATTACGATCGACGGATATTCCATTTTGCTTTCCAGTACCGACTCCTTGCCATGCACGAGCGGTGCAACGACAGGCGTTTCAGATGTGGCCGCAGAAATACTGCCCGATTCAAGAGATACGATTTTGCTCCATAGGTTGTAGGCATCATCATCGTCATATTTGACACGATAATCAAATTCATCGTTTTGTGGCGGGGTCTTATAAATAGCAGTAATAATTCCACGTGAACCATTCGGATGCTTACCGATATTATCAACCGCAATAACACGATCGCCGACTTTATATTCCATATCGGCATCTCGCTCTGCGTCATAATGCTCAAGACTATCTGCAAAGAAATAATATCCCGGAGCAAAATCGACCTCATATCCGTGCTCATCAACATCAAAAAGAGCAACAGCAGTAATTTTGCCAACTCTTCCTCTGTACTGAGAATGTAATACTTTCGAACTATCTTTCACGCGCACCTTGTCGCCTACCTTAAATTTCATCAACAACCTCTCTTTCTAATGCCCATGCATCAACCGCTTCCACACACTCTGGACACCCAACGATAACGCTATCCATATCTCGCAAAATCGTGTCCGTCTCAGATCCGCACACGGGACAAACCGGCACACGATATGCACGCGGCTCAAGCGGCGGCTCAAATCCAATATCAATCATGTTAATTCCTCTTTCCCGGACAATCCGGCGTGATTTCCGCCCACCATGCAACATCGTCTACCGCGACATAGCCCCATTCACTATCGACATCGTAAAACCCAGGACGGCGAATACCAGCGAATTCATCGTCCACTTTAGACAAATCAGTTGCAAAATCGAGCACTCGATACAGATAGTACGGGACTTCGCAACACAGATACTCGCCATCCTTTTTCGGCAACTTATTTCCCTTATGCCAAACGATATTGGTTTGCTGAGTATGTTTTTTCTCTTTCTTCGAAGCCGCCTTACGTTTTTCAGGATAGAAATCACACTTCGTCTCATCGCCTCCGCAACTGCACGGATCACATTCTCTTGTTCCCCAGCACCTATCCGCTGGATACACGCTCCCATCCTTGCTGGCCTCATGCCAACTTGCACATTTGTTTATCTAAATCACCCCATTGTTCTGCCATCGCTTTTGCGATGCCTTTAAACGTTACACTTCTTGCCTTTCCTTCGTGCGGTATTGCTGCGCCGTATGTTTCGCCGCCAAGTTTACGCCCTGTCCCGCTCGGAACAAACGGCTTGTAGTCAGTTACTATTCCTGTCGGCTCAAGCGGATCCAAACCGCGCAACCACAGCAACGTGCGCTTGCTCCATTGTTCCCCAAACTGGTACGGCTGAATGACCTGCGTCGCTTGTGGCAGACCAACGACCTTTAACGGCGTCGGGTTCTCGATGCACACTCGATCGCAGTCAGCGTTATACAACTCCATGAAGAACTCTTTCGCAGCCATCGCCTTTTCGAGCCGCGCAGGGTCAATCTGACCTTTGTGCGGATACATCCGGCAAGCACCAGCTACACTCATGTACGTGCAAGGCGGATGAGCAATTATCATATCCCATCGTCCAACTATTTCGTGCTCAACGCCATCACACGTTACGAATTTACAATTACCATTCATCACCCGGCGCACATCCTGAATGGCATATTATTCAGGATGTGCGCCGGAGCACCGCTGAAGGTCGCACGAGTACGCCTCCCAACCGACCGCGCGGAACGCTACACACACTCTCTGGCTCTCTTCACAGGCCACAAGCAGTTTCTTACTCATCGCCTACCTCGGTCATAGACTCCGAAGCTTTCTCAGCAAACCGCTTTACAAGAACCGGCCATTCCTCATCCGTAATGACACTCAGGTCATGTAACGCAATCATTGCATACCCAATCGCGCTCCATAGCCTTGCATCATCGCCCAATGTGTAGCCATTGGCTTTCATGTATTCTTCAAGGCTCTCCATCCATCAGACCCCTTTCGTATACACGGACTCAAAAACATCCTTAGAGCACATCTCGATCTCACCGTTGCCACAGAGAATTAGATAATCCCCGCAATCCACGCTATAATCATCATCCTCAACTCTTAGGAACGGATTGCGCGGATACCCGCCCAACTCGTCTGAGTCCCAAAACAGCACCCCATCATTGAACGCTTTCGTCACCCACGGCTCACCGTAAAGCACTCCGTTGTACTGAAACGCCTCAACCTGCTTCGGCAGACCATATCTTTCTCCGTCCTTCAGCTTGTACTTCATTTCTTCATCCTTTCAAATTATGCATTTTGGTTAACTCATGCCTTTAAAAAATTTCGGCAGATTTTACGCTCACCGAAAAATTCATTCGTAAACCGGCACACAGCCTTATGCACACACATATGGCACTTGTCTTCGCAGTCCACACACCACGGCGTGTCCTTATAATGACTACAGAAATTGCACGTCGGCTCGTCCATCTCATCCAGATCATCTGACTCCGCCACCGGCTCTATGTCATCTTCATCATACGAAGCAGAAATCTCAAGGCCGGACTCTCTGTCCCAACAACGTCTGCAATAATCTCGCCAGTCATGCCCCACCGTACAAAGACTCTCTTCCGCTCCATTTGGCTCATACCCATAATCCCATGGGCATCCACAGCACCCGCCAGCCCACTTATCGTCAACCTTGTCCGGGTGCTCGGCTTGCAACAACTCTCTAAAAGTCAATTCCTTTCTCCCCTCAATTCAAATTTTGGTATTATGCATTTTGGATAACTCATATTTTTTAAATAGGGACATCTCGTCTGAGGTGTCCGGCTTTGCGGTTGGCTGATTATGTTTTAGTCATTTCGGATAACTGCATTATTATAGTACACCATGATTCAGGATTTGTCAAGCGTTATTTTAGGCATTTCGGATAACTTACACGAAAGCAACCGGCAGGCGATATTCAATCGACCTGCCGGAAGATGTGACCACTGCCCCCGCTGCGCACCAACACAAGAGCACCATAAAATCACACGAAAATCATGAAATTCTGTGAACAAACTGTGAAGTCCACAGAAGAGTCAGGGAAATCTCAACGAAAATGCAACGAGAACTAGAAAAACGTAAAAAAAATGAACCGTACAAGAAGAAAAACGTGCAAAATCTGAAAGAATGGGAGAAACAAAGGAGAGGATGAAGAAGTCGCAGAGTGAGTGGCCATTTTTTCGAAAAAAACGCAAAATATGCAATCGGACTACATACTTTCCTGCATAAATATCTCCAAAAGCACCCGCAAAGCATTGATAACCCTAGGTTTTTGAAAAAAGCAAAAATTACTTTTGTTTATAAGGGAGGGAACTATATGACGAAAGTGCCCTCGCTACGCTCGTTCTGCCCTTTCCGCCGCAGGCGCTTTAGTTTGAATTAAGCGAAATTTAAGATAAATGAAACCATAAGTTTGATTTAACGCTATTGAATCAGGCGTGGACGCCTGTAATGAAACCATAAGTTAGTTCCTTACCAGTAAGGTGTCTGGATCGGCAAGTTAGTTATTCGAAACAGAGAGACATATCGTGATACAGAGCTTTCTTTTCTTCATCCATAATACCAAGATACCGTAAGGTGGTCTGAGGACTGGAATGTCCAAATAGCATTTGGAGTTGTCCAATGTCTCGGTTTGTCTGAAGTGTCGGGTTGGATGTGTACTCACTCCATCCCCATGTCTTTCTCAATGAATGCGTACCGATGTTTTGCCGTACACCACAAGCTAGTGCAGCTTCTTTCAGAACCTTACGAAGCGTGTCTACCTTAATAGCTCCTCCCTCTCTCGAAGGGAACAAAAAACATTCCATGCTGGGTTGCTTGCCAGCCTTCCGTACATACCACCTGAGTGCAGACAGGCATCCTGAATTTAAAAATATTTTTCTTTTCTTTTTCGTCTTGCTTTGATATACGGTGATGCTGTCTGTTGTGTCTTCAATGTCATCAATATATCTTACGGTTTTGTCTGACCATAAAACATCAGACCATCTTAGTTTCAACAATTCATTCGCTCTAAGGCCAGTATTTACTCCAATCGCAAATGCTAAGTAATACTTTGGATCTTTGTTCGCCTTTAACCATAAAGCTATCGCTTGAAGTTGGTCTTTGTCCTTTACAGGGTATACGGTTTGCTCCTTTCCTACGTTGTTGTTCCTTGGTTTCGATGTCGGATTCGGAAACATTTGTGTAAGGTCTATAATCTTACATTCATGCTTCTGAGCAACTGATCTTGAGGAACCAATCGTACCCGTAGAAATTACTTCAAAGTCCGTATCGAAGATGGAATACTGGTATCTAGCATTATCCAAAATGTCGCAACCTCCCCTTATGCCGTACAACAAAAGTCTTTGATTTCATGCTCTTATTGTATCAGAAATTGGTCAAAAAGTCAAACTGATTTTATGCATTTCGGATAACTTCTTTTGTAACCGTACACAATAATCCGAAGTCAGCAGTAACCATCCAGCTACAGACTTCCCATCCCGGTTAAGGTTTTTATTTTTTCTTCTGTTTCCCATATCGTACCTAGTTCCGTGATGTTAGCTGCGGAGGTATAAGTCACCTCACTACGACAAATCGGTTTTACGGTCATTTTTACATCTTCTCATTTTTCAGGTTCTTCAAAATTCTCAAATTATTCATGTGTTGGAACGAAATTGAGATTGAGTCTCATATTCGGTCAGCTAGATTGAGACTATAAGGCCAAAAGAATGAGAGGTTTGCTAAGGTGAAAATGAGAAAGCAAGAGGTGTAGATGAATGTACTAGACATTTGTCACAAAATCGCTATGAAGCTAAAAATGTCAGATATCCCCCCATTAGCCGGATAGCACATAAAAATCAGGTGTTAATACTGCAATCCATGAAAAAACAGAATTGAATATGGGTGCATTTTGCTATAAAAACGATCTTTTCAGGCTTCCGGGGACATTGAAAAATCAAATAATTTTACGTTCACGATTTTATGACATTTAGAGATGATTTTTTCTTTTAGTCTAAAAAGAATTTTCAGCAGCAGCAGCAGCAGCACCAACAACATAAATCCCTTTTCCATTCATTCCTTTTCCGTCTTTTTCACTTTGCATAACCTTCTTTTTAGATATAAGAAGCTAGGAAGTTAGACGGATAACGGAGGCCGGATAGGCTACGGATAGCAGGAAGCGCCGGAGGGCTTTGCAGTGTATACGGCTTCATTGGTATCTGCATTTTATCCTTTTATTTATTCTGTTATTCGCTGTTTAACCGTGTTTATTTGTCCTCTATGCTGTTTTGCGCTTGTAGCAGTGTAACTATAGCTATAGGCATTATAAACGCTTATATGCTTGTTCTTTGCTTGTATAGCTGTCCAACGTCTATCATGTGCAGGTGATCGGGCCGTGACGGTGCGCAAACTGTCGTTGTGCTTGTGCTTGTACGGTTTGTGCATTCGGTTTATATACGTAGAGACAGAAAATTTTAATCTGTAAGCGGTTTTACTGTTTGGCCGGTATAGTTTGATGGTCAGCGTGCAAAAACGATTTGAGCGTTAAATAGTGCTTGTATTTGATTACGCTATCTGTTGTAGCTGCTTCGGCTTGTGCTTTGTGCTGATTGTGCTAGTATGTATTTTGATTAACTGTATTTTGTGCAAGGTGCTGATAATGCTTTCATGGGCTTGACGTGCTTCCGGTGCTGTGCTATGCTGGTTTCAGTTATCCGAAATGCATAATGTAACTTTCTGGTTTGGCGTGTCTGTCCGTGTCCGGCCTTGCAGTGTATACGGCTTCAGGCACAAAAAAAAAGCACGGCCTCCGGCCGTGCCTGTTGTGAGCTGCATTTATGGCTTTGTGTTCTGCTGCTGATCGTCTGGTATATAGGCGATGATATCGCCGGGCTGACATTGTAACAAGCTGCAAAGTGTATCAAGGTTTGACCACGATATACCTTCGCCGCGCCTGAATTTCTGTAATGTGCCTTGCGCAAGCAAGCCTTCCGTTTTGATCTTATAGGTGTTATAGCCTGCATTTTTCAGGGCTTGCAAAATATCGATCTTATAGACAAGCATTATATCAACCTTTTATATAGTAGTCTAATATTATACTATAAAATGTAGACTAATTCAAGTCTACAAATTGTACAACAATATAGTCTAAATTTTGTTCATATTGCGGATTGCATATAGTCTCGTTTTAGTCTATAATGCATATTGTAAGCAAGAGATTACAAGCCCCATTCAAAAACCTTGTATCTCAAGTTTTACAGTCTCCAATCAAGCCGACGTGCCCCACGCGCGACGGCAAGAAGGGAGGTGGCGCTATGTATTCTGAATACGGCTTCATTCTTGATGGTGTGGAGTACGCTACAGAATCCGAAGCGCGGGAAGCGCTCGCCGATGAGCGAGCATAAATACATAAGCGTTATTTAGTATAGCGCTAGCGTTGTACTTTGTCAAGTGAATAACCGCCGCGAACGTGACCCGTTTCAGGTGTAGCTAGTAGCGGCGGGAAATTTAACTAGCTGCCAATTTTCGGCAGATGGAGGTTTTACATAATGAAAAAATACAATTATCGGGAAGCCCTTTGCAGTGATATCCGCGCTTGTCTTGATACCAAGCGCCATATGACAGAGGACGATATTTTCCGGGCTGTCACCGGCACCGGCTGCGGATGGCGCACGGAGGACGCAAAAACAGCGGCGGACAATCTGCGCGGAAACGGCGATTTGATTGGAGCGGCCGCGTTTGAATTTGGCTATAGTGTTGCGGATTTTGTCGCGCAGGACGTGCGCGAAATTGACCGCGTTATCCGTTGCTTTGTGTTTGGCGATAGTTACAACGACGTGTTAAACGCGAGACATTGACCGTATATAACCGACAGGCTACGGCCGGGAAGGATATTACATATGGAAAGATACGATTATCACGAAGCTGTTTATAATGACGTGGTCGATTATATCTGCGAAAATATCGATTTTTCGGACTATGACACGATCGAAGATCTTGCCGATCATCTTAACGATAAATTATTGATTTGCGATAGTGTGACAGGAAACGCCTCCGGAAGCTACACTTTCTCTAGCTGGGAAGCACAGGAAAATATTTGTCATAATCTTGATTTGCTGGATAAAGCTGTTCATGAGTATGGTAACGCGGCCGATCTTGGGGAGGCTATTATTCAAGGCGCGGAAACGTGTGACGTCATCATTCGTTGTTATCTGCTCTCCGGCGCTATTTCTGAAGCGCTCGAAGATATGGAGGATGAATTCGACGCGGCGCACGGAGGCGAAAATGGCAAAAATAAATGAAGTCGTTCGCGGTCTGCTGCGCTACGGCCACTATATCACAGATGAAACTTTTGACGCGGATGGGCATTCCGTCCGCGTCCGTCTGATTGATTGTAACGGCGCTATCTGGTATGTGTCCATGCTAGACGGCGCTGTCGTTACGGTTGCGCAGGTATAACGGACATAACCGGCAGGCGCGGCGCGCCTGCCGGACACGGAAACGGAGGAAAAATGGACGATTGCAAAAACTGCGAACATATTGATGATTGCCGAAATGGGACGCACCTGGCGTGCGTTTATACGGAAAACGAAACAAGGTATTTTAATTTCGGCCTGATGAAATACGAAAAACACGATCGGAGGAACAAATAGATGAACACTGAAAGAAAAAACGTGCTTGCATGGATCGCGCAAAAGGTTTTCGGCCTGCTTTTGATTGCGGCCGCTGTTGCCTGTTTTGTATTGGTAGCAGACGGTGAAACATTGCAAGAACGCGACGGCGGCGGCGCGCTTATCCTTTGCGGGATCGGATTGTATCTGCTGTTTACGCGTAAACAGATTAGCTTGTAAATGCAATTATAACCGGCAGGCGCGCAGCGCCTGCCGGACGAAGAAGTAATTTAACAACGAACAGAAAACGGAGGTGCACATGAATTACATTGAATCAATTTATAAATATTGTAAGATGGCAGCTATTCTTGAACAGGCGCGAGATTTTGTTCAATCCGATTATGATTCAGGGAAAATTTTTTCTGATGAAGATACGCGCAACGGATACACGGACACAATTTATTTTCTTGAAATCGCGCGCGAGAAAGTGCTTGAAATGGCGGAAAAATGGGCCGGTAAAGATAAATAAATAAACGGAGGTACATACAAATGAAAATTGTGAACGGAAAGAAATTTTATGCTGCGGATTATGGAGCGGCGAAACGGATTGACAATAACGGTTGGGACAGATACGACGGGCAGAATTGGCAATGGTATAGCCTGTTTTATAATCCTGCCTGTGGGCTTGTGGTTCTGGAGGCAAGTAACAGCGGATCGTGCTGCGGGGATTATTCGGATCGCTGGTTTGAAAGCCCTGAAGCATTCCGTGCATGGTGCGAGGCACATTTGGGGCATGATTGGGCTGCGCTTTTGGGCGAGATCGACGAACAGGACAATTGCGCGCTTGATTTTGTGGCGCATATGCTTGCAGGCCGCGAGACTGTGCCGGAAAGCATGACGGCGGACACGCTGCGAAAAGTGGCTGCATTTGCTGCCGAACAGGCGGAACGGATCTCCTAAACAAGGAGGGAAAGAGAATGGATGTAAGAAGCTGGACTCTCGGTGACGATCTGCGTCCAGAAGATAATCTGCTGGATGGTATCACTTTTGACGAAATCATTCTGACAGTACATTGTAATTGCAGAAATATCACACAGGAAACAGTGATCCGTGAAGTCAATGATCTTGTTAGTATGCGCTTGGACGATATGCGCGAATTGCTGATGCGTAACATTGACATTATCATGGCGGAAGCTAAAAAAGGGCGCGGAGATTATGAAAATTCCTGAACAGCGAACAGAAAACCGGCAGGCGCTGCGCGCCTGCCGGACACACAATAAAGGTGGCTATATTATGAAAACATATAGAATTGAATGCGTAAACTTGAAAAAAGACTGGAAAAGCGGGCACGTTGGAACAACCGTTAAGACAGGTTTTGCGGAAGTCAAAAAATTCATGTACCCCACGAACAGGAAATGACGGATATTTACTATAACAAAATTGGAACTGTAATTGATATCGGAGAAAATCCGTATCTTGAACAGGTTTGTGTTTCTATGGACGATTTTCCTGCGTGCAATGGACGAGAATACAAGAATAGATTTTGGTACACTGCCGAAGAACTGAATAAAACGGAGGATTAAAATATGTTGCTTATGGTACAGGATTTAAACCGTGAACAGCTTGACGAACTGAAAACGGCTTATTTTTGGCAGGATGAAACGCAGGATATCCTTCCGGATGATATCACATTCCCGGAACAAATTCCGGATGATATCATTTTTGAACACTATGATGGTGTTTGTTTTGTGCCGGATGATTTTTGCTGCACGGCCGGACAAGACTATTGAACACAAATACATAACAGGAGGAACACATAATGATTTACGCACGACAGATTGCGCCGGAATACCAAGACGCGGGTTGTTTTATGGAAGCATATACGGAAGGAGAACAGCGGATTAACGTATGCGGAAATGAACGTTTCGCAGACTACACAAGCGAAGATTTTGACCGCGTGAAGGAAATCGTTAATTCGTGGGAACTTGCTTATGTGTTGGAGAATTTGAGCAGTTACGGATATGCAAATGCCGCTGACGCTATCATGTATTACCTGCCGCCGATGAAAGAACGCTACACGGATAGAGATATTTACGATCTTAACCTTCTGTTTACAGATTCGCATGGATGGGAGTTTGAACACCATGATAATAACATTCCATACGGATATCTGAACACAAAAGAAAATTTCCTTTGTGAAGTGTTGTCTATTGTCTACGGCGAAAAATGGACGTGGAACGTGATTCGCGGAAGCGCACAAGTCGATTGGAATAATGTCTTTTATCCTGTGGCCGCATTCACGGATAAAAACATTGAACGGTTTGAAACGCTTTACTTCAACGAAGGCACGGAATGGATGGTGTCGGATGATCTGGACGAAGAGCCGAACAGCGCGGAAGAAATCGACGGCATGAGTGTTTACTGCTGCGCATGGAATTTGGATGGTATCAAGGAAGAAATCGCGGATGAATGCGGCGTTTCTGCGGATAAAGTTAAATTGTATGTCTTTTCACGTTGGACGCAGATGCCGGTTTATGAAGTTGTTTGAATGGAGGAACGCAACGTGAAATATAGCGATATTATCAGAAACATTGATGATATTTTCGATTATTTCAAGTTTCATAGTAAGAACCTGACAAAAACACAGGAATACAAACTGGACGATCTAAAAGACTTGATTCATGAATTGAGAATTGCAATGGAGGATTAAAAAATGACTAGAGAATACAAAACGGTCGGTGAATGTACGCGTCTTTGGGTGGATGGATTTGATGCAATCGACAGCGGAATGATTGAAAAATTGATGGAATTTGAAATGGATGATTGGGAAGAAGTTACGCTTCCTTCCCTGTCGGATCGCGTCTATGTGTATGATATGCCTGTTGGCATTGAAACGGATGAAAGATATGGTGAGATTGTCGGCATTGAAACGGATGAAGACGAACAGGATAATGTTACATATGATATTGAATTAGACGACGGAACGCGCGTGACTGTTAGCGATGATTGCTTTGAAGTTGACCGCGATAGCCTTTTGCCGATGTGGTCAACAATGTGGCAGTTTCACGATCCATGCGACACATATTGGATTGAAGAACGGAATGGTGTTGAAGCCCTTTCGCAGTGTGGATTCCGCGTTTACTATTCGGAACAGTTTGGCTATTTCTTTGGTATTGACGGATGCGGGTACGATTTTTATCTTGCTCACTTCATTCCCCTGTATAGGGCGCGCGGCCTGAAGTGGCACGACGTAGAGGATTAAATAAGGAGGTACATATAAAAGGATAATTTTAAAGAGGTGGTTATATGAAAGTGAAAATAGTATTTGAATGTGAAATATATCCAACAAATTATACACCTTGGTTTACAGTAAATGATGAATTTAAACATACAGAAACAGGTAAGGAACTTTAAAGGATATTTTATGAGGTAAGTGTATGAAAACATATTTCTATGATTGCTATGATGAAAACTTTAAACCTATAACACAAGTTTTTTGTAAGGACACAAAAGAACTACTTGAAAAAGTACCAAATGTAAAATATCTATTGTGTGTAGACTGGATGAACGGAAGATGTTTTAAGGAAGTATCGGCAAATGGTGTTGGTGCTGAAGTAAAGAATAAAGAGTGATTTTATAGGAGGATTTGAATATGAAAACTTGGAAGATTCCAGTCGCATGGACAATGATGGGTGTTATTAACGTAAGTGCGGAAACGCTTGATGAAGCAATCGAAATTGCAAAGGATGATGCAGGTGTCATTCCTATTCCTGACAATGGAACATTTCTTGATGGATCGTGGGAAGTAGATTGTTCAGATTCGGCCTATATTCGTGAATGGTATAACGACAATAGACAGGATGAAACAGCGGCGGAGGAATAAACGATGGGTATTACACTAATGGAAGCGCTTGAAAAGGCAGGTTATCCACGCGAACGGATGTTCAATCATAATTCTGATCTGTATGTATTCGTTACGCCGGTTACGACGCGCGTTATCAATGATTGGTGTGTTGCTGAAGGTATTAACAAAGAAGTGTTTCTTGAGACGTTCAAAGACAATATCACAGGAAGGCAAATGTACAGCATTGCATTTCAGTATATGCCGTATTGGGAAGAAAGGGCGAAACATGAACGGCCTGAATTTGGATGAAATCGCCGTATTGCTGGAACGGCATGGGATAACTTGTGTTGTAAGAAACGAAAATGGAGCGGAAGCCTTGCGGAGTGTTTTGGAGGCTTCCACTCCCGAACAGGAATAATGAACAGGAGGATAAATAAAAATGACCAATCCGAAACTGCAAACTTTTATTGATAAACATATGCTTCCCGGTTTTTATATTGATGTGACGGGATGCTACAGTATCGTAATCTACAAATATCTTATCTCTGTATTCCTGAACAGTGATACGGATGAATTGGAAGTTACGATGGACACGATCAGCGATAGAGGATTTTTTGACCAGAATATTGAATGGGAAACACCTGCGTCGGATGAGGAAATTGTTGCCACTATCAAGCGCTTTATGCTGCGCGCCGCAAGAGATTAAGGAGGATATACATATGTATTTTATCAATGAAAAGGCTATGGCAATGTCAAGAGACGGAAAGTCTGTGTCGTTTGAAAACGGCCTGCCTACTTTATATCAGGTTCAAAAAACAAATCCGAATAGGAAAATCGTTATTTGGAACGATGAGCATAAAAATATCCATGTCGAAACATTATTCAGTAATGCGGACGATATTATTATTGCTATCAAGAGATTTGAAAAAGGCCAAAAATATTATTAAATATTTGGATTGATGTGAAAATACTTTCGATAAAATTTAAGGAGGATATACATAATGACTGAAATGAATAATACCTGCTGCGCGCTGATGAAGCCTCTTTTCTATAATGGAATGTTTAACCGTGACGGACGCAGGATGCGCGCTGTCTTTGACCGCGAAGTCTCGAACGGCGAAAAAACTTTCCGTCTCTATCGGAAAGACGGAAAACAAGACGTCGAATATCCGCGAACAGAAACGGATAAATACCTGCTGTATGTGGAACAGAACGGTTATCTGGTTTCGCTGCAATGCACGGAGTATCAAATGGTAAGTGATTGCGGATTCAATGCGGCGATGGATAAACTATACGGCGGAATGGTAGGCCGTAGCAAGTATTTTGACGGCCTGCGAGCAGACAATAGCGAGAACGGAGGCATTTATGGAGAAGCTGCGAACAGCGCTGTCGATCATGCAATCGCGCGCGAGGACGAAATGGTGGAGCGTATTGGTCACGAACCGGCGCGATGGGCTGATCGCATTCAGAAGATTTTGGATGTGCACACTGATTGTTATCTGAAAAGCAAGAACACGAACGGACAGTGTTTCCCGGATTTTCGCGGCGCTTGTGTCATGGATGAATTGGATGAATGTGTCCGTCTGTCCGAAATCTATAAGCGGACGCAGGAAGAAAAGCGCGCTGCGATGAGAGCAGAACAGGAAGCAGAAGAGCGCCGGATGCGTGAAGAGACAAATCAGAAAGCAGAACAGGCCGTGTATCAGGCAATCCAGATTATTAAAAACGGCGGAAAGCTGTCAAACGATGCAGTAACGTCCTATAAGCCGAACGGAGACTGCGTGGAAACGTCCATTGTACTCATGCTCATGCGTCGTTATGGTGTCAGCGTTCCGATTCGGACGCAAGGATGGATCAATGAAAAACTTGTGTCTGTCACCATTGTGAACGAGCGCTGCGATAGTCTGTCATATAGAAGATACAAGAACGCTGCTGTCTCGCAGAAATTTTTCGATTGCATGAACGATCTTGTTCGACGCGTCAATAAAACGGAGGAATAAACTATGAGAATTAAAGCGAATGATATTGGCCTGTTGTATCAAGTCCTTGGGTGTTTGATACGGAGCGGAGATAAGGCCGAAGCGGCGGCGCTCAATGCTTTGCTTGAGCGCCTAGAGGATGAACAACGTGCAGAACGAGAAAAGAATCACCGTAGAGCAGAACAGAAAAAGTAAATATAATAAGGAGTGATTGAATGCTGATTTTTCTCTACATCATTTATGTGGTCGTTTCCCTTCTGCGCGAAAGCTATTTGGAATTTGTTGCTGCGGAATACTACTGTGACAAATGCAGATGGGTAGCGGAAAGTAAGCGGAACGGAACGTACAAGCCGGATGGGCTTTGGTAAGTAAAACAGAACAGAACACTGAACAGAATTGGAGGATACATAGGAATGCACATGAACCCGAAAATCGGAGAAATTTATTGGATTAGATTTGACGGCGAAGGCAGCGCACAGCGCGGCCTTCGCCCAGGAGTGATTTTTTCAAACAACAAGGGCAACAATTATGGGTCAACGATTATTGCCCTGCCGGTCACGTCAAAAGTCAAGAACAGATACCTGCCGACAAATGTGCCGATTAAAGCGACGGCCTCCGGCCTACGTCAGGATAGCGTTGTGATTTGTAACAGCCCGGAGACAGTACCAAAGGATAATATCGGTTCGTATATCTCTACTCTGTCTGCGGATGACATGGCGCGGATCACGGCCGGAAACATGATTGCAACAGGAGCGGCGATGTTTTTGGATGTTGGATTTTTTGAGTCTCTGCGTAGACAGACGGAGAAGCTGAACAGCGTGTGTTAATTAGCAGGAAGGATGAACAGAAAATGACCAAAAAAACAGATCGCCGCGCTCAAGCGGATTGCAAAACGAAACAGAAAAGGTTCGGTCGAATATGCCAGAACAGATATAGAGGGACACACGTCGTTTCTTGTTACGGATGGTTGCGTTGTTGTCCAGTACGACACATCCATTGTGGATGGAGAAGAAATCCAGAACAGCGATGTTCCATTTGATGCCGGATTCGATATCATTCAGGAAATGAGTATCGTTTCGGATTCGGTCAGCGGATACCTTGTCTCCGATATACCGGAGCTAATGACGGCTATTCCCGAATGGTTGCGGGAGCATTGCTATTACAGACGCCCGTCGGATGTTACCCCGGTTATTGATTTGAAAGCATATAACGGTGAATTTGGAAGCGTCAGCGGACTATTTAACGTAAAGTTTGTAAAAGATGCCATTGAGGCAGTCGGAAAGAATGCGCGTTGTTGGCTTGTGAAATCGGATGAGCACCCGTGCAAATTCCCCTTCCTGTTTGTCGCACCGGAGAAAACCATGTGGACGAACAGCGGAATTCGCGCAGTCGTGCTGCCGATCACGCGATAAATTCGAACTTGTAAAAATCAAGGATATACATTATTATACTATACAGATGTTTAAATAAAAGGAGAACATATTATGACGATCGAAGAAGCAAAAGCCTTGCAGAAAAAATATGGGATGATCTTTTCACACATTGCAGATACAAACAAAATCCTTCATCTTGATATCAAATCGAATACTCCGATCGCAGAACTGGACGATATCGCAAACACGGACAAGGATGCTATTGCGCCGTGCTTTGTATATGCGAAACACTATACTGACGAGGACTATAATCGTATTTCTGAATACGCACTGTACTGTCCGGATGAATGGTATGCGGAAGATGGATGGGGCTGGGCGGATGAATCCAGCGAGGACGATATGCCTGCCTTCCCTGTTGTTTCTCCAAAGGGAACATGGACTTGTCTGTATGAGAACATTGAATTTTTCGGACGATCCGTGTACGCTCGGCAGAACAATTCCAATGGGAACTTCTTTGGGCTTTTTGTTAAGGGAGATGATGGACAGCCGCTGCGTGTGACATTCGGATTTGATGTGGAAGCTGAAGATGATAGCCATTATATCACCAGACGGTGCTACGGTGATAGCCTTTTTCATGCGGTTGCTTGGATGCGTTGTCCGCAGTTGGGTCGCGCTAACCGTATCAACGACACGCTTGATCGGCTCGGAAGCCTGCACGTGAAGAGCGCAGAATGTGTGTGCCTGCGTAGCGAAGATGGGCGAATTTGCTATTTGGATGAGCGCACGGTCTACAAAGAGGCGGAGTAAATGCCAAAAAAACCTGCGAATTTGGACGGCCAACGATTTGGACATTCAGAGAACTGAGAGTGACGATTAAGGATGGTGAGAAATGCGATGGCTAAATACACGAACATCGAAACAGCGCGGGCACTCATATGCGATCTATGTGATTGTTTATATCCGGACGAATGCTGCTCAAAAAAATGTGATTGGATGGAGGAACTCGAAGAGGACGCTGTTGACGTTGCGCCGGTGGTGAATGGGAAGTGGATACATCTTGGCGGAGACGAGTGGTGCTGCTCTGCGTGTGGCTTTGTCATCACCACTGAAGGTAGTTGGGATAAGCCTACTAAAAAATACTGCGAGGATTGCGGAGCAAGGATGGACGGTGGTACTGAAGTATGTGAAATTTGATGGAAATCCGATTCTGATGTAAAAGGATGGTGAACAGCAACGGAAAATATTACAATGCCAAAATCAAAAGATATGCTATTGATTGAAGAATACAAACGTTAAACGTAGTTTTTTGGGGGATATATATCGTGATACAGAGGATTAAGGGCACAGTCTTACGAAATGTTACTTTTGGCGGTATCACTTACGTATTGGCGGAAGATATCTATTATAACGTTAAAGGTTGGGCGCCGATCGAACCACGCGCGCAGGTCAAAAGCCCGGAGGGCACAGAAATTTATTGGTATTTTCCGGATATGGACAGCCTCGCCGCGTGGATCGATACCGGCAATTTAGATATTTGTATACAGGGTGTTTTGATCCCGGATTAGGATAGTCATATATACAATAACAGCCGTCCAAGAGATATTCCGTGGAGGAATATGCAGGGCTTTGCCGTATCTTTACGGACGAGCAAAAGGAGGAAGATAAATGAAATTGCGCGATTTTGTGGCTCTCTATGACAATTGGAATGGAATTCTGGTTGTCAATGACGACAATCTTAAACCGATTGTTAAAGACAAAGTTGAAGTTGCTTTGTCTCATGGGAATGTCTATGAAAAGGAGGTTGTTGCCTTTGGCTTCTATGACAACGAACTTTGTGTGAGAGTGAAGTAAGGCAAAATGAACCTAATCGAATTTCTCAATATGTTCTACGAATTTGGCACAGACATCGACAGGATCGTGCTTTGGCAAAATGGAAAATGTCTTGGCAGCAAAGCCGTTGGCGACACAAGATATATCCGTCCAGAGCATAGGAAAGCGAAAGTTGAGAAGTTCACCTTTCCCAAAAGAACTCATGCTCTGTATGTGATTTTGGAGAACAATGAGTAAAACAAATGGACAAGAACATAAAAGACCTAATCCAATCTATCATACTTTATCCAGAGGAATAAGCAAAATGGAACTCAACCTTAACAAAGACGAGGCGCAGCTAATCAACTGTGCCTTAACTTACTACTTGCAGCGAGGTGCTATAAGTTGGTATAAAAATATATATCCAAAGGCAGATTTGGATAGTATCTTCAACCAAATCAATATTATAGAACAAGTGGAGGAGTAAGGAGAATGAGCTTAAAGTGGATTGGCATTCAGATGCAAGTAAATGCCAAAAATGAATAATTGCAATGGAAAAATTCCAGTAAGACTGATTAAAAAATACAGAATTCAGCTTTGGGACGAAAATACGCTTGCCATAGAGACAGGCGTCTCCGCAAAAGATATACTCTTGATTGAAGAATACAAAAAGGAAATCATGGATGCACTCAAAGCACGTCAAAAAGCTGAACAGGCATCTGCTTCGGAATTTCAGGACAAAATTGATGCTATTCCAGGCTTGAAAGAGGTCGAATCAGTGCTAGAAGATGTGGCTACATGGTCGTATATAAGGAGGGACAAAACACCTCCTGAGTACGATTTGCAATCAATGCAGGTGAAATATCCGAGAGCGTTTGCCTATCTGAAATCCAGAGAATATGAACGGTCGGCGAATCGGATGAAAGCGCAAGCCGGACGCGACGCTGTTGTAAAAATCGTGAATGGCGAGGACTATCAGGCCGTGATTGCTGAAATGGAAGAATTGGTTGCAGAGCATATTTTCTCGTCAATCGTCCCTACGGCAAAAGCCGGTGGCTTGTGAGAAATCATAAGCCCTGATTGACTACCCTAAGCATTACGAATGCTACGTTACTCAAGAATATATAGGCACCGGTTGGCGTAAAAATGTCAAAGGCGGTGAGATATGATGGAATACTGTCAAAAATTCAGAATATATCCAACTGCGTCACAAAGTCAGCAGATTCAGAAGACATTTGGTTGTTGCCGGTTCGTTTGGAACTACTATCTTGCAAAAAGGAAAGAGTTATACGAAACTGACGGTCAAACACTGAATTACAATAAATGTTCTGCTGATATGACGCAGTTAAAGAAATCGTTGGAATGGCTTCGTGAAGTGGATGTAACTGCATTAAGAAACTCTCTTAGAGACTTAGACGCGGCTTACCAGAATTTCTTCCGTAGAGTGAAAAGCGGAGAAGGAACTGGATTCCCAAAGTTTAAGAGCAAACACAATCACCGGCAGAGTTATCGAAGTCAATTTAGCAATGGGAACATTAAGGTTCTCGATAAATCCATTCAGCTCCCGAAACTAGGAAAAGTCAAATGTCGTGTCTCCAAACAAGTAAGAGGTCGGATTCTTTCTGCTACAGTTAGTCAGAATCCTAGTGGGAAATACTTTGTCGCAATTTGCTGTACAGATGTAGAAATGGAGCCGCTGCCAAAGACCGGCGCGACCGTTGGTCTAGATATGGGCCTCAAATCTTTTGCAGTTACATCGGATGGCGTGGAGTACCTGAACCATAAATATCTTTCAAAATCCGAAAAGAAACTAGCCAAATTACAGCGTAGTCTCTCCCGAAAAACAAAGGGGAGCAACCGTTGGAACAAGTCCAGAATCAAAGTTGCAAGAGCGCACGAACACGTAGCAAATCAGAGACAGGACACGATGCAAAAATTGTCTACTCAGCTCATCCGAGAGAATGACGTGATTTGTATCGAAGATTTAGCACCTAAGAATATGGTGCGAAATCACCACTTAGCAAAGGCCATTTCAGATGCAGGATGGGGTGAGTTTCGTGTGCAGTTGCAGTACAAAGCGGATTGGTATGGAAAGAAAGTTGTGGCTATCGACCGCTTCTATCCGTCTAGTCAACTTTGTTCCTGCTGCGGAACGCAGTGGGTAGGAACAAAAGACTTGTCCGTGAGAAACTGGGTTTGTCCTGTCTGCGGCGCACGTCACGATAGAGACGTGAACGCCGCACAGAATATCTTGAATGAAGGATTGCGCCTGCTGGCGTAACCATATAGTAGGGCTGGACACGCCCGAATTTACGCTCGTGGAGATCATGCAAGACCTAGTAATAGGCAATGGTCGTTGAAGCGAGAATCCCCTGAATTTAGTCATTGGGAGTGTCAAAAAGGGATAATATTTCGGTAACAGAACAATGCATAATAAAAACGCCGTGGAATGATCCACGGCGTTTCTTCATTCAAGTTGATTCGATATTTCTGCAAGGTCTTTTTGATGCCGATAAATCCATGTTGCGATATGTGATAAGCAGCGGATTTCAATTCCGCAGCTCTTGCCGGATAAATCTAGGGAATATATCACGTCTGCTATCCCCTTTTCTTCCTCTACAAGTTCCGCTAGCCGCGTCACTTGGTCGTATGTCAAATTTCCCATGCTTCTCCCCTACTAAATGATCCACAAATCCTCCACTATCGTATTCAGCGCCCTTGCGATTCTAATTGCCGTATCGACTTTTGGGATGTGCACCCCAGTCTCAATCATGCTGAGCGTTGAGCGAGCTATACCGGCCTCATAGGCAAGCACCTCCTGTTTTATTTGCTTATCTACACGGGCTTCTTTTACTCTGCTATACAAATAATACCCTCTTTTCATGTTCCAGTAAATAGGATGTCACTATGATGACATTTTTCTTCGTTTGAAAGGATTTCATTTGTAGGATTTCCGTGAAGTAAGCAAAAATACGTAGAAAAAATCCCCACACGAAATGTGTAGGGATTTAAAAATATGAATGTGACTATGATGCCTGTTTATCTAAAACGACGGATACTTGTTCCGGATGCGCCACGCACGAGAAGGCCAAGCGTTATTTGTCAGAAACTCTATGTTTATATAGAGCATTTTGCGTCAATTTCGGCTTTTGAGTGCTCGCCGGTCAACTTATACCACCAATTTGCAAGCCGATACAGAGCTAAAAATATACGTATTATTACTGAGTTCAAGATTATGCAAAAATAGTCGCCAAATTAAACGGATTATGTTTGTGCATAATTTCTGCTTGATTTTTTATTTTGAAAATGATAGTATTAAATTGAAGAAAGCGATTGCGGATTATTCTTCAGATGCGTCATCTTTATCTTGGAACGCTTCGTCGAATCCGGCCTTTAGGATGCGCATCATTCTGTCTTTGTCCTCGTCAGTCATGCGCGACATGGCTTTTTCGAGTGACAGCAGCATATTGTCCTTAAAAACGTTCTTCTCCACGTCCGTAAGGCCGAGCAGGTAGTCCGTAGACACATCAAAGTAGGATGCAACGGCCGCTACCTTCTCTGCTGTCGGCGAGGACTTGCGCCATTTACCGATTGCTCCATTGCTCAGATTTAGACGCTTTTCTAATTCCGAGATAGCAATTCCATTGTTTTGACATAGCGCTTGCACGCGATCAAAAATGTTTTTCTTCATTAAAACACACCGTTTTAGAAATTTCTCTAATTTTATATTGACATAACATAGTGGACGTGATATATTATGACCATGTTAGAAACTTTTCTATACCATTGTCCACACAAACACAATAGAATATTTTCATATCTTAGGTAAATATACCGCTAAGAATGGCGATTGTCAATACATATTTCAATATGGAGGGGATTCGGACAATGAAAATTAGAAAAGTGTTTGCTGAAGGAAAGAAATACATGACCAAAACCGGCGTTGCGGATGTGCCATTTGAAAACTACGAGTTGCGATCAGCGAATAGTAATTCCCCTATCGTAAAATATAACGGCGGAGTATGGGATGAACTTCTGTCATATATTTGCGAAGAGATTGCGATAGATATTGGAAACGACCTCGCAGATGATGAGCTGACGGAAATCAAGCGTCGTGTACGTAATAGCGCAGAAATCTCTATCGTTATGGACATGAAACATATGCGGCTTTTCTCTGATGTTGATGAGGCGACTGGTAAGTACACCACGTATCATGCCGGTCTTATGGTGCTTTACGATCTGTCCTCGTATGGATATAGCGACAACTTTTCATGTGTGTTGCTTTTGGATGAGGCTGAACTGAGGCATTTCGTGTCTGAGTTTTTTAATCAGACGTATGAACAGGCCGGAATGAATGAGGTGGCGTTTGAAATGAATAAAGAAATTGCGCATTCGTTGCTCGGATAAGCTCAAACAAAATTGTGCATTTTGGATTTTTCCTCTTGACTGGAATTTTAGGTAGTGCTATAATTGAGACAATCAAAATATAGCAATATCAATAGGAGGACAGGCGTCATGAGTGAAAATGCGCTGCGTGATGCGTTCGTTGAATGTGTAGAAAATAATGCATTTCAGATAGAGCTACCAACAAGTCGCGTCAAAATTTTGATGGGCAAACTGGATGCAAATTTTGAGAATATGCATACGGAAGAAGACTGCATTAAAGTATGTCAGTCATTCTACTCAAGAAATATAAAAGTTTTTTGCCGTTACAAGAATGTGATTCTGAAATACATCGAATTTGCGATCAGTCGTGGAGAAATGACGAATGCGCAACTAAAATTGCTGGATAATGTAAAATACAAGGATGTTCCAGTCCCCGATGGTAATAACGAAACTTATTTTCCGGATTTCGATACGCTAAGGGCGGCTGTTGAAGAAACGTTTCTTTCGTCTGATGCTGCTGATAGGAATGTGTATCTTCCTTCTGTTGCAGCAATTTATCTTGCATGGTGCGGTGTCACAATTGACCAGATGTGCGAAATTAGGAAATCTGATGTGTCATTCCTTTCTGTTATTATAGATGGCAAGGCAGTCCAACTTAACAGATCTGTAATGCGCGCGATTGAGGCATATATTGATAGTGTGGGCTACGGCACTATATATGCGTCTGTATCCCAATACAAAAAGTCCGAATACCTTTTCCGTACTAGGCAAAAGGCGAAACTTGACAGATCTGATATCAAGAATATGTTCACGCGCTTCAATGCTTTGAACCAACGCAAGTATGGATTGACTTACAAGAAGATATATATGTCTGGCGCGTTTCGTAGAGCATATGAGTATGAGCAACAGCATGGCACAATTAACTTCTTAAAAATGCCAATTGAAAAACTTATTTGTATTTTGGGTATCAATATTAACGAAAGCGCTGAGTCACGATGCGTGTTGCAGGCATCATTCCGCGCATTTAAGGAGCTGGCGGCAACGGCTAAATAATCAAATTGGGGCTGGTAGCATCCAGCCCCATAACAAAACGCACAAGTTATCCGAAATGCATATTTTTTGTTGACACAGGCCGAGACATGGTGTAATATAAGTATGCAGTTAACCGAAATGCCTTTTCGCTAAGTGGTATTTCCTCATTTGGGCGGGCTGTCCAGAATATTGGACAGCCCATTTTCAAAAGAACAAGTTATCCAAAATGCATAACACAGGCAAGCGAATCTTGTCGGCGTGGTGGAATGGAAGACACAATGGACTTAAAATCCATCGGGAAACCATGCGGGTTCAAGTCCCGTCGCCGATACCAATTTAACCGAAACATGATATAGAGGAGGAAATAACATGAGCGAAATCACAGTAACGACGCAACAACAACTTGACAATCTTCCACGTGACTACCACGGAAGAATCTACATCAAATTCGGTACGCCGTATGATAAGGCTATCGTAAGGCGGAAATATGATTTTGCTTCCGTCGAGGCATGGGGGAACAGCTCCGTCATGGCGCGGGGGAACAGCTCCGTCGTGGCATGGGATAACAGCTCCGTCGTGGCATTGGATAACAGCTCCGTCGTGGCATGGGGGAACAGCTCCGTCGTGGCGCGGGGGAACAGCTCCGTCGTGGCATGGGATAACAGCTCCGTCGAGGCGTGGGGGAACAGCTCCGTCGAGGCGCGGGTGAACAGCTCCGTCGTGGCATGGGGGAACAGTCAAATCAGCCCAAAGAGCGATACATCTAAAATTAAGACATCCGGCAATGCACGCATTGTGCGAGATCCGTGTTCCATTGACGAATATGTCGATTTTTACGGCATTGAGAACAGCAACGGCAAAGCGAAACTGTTTAAGGCGGTTAGGAAACGCGACGGGCTATACCGGTCGGACTGGGATTCAGATTTTATGTATACGATCGGAAAATCAGTTGTGGCAGACGGCTTTTGCACTGACCCGAACGAAGATTGTGGGAACGGCATCCACATGGCCTATCTCAGTTGGTGCTTGGCATACGGGAGTTGTTGGCCTGATCTCGCAATCCTTGAAGTTGAAGTGGACATGAACACGGTCGTTGTCCCGAAGTATGGCTCTGGAAAAGTTCGTGCACCGTCATGTAAAGTGATTCGGGAAGTCCCGTTGGAAGAATGCGGATTGTACGGCAAAATTCTTGCTAGAAGGTATGGAGGACAATAAAATGCCTGAGTGTATCGAACGTGATGCGGAACTTTCATTAGTGAAACCGGACGCGCCAGAGGATGAAAAATCCGCTGTTACAATCGCAACTGCCAAAAAACTCGCTCGGCGCACAAGGCTCCGAGCGCCCGCCACCGACGTTGCGCCGGTGGCGCATGGGCGGTGGCAAGGCACAGCAGACGGATACGCAGACGGCGAGCTGGTGTACGACTCTGCGATTGCTACAAATACTGCCCAAAAATGCAGCGCGAGAATGGACGGTGGTACTGATGGCTAAGCGCATTCCGAAAAATAATTCTTATGTCTGCATTCCTGCGGATAAACTTGCGGCTATAATTGAACAATGGTGTCCGCCGATTTTTGGCGATGTGGTAGGCGAGCAATGCGCCAACGGAGATTGCATTAACTGCTGGAAGTCGTGGTTAAAGGACGGTGATAGTGATGCGCTTGATTGACGCGGATGCCGTGCTGCGTAGCCTGTCGGACGATCTGCCGTACAAGGACAGTGTCCGGCGGGTGCTGATACAAGCGCCGACGGTGGACGCCGGGATGGAGCTTGAGCGCCAGCGCAAGACGGTTGGCACTTTTGCTTCAGCAACTGGGTGTGAGCATGGAGAGGCGGGAGAATAGACCGGGTGTTTTGCTCGGTACGGATACCGCCCGCACACGCTGGTTGGCGTGGTATGACTGCGACGCCCGATGCCCGTGGTGCGGCGCGAGGATGGACGGTGCTGAGTGTCACTAATAAAAAAATCAAGGCCGGTGCATAAAGATTAACAAAAAAAGAAAGGGCGATGCAATATCATTTATCTTGACAATGCTGCCACTTCCCCACTTGCTCCGGGCGTTTACGAAGCAATGGATGAATGGTATCAAAAACGGAATGTAGGAAACCCAGGGAGTCTACACACAAACGGTGTGAGAGCAAGGAAGGCCATAGAAAACGCACGAGAACAAGTCGCTGCGCTCATTAACGCAAATCCTGATGAGATTTATTTTACATCTTGCGGCACGGAATCAAACAACACGTGGTTTCGACTTCTAATGCGTGGTGACGATCTGTGTCAGGTCTATACCTCAAGAATTGAGCACAAATCCATTCTTGAGCCGTTAGCTGAAAGCGATTTCGTTATCCCGACTAAGGTCAAAGTGGACAAGAATGGGGTTGTCAACCTCGACTACATGAAAGAGTGGCTAAGACTTCCCAAATGGACGCCTACAAGCGTTTCTATCATGTGGGTCAACAACGAACTTGGAACCGTAGAGCCGATTCGAGAGATTGGTGAGCTGTGCCAAGATCTTAGCGTACTGTTCCATACGGATGCCGTGCAAGCAGCCGGTCATGTGCCGATTGATGTGCAGGCGAATTACATTGATGCGCTATCCATGTCTGGTCACAAGTTTGGATCGCCGCTTGGTATTGGAGCACTGTATATCAGCGATAAAGTCCGGACAAATATGCCACTGATTGTGGGTGGAGGACAGGAACGCGGACTGAGAGCCGGAACGGAAAACGTGGCAGGCATTGTTGGAATGGGTGTCGCTGCTGAATATGCAATGCGGACGTTGGATGACCATCGTGATATGTGGAAGACATACCGTGAGCTTATGCTGGAAGGTCTGAGTGAGCTTTTGCCGGGACAGTTCACTGTTAACGGCGGTGATGAGTTCTCTAGCATCCTGAGTCTCACTTTCCCCGGCGTACAGAGCGAATCTCTCCTGCTCCTGCTTGACCAAGAGGACGTATATGTGTCTGCCGGTGCTGCGTGCAGTGCTGGTGCTGGTTCGCCGTCTCATGTGCTGACTGCAATTGGACTGTCAGATGAACTGGCGGCTTGTACAATTCGCATTTCTATGGGTTTTGAAACCACGCAGGATGAGGTCGTAGAAGCTACGAAAAAAATTGCGAAATGTGTTGCACAAGTCAAAGCGTTTCAGCCATAAATCAATGTTGCCTCATAACGACACAAGAAAACGTCTCATCCTAGGTATTCTTTCAGCTAACAAGGACGGATGGACCGCGCTCAGTTACAAATCAGCATACCGCTGTCAGGAAAGCCACGAATGCTTATTTTTTTGCACATAGTTATCCAAAATGCACAATTATACGAAAGGGGAAATACATTTGCCTGAAAAGACAGAAATCAAAGACATGAGCCTCCACGAAAAACTTGCCGGTATTCGCAAAATCGTTGAGGTCGTTCAGAAGAACAAGGAAGGCCACAATTACAAGTACGCTGGCGAGGAAACTATCCTTGCAAAAGTCATTGCCGGTATGGACAGGTACGGCGTCAACCTCTACTCGGAGATCGTGCCCGGAACGATGACGCTCACGCCGTATTCTTACACGAAAGTCAAACCGCTCAAGGGCGGTGGCACGTTTGAAGAAATCGTCAACGAATTTCTTGTGCAGGGCGAGTTGCTTTACACATGGGTCAACGTGGACAATCCAGAAGACACACTGAGTGTGCATTGGTCGATGATTGGACAGAAATCGGATGCGTCGCAGGCAGTCGGCAGTGGCCTCACCTATTGCAACCGCTATTTCCTGCTGAAGTTCTTCCAAGTTGCTACGCCGAAAGACGATCCTGACAACTGGAAGTCTGTTAAGGAAGCCGCAGAGAACGAAGAGGATATCAAGATTGCCAAGTCGATTGTGGAGGAAATCAACAAACTCGTTAGCAATCACTTTGACCAGTTTACGGACGTAGAAGAGTCTAAGGCCGAACGCACGCGCGTTGCCGGAATCGTGAAAAAGTATGCCCGTAACAGCAATGGCAAGCCGAGCGCAGATTACTTCAATATTGAGAAGCCGGATGATGCTCAGAAACTCCTTGATGAGCTGCGTGCCGATTTTTCTGCTCAGTCTGAGAAGAAGCCCGACGAGAAAAATGAGCAGAAAGAGAAAAAAGCTGTAAAGTCTGAAAAGAAAGATAAAAATACAGAAGAATAAACGGAGGAAATCATATGAATCACATTGTAATCAAAGGTCGCATTTCGGCCACACCGGAAATTAAGACCACGCAGAATGGCAATAAAGTGTGCACATTTTCTGTTGCTGTGGATCGACCGTATAGCAAGAACAAGGAAACCGATTTCTTCCGTTGCAATGCATGGCGCGGAACGGCTGAGTTCATCGAGAAGTATTTCGGCAAGGGGCAGGAAATCCTTATCGACGGCGCAATGATTTCGAACACCTATACTGCAAAGGATGGTTCCCAGCGTACTTCGTGGGATGTTCAGGTCAATAACGTCGAGTTCTGTGGTAGCAAGAGCAGTTCTAGCGAGTCCAGCGAAACGAAGAAGCCCGCCAAGGCAAGCAAGGCCGCGACGGATGATGAGCCTGAGTCGGACGATGATGAAGACCTGCCGTTTTAATCACTAAATGCGGTACGATCTTCAAATTGACGAGATGCTGTGGAGCTATTCACGGCTGACCGCCTATGAAAGTTGCCCGTATCAGTGGTTGATGAAGTACATTTTCAAGATCAAAGGTCAAAGCAAGTTTTTTGCGGAGTACGGGAGTCTCATACACTCCCTACTCCAAAAATATCTGACCGGCAAGACAAAAAAAGAGGATTTGCCGTATGATTTCATCTCTGGATATCTGAAAAACATCCATTCGCAAGCCCCGTCAAAGAAAATTTACGCAAATTACTTCGAGCAAGGCAAGAAGTATTTGTCGGAGTTGAATTTGCCGGAGCGAAAGACGATTGGCGTTGAAAAGCGTGTGCGATTCCAGTATGCCGGGCATCCGTTTATCGGATTTATTGACTGGCTTTCTGAGGATGCCGATGGAACGTTGTACATCACTGACCATAAGTCCAGAGACTTGAAACCGCGCTCCAAACGCAAGAAAGCGACCGCTTCTGACAAAGAATTGGATAAATATCTGCGACAACTCTATGTGTACTCAAAAGCAGTGTACAATTTGTGCGGCAGATATCCGGATTATCTGGAATTTAACTGTTTTCGTACCGGCGCATGGATTACAGAGCCTTTTGACCGTGAAAAGCACATCGAAACTGAAAAATGGGCAAGCGAACTGATTGAAAAAATCACAAGCACAGATAATTGGTATGCAAACGGAGATTTCTTTTTCTGCAACAACCTGTGTGACGTGTGTGGAGAATGTGAGTATTTTGAAATGTTTTGAGGGTGGGGTGAGCAAATGCAGATTGACCGGTCGGCAATTATGCAGGCCAAAGAAAAACTCGGAGACAAAAATGCTTATCTGATTGTGGATGAGCTTGGCATTACGGACTTCGATGAAAAGAATATGCGTTGCTGCTGTCCTTTTCATCAGGAAGACCATCCATCGTTCATCTACAACAAAAAGGCATATAACTTCAGGTGTTTTGGCGCTTGTGGTCGCAGCTATGACCTTCTTGATGTGCTGATGTACAAGGGGGCAACCTATGTGGATGCTTGCAAGAAGCTATTCGAGTTGGCTGATATGCCGTATCCGTTTGGAGAGCAGCACGTCAAAACAAAGCGGTATTACAAGTATCCGAAAGAAGTCGAATGCGCGGATAAGTCCGCCGTATATAAGTACCTTGCACAAAGGCACATCAGTGAGCGAACGGCAGACTATCTTGACATCCGGCAGGACGATCGCGGCAATCTTGTTTTTAACTACTATGACGAGAACGATGTGCTGACGATGGTGAAGTATCGCCCGGCCAGAAAAATCAGACATGGCGAGGCAAAGAACTGGTGTCAGCCCGGAGCAGATACGACTCCCCTACTCTTTAACATGAACCGCATCAATCCAGAGCAGCCGCTCTTAATTTGCTCAGGCGAACTTGATTGTGCTGCGGCAATCGAAGCCGGATGGTCAAACGCGGTGAGCATCCCGCTCGGTGATGGAAATGTCGAGTGGTGCAAGGTCTGCTATGACTGGTTGGAACAGTTTTCATCCATTATCATTTGCCACGACAACGATGAATCCGGCATGAAATTCCTGAAAACGGTATCTCCAATGCTTGGAGCGTGGCGGTGTAAGGTTATCAATCTGCCGGAGCACGTTGAGATCGACGGCGATAGCTATCCTGTAAAAGACCTAAACGAGTATCTATATCGTTGTGGTAAGGATGCTGTTTTGGAGCAGATCTTGTCTGCTGAGGATACGCCTGTCCCTTCTGTCATTGACCTGTCTGACGTTGAGCCAACAGAATATGAAGACGTGGACGGCATTACATTCGGACTGAAAGCTCTTGATGATGAACTCATGCGCCTGTTTTTCGGTACACTGACGATTATCAGTGGTCAGCCGGGCAGCGGCAAGAGCAGTCTGCTTGCTCAGTTAATTTGCAATGCCGTAGACAACGATATTCCGACGTGGCTGTTTTCCGGTGAACTCCCGAATGGCGTTGAAAAGTCGTGGCTGAACTACATCTTTGCTGGAAAGCGCAATCTTGAAAAGGCTGTGTCCCGTCGAGGCAATGAGTATTGGAAGATTCCAACCGCAGCTCGTGTCCAGATGAACATCGCCTACAAGAATAAGTGGTACATTTATCGTGACGATCACGATAATGACCTTGATGCGCTGATTTCTTCCATGACCGACGTTGTTCGCAAGTATGGAGTCAGATGCTTGATTCTTGATAACTTCATGTGCATTGACACGGATATGGAGGCTGAAGAACTTCGAGCACAGACGGCAACCGTAAAACGTCTCATTGAATTTGCGAAGAAATATCAGGCGGCGGTTATTCTTGTCTGTCATCCGCGCAAGATGGACAGCACGGCAAACGTAGGCATCTACGACATTGCCGGTTCCAGCAACATCGTCAATCTTGCCCATAGAACGATTGGCCTTCGGCGCGTGACGCAGGATGAGAGGGATGGCAAAGAAAGACTGTCTCCGCGCAAGAAAGAACTCATGAAATATGACGTTATTGCCACGGTTATCAAAGACCGAATGTTTGGGCGATCGAATATTGATAAGGGTATCTACTACGATCCTGAATCACGACGGTTCTTTACGGATGCAGAGGAATATGGACGCCAATTCTCGTGGGATACAAAAAACTATACAGAACCGCTACCCTTGCCCCCACAGCTTGAGGCTGAGAATGAAGAGGACGAGGTATTTGGAACGGTGGAAACGGATGGTGACGATAGATAGAGATTGAAAATGTGAATTTGTTTTATGGTGAGTGCGTGGATTATATGAGGGCGCTCCCTGATGCGTCCGTAGATATGATTCTTTGCGACTTGCCGTATGGAACATCTGCCTGCAAGTGGGATTCCGTTATTCCATTCGAGCCTCAATATGGTGTACTCTTGCAAGTACAATGTGGTCTGGTGTCTAAAATACCGCGAAAACCAGAAGAATGTGTGAGGTGCAGAGATGGAATACAGCTATAAGTTCCGCATCTATCCTAATATCGCACAAGCGCAACAGATACACCGGACATTTGGATGCTGTCGTTTTGTATGGAATCACTATCTTGCGCAACGAATAGAGGCATACAGGGAAACAGGAAAATCTCCCACACGATTCATACAAGACAAAGACCTAACATCCCTGAAGAAGCAGGATGGAACCATCTGGCTACGGGAAGTTGACGCAACTGCCCTACAATCCTCTCTACAGGATTTGGATACAGCCTATCAGAGCTTCTTTCGGCGGGTCAAAAAATGTGCGGAACCCGGATATCCAAAATTCAAAAGCAAGCGAAACCATCGGCAAAGCTATAAGAGCAAGTGCGTCGGCACAAATATCAAAGTATTGGAAGGTGCTGTACAACTCCCCAAGCTAGGTAAGGTAAAATGCCGGATCAGCAAGCATGTAGAGGGACGTATTCTGTCTGCAACCGTCAGCCAGACCCCAAGCGGAAAATACTTCGTAGCCTTGTGCTGTACAGATATTGATATAGAGCATCTGCCATCTACAGGAACGGTGGTCGGCATCGACATGGGGCTGAAAGCATTTGCAATCACCTCCGATGGCGTAGAGTATCCGAACCATAAGTATTTATCCAAGAACCAGAAGAAACTAGCCAAATTACAGCGCCAACTCTCCCGAAAAACAAAGGGGAGCAATCGCTGGAACAAGGATAGAATCAAAGTTGCAAGAGCACATGAACACGTATCCAATCAGAGACAGGACACAATGCAAAAGCTATCTACTCAGCTCATTCGCGGAAATGATGTGATTTGTATTGAGGATTTAGCTCCTAAAAACATGGTACGGAATCACAAATTAGCGAAATCCATTTCGGATGCAAGTTGGGGCGAGTTTAGGCGGCAGTTACAGTACAAGGCGGACTGGTACGGCAAGAAAGTCGTAGCAATCGACCGCTTTTACCCGTCAAGCCAACTTTGTTCTTGTTGCGGAACGCAGTGGGCAGGAACAAAAGATTTGTCCGTGAGAGACTGGATTTGCCCTGTCTGCGGCGCACGTCATGACAGAGACGTGAACGCCGCAAGGAATATTCTTAATGAAGGATTGCGCCTGTTGGCGTGACCGTATAGTAGGGCGGGACACGCCCGAATTTACGCTCGTGGAGATCATGTAAGTCCTAGTAATAGGCAAAGATCGATGAAACGAGAATCCCCTGACTTTAATCATGGGGAGTGTCAAAATCCGCAAATGGGTTCTGGCAAGCCGTATGAAGGGCTTTCAGGGAAGCAGAGGAATGATTGCGGGAACAGTTCTGTTCGTACACCAATTAAACAGGTTGTGAGTAAAAACACTGGAACTCGCTATCCTCGTTCTATTCAGAAGTTCACTTTGGATAAGGATAAATTTCATCCTACGCAAAAGCCCGTTGCTCTGTTGGAATATCTAATTAAGACATATACCGATGAAGGAATGACTGTCCTTGACAATTGTATGGGCAGTGGCTCAACCGGCGTTGCTTGTGTGAACACGAACCGTAAGTTCATTGGTATTGAACTTGAAGAAGAATATTTCTCAATCGCTTCGAACCGGATTGCTGAAGCAATGCAAGCTAAATCTCAAGAAATTGCGTGAAAGAAGCTGGTGATTTAATAGACAATATCGTTATTGATAGAATCTGGGCTATGCCTAATAAGAACACTTTTGAAATCAAGCCTATTCATGATTTAATCACTTCTGAAATGACAGATGGATTGTGGATTGACCCATTTGCAAACAGAAACAAATTTGCGTCAATCACGAACGATTTAAACCACGATTATGATACCGACTACCATTTGGATGCTTTAGATTTCTTACGGTTGTTTGATGATGACACCGTAGATGGCGTTCTTTACGACCCCCCATATTCTCCGCGCCAAGTAAGCGAATGCTACAACCATGTTGGGTATAATATTACGCAAGATTCTACGAAAGCATCATTTTGGAGCAATCATAAAAAAGAGATTTCTAGGATCGTTAAAATCGGTGGAAAGGTAATTACTTTCGGATGGAATAGTGGTGGAATTGGGCACAAATATGGGTTTGAGAAGCAGCGAGTCCTTTTAGTTCCTCATGGCGGATGGCACAACGACACTATCTGCACTGTAGAACTAAAAACTCATGAGGAAGAGAGAGTGTGCAATGGTAAAATTGTTCAACTATAGAGGATGGCAAGCAGAAGTGCGACCATCACCAGAAGATGATGGGTATTATTGCGGTCGTATTGATGGGACTTATCACATGTTGCTTTTTGGCGGCGATACGCTTGAAGAGGCAAAACAGTGTTTCATGGATGCAGTAGATGAATACATTGAACGCGGAATTCTAAATCCAGAGGATGTGTAAAAATATCGTAAAGAAAGGCGGTGATGCCTATCTCAAGCAAGAACTACTGCACATACCATCTGCACACGGAATTGTCATTGCTTGATAGCGTAACAAATTTTCAAGATTACATCAATAGGGCGGTTGAACTTGGACAAACGGCGATTGCTTTTACAGAGCATGGCAACGTATATCAATGGGTGGAAAAGAAAATCGCTTGCGACAAAGCAGGTCTAAAATACATCCACGGGTGCGAAGTATATCTCACGGAGAAGTTGGCAGTCACAGACCCATGCACCGGTGAGCAAAGTAAAGTAAGAGACAACTATCACACTATTTTGCTTGCGAAAAACTATGCTGGTCTGCAAGAAATCAACACGCTAATCAGCCGCTCGTCTGACGCGGATCATTTCTACTACAAGCAAAGAATCACGTTTGATGAATTTCTCGGTACGTCAGATAATGTTATCCGTATCAGTGCTTGTCTTGCCTCTCCCCTGAACAAATTGTCGATCATGCATCCAAGGTATTTTGAGCTTTTGAAGCATTACAATTATCTTGAGATCCAGCCACATGATTATCAGGAGCAGGTAGATTTCAACCGGCATCTTGCCGAAATGTCTGCTGAATATGGAATCCCGCTTATTGCCGGAACGGATACGCACAGCTTGAACCAATACAAGGCTGAATGCCGTAGTATCCGACAACTAAGCAAGCGGATTATGTTCGCGGACGAGGACGCATTCGACCTGACATACAAATCATATGATGAACTGGTCGAAATGTTCCGAAAGCAAGATGCGCTTCCCGAAAAATTGTATCTTGAAGCAATCGAGAATACGAACCGCATGGCAAAATCCGTAGAGCCGTTTGAATTGGATTTTTCGTTCAAATATCCGATTCTATATGGCGAACGGGATGGCGATATACTCAGAGAGACAATCAAGAAAAACTTTGAAGCGAAGATTGCAGACGGTGCTATCACACCGGAGCAAATTGAGCCGTTCAAGATCGCGGTTGACGAGGAACTGAGAGTTTTTGATAAAATTGATATGTCTGCCTTCATGTTATTCATGAGCGAGCTTGTCACTTGGTGTAAATCGCATGATATCCCGATTGGATTCAACAGAGGTTCATGCGGCGGTAGCCGAGTCGCTTATATCACAAACATAACAGACTTGAATCCTGAAAAGTGGCATACCGTTTTTTCACGATTTGCTTCAGAAGCACGAAAAGAAATTGGAGATTGGTTTTCGGTTTCCCCTTACAGTAATGTATTGAATAAAAACGCAGTGAACCGGTAAATGCCGGGTGTGTGGCCTATGGAGAACAACAGCGCCGCAGGAAATGGCGGCTTGAGGCCATGCTAACAGGGAACGCCTAAGTCAAATGATATGGTAATCCTGTGGCTTAACAGGCTCAAACGACTATCCCATTGTGGGAGTAGATGCACGGTGAAATTCCGTGCATCGAAGTGCTGCGCCCCTCGATATGAGGGTGAAGATATAGTCTATCCCGACTCATTTCAGAGTGTTAAAGTACCATGAAAGTGGCGGTATCAGAGATCGACATTGACGTATCCCCGTCCGATCGTGATAAAGTGTATGAGTACATTATCAACCGATTCGGACAAGAGAAAACAGCATACATTCTTGCCATTGGCACGACAAAAGACAAAGGCGTCGTTGATGACGTATGCCGTGCTCTCAGCATTAAATGGGAGCGAGAAAATTGCGAGGATGAGCGTCCGTTAAAAGCAAGAATCGCCGAGTTGCGTGGCGGCGGAGAAAACCTGAAGCGCAACAAGGATGAAATCATCGTACTAACGAAGCAGATATCAGCAATGAAGGCCAGAAACGAGGCAATCAAAGCAGATAATCCTTGGACGCTGAAACTTGCTGCCTCTATCAAGAATTTGTACGATTCAAATCCGGATGAGGCAAAAAGCAAATATCCTGAAGTCTTCTATTACTTTGATGGCCTTGTAGGCACTGCCGTTTCACAGTCTATGCATCCGGCAGGTATCGTAGCAAGCCCTATTACGCTGCGTGACAACTACGGTACGTTCATTTCTGATGGTAAGGAAGTGCTTCAGATTGACATGGATTGTGTTCACGAAGTTTCACTCGTGAAATATGACATACTAGGGTTGAGTAACATTGAAATCATTCGTGATGCTTACCGGCTTCTTGGTCAGCCGTTCCCGAAAGCTCATGAAATCGACTGGGAGGATAAAGCGGTCTGGAAAGATATGCTCCGCTCCCCTGTTGGAATCTTCGAGTTCACCGGAGACTACGCTTTTCAAATGTTGTGTAAGTATAAGCCGAAAACCATTTTCGATATGAGCCTTGTAACGGCAGCTATCAGGCCGTCTGGCGCGTCGTACCGTAACGACTTGATGGAACACAAGACTCATCACAATCCATCCCCGATTATTGACGAACTCCTGAAGGAGAACAACGGGTTCCTCGTTTATCAGGAAGACATCATTAAATTTCTTCAGGAAATCTGCGGTTTCACAGGGTCGGAAGCCGATGAACTTAGACGTTGTATCGCCAGAAAGGACGAAGATGCGCTGAAAGCAGCGTTGCCTAAAGTCCTTGATGGATATTGCTCTAAGTCTCCGCAACCTCGTGAAATCGCAGAAAAGGAAGCCAAAGAGTTTATTCAGATCATCGAAGATGCATCGAGCTATATGTTTGGGTAATTGATTTGCTCATTTCTTGTGAACCAGATTGTTCATGGGTGTACCGCACAAGCGGTGCTAACGGTATCAGTTGAATAAGACCGCCGTATGAAGTCCTACAGGAAGATATGCGGCAATAAAAGGACGAAGCCACTGACTAAGAGAGCCTACGGTCTGTGACGCAGATAGCAGGTAATACCGTGCTAAGTTGATAGTTCGTAACCAGCATAACTTTTGGGAAAAACTATCAAAAAGTGTAACGACTATCCCATAAAGGGAGTACGCCAGAGGGTGAACTACTGGCGGAAGTGCAAGAACAGCGTAATGCTGAAGATATAGTCTGTGCTGTTGGAAACAACAGAATCAAACGACAATCATAGTATAGGCTATTGCATGATCGGCTACCTTTGCGCTTACCTTCGTTTCTATCATCCCGCCGAATTTATTACGGCGCTTCTAAATAATGCAAAGACGGACGATGATGTCAAAGGCGGCAGTGAGTTGGCGCATCTCTATCATATTAGTATTGTTCCTCCGAAATTCGGTATCTCAAAGGACAAGTACCAGTACGATAAAGATACAAACGTCATTGCAAAAGGCATCGCAAGCGTCAAGTTTATGAGTGCTGCGATTGGTAATGAGCTTTATGCGCTTGCGCATGACAACCGGCCTGAGACGTTCATGGATTTGCTATTGCGTATCGACAATGAAACGTCCTTAAACTCGCGTCAGCGCGACATCCTCATTAAGGTTGATTATTTCTCCGATTACGGCAATGCAAAAGAGCTACTTCGGATGGTAGAGGTTTTCTCGTTCTTCAAAAATGGAACGATGAAGAAAATCTCTAAAGAGAAACTGTCTGCACAGTTTGAGAAAATCGTGAGGAAGTATTCTACTGATGTGTCTAAGTCCGGCGCGCCTGCGAAGTCTTATACCATCCTTGATATGCATGGGTTGCTGAACGAATTTGAGTGTAGAATCCGCGATCTGCATATCCATGATTTCGATTATAAGTCGAAAATGCAAAATCAGCTTGAAAACATGGGGTATATCGACCTTACAACCAACAAGCCGGAAGATCGTCGCAAACTCATGATTATGGACATCCGTCCTCTTATCGGTAAAGAGGACAAGCAGATATGGGGCTATGCTTTGTGGACTCGGTCAATCGGCAGCGGCAAAACGGCTCGTCTGACTTTACGTGCGAACATCTATGACCAACAGCCGGTCGCAAAGCATGACGTGATTTTGGCGACAGATGTTTCAAAAAACTACAAAGGGTACTGGTATCTGAACGCATTCGGCTACGTCATATAAAGTTATCCGAAATGCACATTTTTTGTTGACACAGGCCGAGACATGGTGTAATATAAGTATGTAGTTAACTGAAATGCCTTTTTGCTAAGTGACATTTTCTCATTCGGACGGGCTGTCCAATATTCTGGACAGCCCATTTCTTGAAGCACTACTTATCCGAAATGCATAAAGTAAATGGTTGGAAGGAGCAGACCGTGAGAAAGGAAACAATTTGGCAGGTGGTCATCACGATTTTAATTGTGGTGATGTGTCTTACCTCATGCACAATGAAAATTAAAGATAAAATGACCAAACAGCAGAATGATATTCAAGCAGAGGCCGTAGCAAGCGACGCAGTTGAGACTCCGGTTGAGGAAGTCGAGCAGAGCGATCCAGAGGATGAACCTGCAACGTTTGTAAGTCCATACGCAGGCATCTCGCTCAAAGAGCACGAAGCAACGCTGATGGCGAGAGTCGTTTGGGCTGAGGCTCGTGGAGAATCCTATGACGGTCAGGTGGCGATTGCACAGGTCATTTTGAACCGTTATCTAAAAGGCTACGGCAACTCAATTACGGACATTTGTTGCGCGAGAAATCAGTTCGCTGTTGGGCACACATATACGGAGAAGCAGTTGCAAGCAGTGTGGGATGCCCTGTCTGGGTATGATGCATTGTCTGGCTACTCGCAGTCAAATCAAAATAGCACAGAGGTGGTTTACTTTTCCACAGGTTGTTTGCGGTATGGGAGCTACTTCTGTACAATCGGCGGTCATGTTTTCCGCACATATAGTTAAGGAGGGTTTATGGGTAGAGTAATTATTCAAGAGTTTACTTGTAAAAATCCGATCGAAATGATTGGAACGGAAGCTGGTGTTTGCTATGGAGCTGATACCAGTGATCCAGAGAAAAATTATAAGCGAGGCATCGATTGCCTTGAAAGCGGTCACGGTCGAACCTTCGAGTTCCCTAACGTGTACATGATCCTAGACGGCTACTCTGCACGTGTTATCCGAGAATGGTACACACATATCGGTTGTTTGCCGACTCGCCTACAGAGCAGCACACGGTACATCGATTACGAGCACGGGTTCGACTATTACATTCCCGATAGCGTGAAGAAAACGACAGCGACACTCACCGTATACAAAGAGATGATGGACTCCATTGCCAAGTATCTTGCGTGGCTCGTTGACCTCGGTGTGCCGAAAGAGGATGCCGCAAATGGTCTTCCGCTCGGCATGACCACAACGATCGTTGACAAGCGAAATCTGCGCAACCTGATTGATATGTCTCACCAGAGAATGTGTACCAGAGCATATCATGAGTTCCGAGATTTATTTCATGATGTAGCAACAGCACTTTCGGAATACTCAGAACAATGGGCGTACATCGTGGATCATTATTTTGAGCCAAAGTGTGAATATCTCGGCTACTGCAACGAGAAAAAATCGTGTGGCCGTAAAGAAAAGAGGGAATCCAAATGAGAGTCGTATGTATCTCCGGCAAGGCCGGTAGTGGCAAAGATGAAGTTGCTCAGGCGATGAAAGAGACATTTGAGGGCTATGGCGAGAACGTGCTAATCGTGCATTTCGCAGACCTATTGAAGTTTATCTGCGAGAAGTTTTTCGACTGGGACGGTAAAAAGGACGAGGCCGGAAGGACTTTGCTCCAATATGTTGGAACGAATAAGATTCGCTCAAAATCACCTGATTTTTGGGTGGATTTCATCGCAAATATGCTTGAGATGTTTGATGACGAATGGGACTATGTCCTGATTCCTGACTGTCGGTTCCCGAATGAGTTTGAGGTGCTTGCATTTTACGGGTTTGACGTGAATCTCGTTCGTGTAAATCGACCTGCCTATATGAGCTGCCTTACAGATTTTCAGCAGGAGCATCCATCGGAGACTGCGCTTGATGATTATCCGTGGGACTGGGTCATTAAGAACGATGGGACGATTGAAGACCTCCGTGCAGAAGCAATCAGCCTGGCATTTGATATGCTGCGAGGTGTCTGGCATTGACGATCCTGTTTGATGCTGACGATACTGCTGAGAATCTGCTTGAATGTTGGGTCAACACGCTTAATCGACGGCACGGGACGTCTGTGAACAAAGACGAGATTACAGAGTGGGATATGACGTTGGCTTTCCCGACATTGAGTCCAGAAGAAGTATTCTCTCCTTTATATGAGGACGATTTCTGGAAACAGGTCACTCCCCTCCCCGGCTGTATTGAGTATCTTCAGCGGTTGATTGCAGACGGTCATGAGCTGTACATGGTCACAGCTACGGACTACAGGACTTGTCGTGCGAAGATTGACAGGTTGCTTGAGATTTTCCCGTTCCTGTCGCAAGACCACATTATCATTTGCAACAACAAACAGATGATCCGTGGAGACATCCTGATTGATGATGCCCCGCACAACCTCATTGGAGGGAGATATCGAAAAATCCTCATGTCAGCACCGCATAATCGAGACTTCAACGCTGCTGCACATGATATCTACCGGGCAAATTCGTGGGATGCCGTGTATTCAATTATAAAATCGTTCGTGATGAAGGATGAAGTCGAGAAAATCCTCTTTTCTTTCATTCCGGAAGATAAATAAATACAACAAGGAGGAGTGTCGATGCTTGTCACAAAGCGAGATGGACGTGAAGTACCGTTTTGTAAAGAGAAAATCGTTGACGCGATCAGTAAGGCAAATGACGAGGCAAAATTATCTGGGGTGGATCATCTCTCTCCAATTATGATTTCTGCTATCGCAAGTGAACTGTATGCCAAATTTAAGGTTGATGGGCACGCAATCGCTGTGGAGGACATTCAGGACGCAATCGAAATGGCCTTGATGCAAAAGGGCTATTACGACGTTGCCAAAATCTATATCCGATACAGATATGAACGTCAGCTCTACCGGAATGGCAATACAACGGACGGTAAAATCCTTGCTATCGTAGATGGTAGTAACGAAACCGTAATTCAGGAAAATAGCAACAAGAATCCAAAGATTGCTGCGACACAGCGCGATTATATCGCTGGCGAAGTAAACCGCGACATTACGAACCGGCTTCTGCTTCCGAAGAGTATTAAAAACGCACACGAACACGGCATCATTCATTTCCATGACCAAGATTATTTCCTTGAGCACATTATGAACTGTTGCCTCGTGAACCTTGATGATATGTTGCAGAACGGCACTGTGATTAACGGAACACTGGTTGAAAAGCCGCATAGCTTCGCTACGGCATGCAACATTGCAACACAGATTATGGCGCAGGTGGCGTCAAATCAGTATGGCGGTCAGTCAGAGAGTCTTGCACATCTTGTCCCGTTCATTGACATCAGCCGTCAGAGAATCCGTAAGAACGTTGAGGATGAGCTTCAGGACGTCGAATGTGGGTCTGACACGATTGAAAGAATCACAGAAGACCGGCTGAAAGAAGAAATCAGACGCGGCGTCCAGACAATTCAGTATCAGATCAATACGTTGATGACTACGAATGGTCAGACGCCGTTTGTGACTATCTTTATGTACCTTGATGAAGTGCCTGAAGGTCGTGCAAGAGACGATTTCGCAATGCTCATTGAGGAAGTTCTGAATCAGCGTATCGAGGGCGTAAAAAATGAAAAGGGCGTCTGGATTACTCCCGCCTTCCCGAAAATCATTTACGTTCTTGAGGAAGATAACATTCACGATGACAGCAAGTATTGGTATCTGACGAAGTTGGCAGCAAAATGCACTGCCAAGCGCATGGTGCCGGACTACATCTCTGAGAAGAAGATGAAAGAGCTGAAAGTAGACGAAAACGGAGACGGTCACTGCTATACTTGCATGGGATGTCGCAGTTTCTTGACACCATACATTGATGAAAATGGCAGGCCGAAGTATTATGGCCGCTTCAATCAGGGAGTTGTGACTATCAATCTCGTTGACGTTGGTCTTAGCGCAAACAAAGATTATGATCGATTCTGGAAGATTTTCGACGAGCGCCTTGAGCTGTGCCATAGAGCACTGAAACTGCGCCATGAGCGACTTGAGGGGACGGTTTCTGACACGTCGCCTATCCACTGGCAGTACGGCGCGCTTGCTCGCCTCAAAAAGGGAGAGACGATTGACAAGCTGTTGCATGGTGGTTATTCGACTATCTCTCTTGGTTATGCTGGCCTGTATGAATGTGTGAAGGCGATGACCGGCAAGTCGCATACCGACCCGGAAGCAAAGGAATTTGCACTGTCTATCATGCAGCACATGAACGATAAGTGCGCAGAGTGGAAAGCGGCAGAGAATATCGCCTACTCCCTCTATGGATCTCCTATCGAAACTACCACCTACAAGTTCGCTAAATGCTTGAAAAAGCGTTTTGGCGTTATTCCGGGCATCACAGATAAGAATTACATCACGAATAGCTATCACATTCCTGTTACGGAAAAGGTTGATGCTTTCGGGAAACTCGGATTTGAATCTGAGTTTCAGCAGTTGAGTCCTGGCGGCGCGATTTCGTATGTGGAAGTTCCGAATCTAACTGGCAACATTAACGCTGTGCTGTCCGTAATGAAATTCATCTACGACAACATTATGTATGCTGAGCTGAATACGAAATCCGACTATTGTCAGGTCTGCGGCTGGGATGGCGAGATTGATATTGTCGAGGACGAAAATGGTAAGTTGATTTGGAAGTGCCCGAACTGCGGGAACGCAGACAAATCAAAAATGAACATCGTGCGACGCACTTGTGGCTATCTTGGCACGAACGACTGGAATCAGGGTCGTGTACAGGAAATCAAAGAGCGTGTGCTCCATCTCGGAGATAACGACGAATGAACTACATGAAAATCACAAAGCACGACATCGCTAACGGCGAGGGCATCAGAGTTGTACTCTGGTGCTCTGGCTGTACGCTCCACTGCAAAGAGTGCCAGAATCCTCAGACGTGGGATTTCAACGCTGGTAAGCCGTTTGATGACGTTGCGAAGCAAGAACTTTTTGATGCGCTTGACCATCCGTGGATTCAAGGGCTTACGCTGTCCGGTGGGCATCCTTTGGAGAAAGAAAACATTGAATGCATGCTTTCACTTATTAGAGAATGTAAGACACGCTGGCCGGACAAAGACATTTGGCTATACACGGGCTTGAAACTATCCTTAGAAGACATTTGTCAGGTGTTGCGTGACTGCGACGTTGTTGTTGACGGCGCGTATGTGGACGATCTGCGTGACATCTCTCTGAAATTCAGGGGAAGCAGCAATCAACGCCTGATTGACGTGAAAAAGACGATTGAGAATCAAGAAATTACATTGTGGGGTGAAGAAAATGTTTGATCCTAATGAGACTGAATATCTCCGTCAGGAGAATGATATGTTCCGCGCCGAAGTAGCAGACCTCACTCGCAAATTAAATCATGCCGTCTCCGAATACGACGTTCTTAAACTGGAACATCAGCTCATCAAAGAATACGATCTGTGGGAAGCCATCGGGGATGAAAAGTTGGAAGGGAATATTCTGGCAAGTGTCGCTGGCGCAAATGATCTTGCAGATATGTTGTGTAGAGAAATTAAAGAGCGCGCGATTGGTGAATAAGATTTGGAATCATTTCGATGAGGTTGCAGAATGAATAACTTTAAATTTATCGTAATTGTGAATTTTATAGTTCAAGTTGTATTTATTTCGTGTGTTGCCGCTGTTGCTGTTGATTTCAACCGCCCGACATTGCTTTGGTGGTGGTTGTTAGCACCATTCTTCACTTTCACGTATTCATCAAAGACAGAGACTTGAAATGATATTTAAAAGTTTGGCGCAAAGAGATAGGCTCATACCCAAACGCTGTTTAAAAAGAGATTTCCGAAGGAGGCTAATATGGACGCAGTGGAATTTATCGTTGCGCAGGCACGAATGTGTAATGAACGTATCGAAGATATATTAGGGTGCGGAACTTGCGAATTAGGCGACAGCGAGTATTGCACAAAGCTCTGCGACAATTTAATCAGCAGAGCGGGAGCTGAAGATGCTGTTAGAATTGTGGAAGCATGGTCAGAAGGGCATCCGGCACAAACGAGACAAGACGTGCTGTCAAAGTTTTTCCCGACAAGTCAATTTGACAGTAATGGTGTTTTGAACGTATGCCCCGCCTATATTGATGCTAGAAAACGAGATGAATCTATGGGCAGATGTGAGGATATGACGTCCGACTGTCACGATTGCCGTAGAGAGTATTGGCTAGAGGTGATTGAATAATGGATGCGACAAATGGATGCAGGAGGTTGAATAATGGAGATTAAAATAGAAGATTATCTTAGTCCAGAAGAAATCAAAGACATTTGCAAAGATGCTTTATATGAAAAAATTAGAAATGATATGCAGGGACTGAATGTCAACGATATCATTGCAAATATTTCTCATGCAGAAGTTGAAGCAATGGTTGATGCATATGTCGGTAATGATAATTTTTGTAAGACGGAAATTTCCAAGAAGGTACGCGCTGCGATTGAGAATCTTGGGACTTATTCTGTATTTAGAAAAGCATATGACTGGGAGCGGAAAAATAGTGTGGCATATGACATCATGGAGGAAGAATGTCGCGCCGCAAGACCGCTTATTAAAAAAAGTGTTGAACGAATCATCGATCAGTACGACTTCCAGCAGTTAGAAAGAGACGAAATCATGCATACGATTGCTGACGCCTTGACGGACGATGAGTTCGCAAAATCGAGAGTGAACATGAGCCGAGATACTAATTACTGAATCTGGAATGGATGTTAGGAGGCGAACATGATGGAACGGCTTACTGAACGGAATAACTGCACCATGCACGAGAACGGCGTTTGTTGTACACATTTTCTTAGCCCTGAATGTCATGAGGTTTCTGGCAACTGCTCCGCCGGATGCAAATGGGAAGAAGTTGCGTGGAGCACCCTTGCAGCATATGAGGATTCCGGCTTTACGCCAGCAGAAATTAAAAGCCTATATGCTGAATGGGATGTTATGATGTCTACCCTCAACAGCATTGGCGGCGGGTACACCCGCTTGCGTGAGTTGGCCGAAGCAGCTAGAGACGGACGAGTGATAATCACAGATACCACGGATACCGATATTGCTCATGATGGCCTAAAACTAAAATACAGAGTATATAAGGCAGAAAATAATGCGCCAGTAGAAAATTGCTTTGTGTTGCGGCCGATGAAAGATCGAGCAGCACGGATTGCAATGGAGGCATATGCTAAAGCGACAGAGAACAATGAGCTTTCTGAGGGCATTTTTGACGTGTTGAAGATTCTGGCGTGTAGTTAATTATAGAGGTGACACTATGGAGAAACTGACGTTTGATGGCAATTTTTGCGACATTGCTCAGTGCCGGGAGCTGCCGTGTCCGCATGGTGGTAGCTGCACACAGCGGAAAGTGTGGGAAAAGCTCAAGGCTTACGAGGACACGGGGCTGACACCTAAACTTGCGCAAGAAACCGCAGAATTTGCAATATGGGTACACGAGAATGGCCTTGAAAAGATTAAAGAATGGATTAAGGCCGACAAGGCGGGACGGCTGGTGGTGCTGCCGTGCAAGGTTGGAACCGCGACATATTATATCCATTATCCGATTGCGTTTTACCCAGATGAAAGCGAGCCGGAAATTAAGAGGGGCATCTTTACTTTGATCGATTTAGATCGTTTTGGACACTCCGTTTTCCTGACCCGCGAAGAGGCGGAGAAAGCATTGGAGGCGATGAAGGATGGCAATTAGCAAATCAAAGCGTGAAGCGGTCTACCGAAAGTATAATGGCCACTGTGCGTATTGTGGGCGCGAAATCGCCTACAAGGATATGCAGGTAGACCATTTTCAACCATTGAGGGCGTGGGGGATTGAGGACGCTGGAACAGATGACCTTGACAACCTCATGCCAGCCTGCCGAATGTGCAATCACTACAAGCGTGCAAATTCACTTGAAACTTTTAGACGGTACATCGCAGAAATTCCGCGAAAGCTGCGCGAGAACTATATTTACAAGGTCGGCGTTGTTTATGGCAATGTCATCGAGGCCGAAAAACCGATTGAGTTTTACTTTGAGGCGGATGAAAGGAGAAAGAAAAATGGCTGAATATCATGTTGGCTGTGGCGCGTTTGGCATCTATGCCGGGACGTTAAATAGTCGCAACAAAAATATGTGGCGAAACAAAACTGAGTGTACAGACGAAGCAATTTGTGCTGTCCGCGACTATCTTGTGCAGGAACTTCTTGGTGGGCTTGATTGCAAGAAAGCGACGTCAAGTGGCTATGAGTGGACACTTAAAGATGGGCGGATCGTTGAACTGAGAGTGACGATTAAGGATGGTGAGAAAAGTGATGGCTGAATACATTGACCGCGAAGAATACTGCGAAAAGCACTGCCGGTGCAGTAACGAGTATTGCGACAAAGAAAGTTGCCCAATCTGGAAAGCACCTGCCGCCGACGTTGCGCCGGTGGTGCATGGGCGAAAAATTGAAAACGGAAACGTAGGGTGTTTTGGGTTGTGCTCTCTATGTAGTGAATGTTTGCCATATGGTGCAAACTACTGCCCTAGCTGCGGCGCGAGGATGGACGGTGGTGAAAATGGATGAATACATCAAGCGTGAAGCAGCACTTTCATTAGTGCGGCCGGATGCGCCAGAGGATGAAAAAGCCGCCGTTACAATCGCAACGGCTAAAAAACTCGTTCGAAACATTGTGTGGCGCACACCCGCCGCCGACGTTGAGCCAAAACGGGAACCTGCGGTGTGGGTGCGGTATAGTACAACTATGATGGAGTGTTCTCGGTGCGGGAGGCATACGGCGAGACACCGGTTCGAATACTGTCCTCACTGTGGAGCGCCGATGCGCGAGCGGAAGGAGGAATAACCATGCCGAGACGAGCAAAGCCAGCGCCATCCGGCCTGTCATGCAGAGAGTGCATCCACGAGTGTGCGTGCGTCATGCAATGCGGCGGAAACCCGATGGCGTCCGGAAATGCGACGCACTGCGCCTGCTATGAGAACCTGCATGGGAGCAACGCCTACTTCCTCGGTGTGATCGCAGGGCGCAAGGAGGCCATGCAAGAAGGAGGGACTTTTTAAATGACCGCTGAGTATCTTGATAGGGACAGTTTAGTTGCGCGGATGGAGTATTACAAGGAGCACGCCACGGAAGAATCTGGTGAGCATTATGCGTATTTAGTTACACTAAGAGAGATAAGAAACGCTCCCGCTTGCGATGTTGCTCCGGTGGTGCATGGGCGGTGGACGGCTCAATGCGTAGTTGAGACGGACGGCGGATGGACACTTGAAGATATGCCGTACAATGAGTATCAGCACAGCAATCCCATCTGCTCGATATGCCGCAAGACCGCTCTCCTCGACGGCGGCGAAGACTATGTGGCATCGCCTTACTGCCCCAACTGCGGAGCGAGGATGGATTATAAAGAATAAATGGTAAGATATTATTTTTATTGTCAAAAATGTGACTTCGAATGGATAAAGATCAAGAATCGAGATATGCCAAAATCTCCGTGGCGTAAAAGGTTAGTTTGAGGTGATGACAAATAAAGTGTGATACGTGTATTAACGCACGCGCCATCCTGTCCGAAAACGGTTGGCATCGTGTGTGTAACTTGTCAAGCAAGTCAGCTTTGAGATGTATTACTGGCGAGAAAAGCCAATATACAAAGTTTCATGAGAAAGAGAGTTGTAAATCTTGAAGGCATGGCTCGTCAGAGAGAAAGACGAATTTGTCGCAACAATCGTCTTTGCAGAAACAAGAGGCCAAGCAAAGGTTGCTGCGCAATGGACAGATGCTTGTGACGGTGTAGATTTCATGGAAATCGAATGTCTTAGGATGAAAGAAGCGGACAAATATTACAGGCCGTGCAAGTCAGAACTAGACTGGGATAATCCAGAAGATAGAATTGCGATGGTCAAAGACTGCGGCTTCACTTGCGATTGGGAGGCGCGCTCGGTAAATGAATGCGCGCAATGCTCTGCCAAGGAGTTTTGCGACGAAGCAATAGAATGAATTATCCAAAATGCACATAAAGAGAGGGACATAATGAAAGAGACAATCAACATTAAGTATCTTACAGATATCATTGACAAGTTGACGTACATCGACGGCAAATCCGATTGGATTGACTTGCGTGCAGCAGAAACCGTAGACATGGAGCCAATGGAATTTAAGCTCATTCCGCTAGGTATCGCAATGCAGCTCCCGGCCGGTTATGAAGCCCATGTGATTCCTCGCAGTTCTACCTTCAAAAACTTTGGGATCATTCAGGCAAACAGCATGGGACTGATTGACGAGAGCTATTGTGGTGACAACGACCAGTGGTACTTCCCCGCTATTGCCTTGAGAAAAACGACCATCCTCGCAAACGATCGTATCTGCCAATTCAGGATCATGAAGCATCAGCCGCAAATCGAGTTCCGCGAGGTGGACAACCTTAATAATGAGAGCCGTGGCGGGATCGGTAGCACAGGAAAATGCTGATGTGCAAGTGTGGCGGCATGCCGCAGGACTTTGAAATTTTTGAGCGTGGACGGGACAAGCCATGTGTGGTGGTCTGTTGCCCCGTTTGCAATCAAAGGACGCCAGCGTGCGAAAATCCGGCCAATGCGTGGCTGCTATGGGAAAGGATGACGAGATATAGCACTTGACGCTTTGTTTTCGTCAAAGAAAATGGATTGGGAGACGCCACAAGATTTCTTTGATGAAATTGACAATGAGTTCCATTTTACATTAGATGCGTGCGCGAATGAAACGAATCATAAATGCGATAAATACTTTTCTGAATCAGATGATGGACTGAAACAAAATTGGGGGGGCAGACAGTCTGGTGTAACCCGCCGTAAGGTCGTGAGATCGGCAATTGGGTTCAGAAATGTTCGCAAGAGTCAAAGCAAGAAAACACTACTGTTGTTATGTTGATACCTGCTAGAACTGACACAAAATATTTTCATGAATACATTTACAACAAACAGAACGTGGAAATTAGGTTCATAAAAGGACGATTGCGCTTTGTTGGAGCGGCAGAAAGTGCGCCATTCCCAAGTATGGTCGTTGTGTTTAGATGAGAGGGATTTAATGGAACGTAAACTTTTTTTCAAATACGGCGAATGTGTAAGTGTCGTTCAGACGCTTGATGCTAATATGTCTGACGAAGAAGCACGTCATGTTGCGTTTGCGGCAATTAACAAACATTGCAAAGAAGAAAATGAACCGGTCTACTACGTGAGAATGTGGAATAACGAAACCGCAACGATGTTTGACTTTGGAAGTCACAGCGAGTTTTTCATGCTGGTTCCGAAGATTGAGGTGGGGTGACTCATGAGAATTTTAGTAGACGCTATGCCAGAAAAGATTGATGACTGCCCGTATGCAAATTGTGTTCCGCTTTCAAAGCCGCGTACCTTTATATGTGAAATGGATCCATATATGGTGGAGTGCAAAGGAGTCGATGGCTGCCCTGTGTTCATGTCGTATGATGAGTTTAAAAACAGGACGTATAAGCAAAGCAGTCATAAACCTATTGCGAAATGCAATCACTTTGTTGAAGGTGTTGAGAAATATCACATGACGAATCCTTTGGAAATTCTCAACTGGTATCGCAACCTATATTATCAGGGGGACTGTCATTCGGAACAGAGCATTATGGCAGAAGCAATAAATAATTTGTTCATGAAATATAAAGATGTTTTTGGACGTGAAAGCGAGGCTGGTTAATGGGCTACTTGGAATATGATACCGGTTATTATGAGCCATCAGAGTTCGATGAAAAATGCGAAGAGTTGAAAGACTATCTCCGTGATAGCGTAACTAAAGAACTAAAGGAAAAGCTCGAAACGCTTCAAAAGGAAAACGAGCATATGAAAGACATCGTGGATAATTACGATGCAAAGGTCAGAGAACTTGAGGCGGCAAAAGAAAAATTCAAGTTTGATGAGCGAAATCTCAGAGATAAGATTAGAAGCGAGGTCAGACGAGAACGCTTATCTAAACTTCTGGAAGATTTTCAGACTATATTATATCAAGTCTTAAATATTGGCGTTGAGCAACCGAAATGCGATAAGTGTGATGCAAATAGGATGATAGAATTTTTCTCTCCATCTGGTCAACGATACACAGAAAAATGTCAATGCGCAAAAAGGTTGCCGCATTTCGAGGTTAGACAATCCGACTGCTCAGAGTTCAGACTGATGGGTGATAAAATATGCGGTTGGTATTCTCGACGCGATTTGTCGAATACGGAAGAGTATTACCATATCAGCGGAGAGTATGTTGCTGACGAAATGTACGACGGTCGGGATTTTGCGTCAATCGACAATTATCATAACGTTTACTTCCGCGACAAAGCGACAGCACAGAAATACGCAGACTGGCTGAATGATAATGAATGCAAAAAGCAATAATAATCTTAAAGGGGTGATTGTTTGACAAATACGAATAATATTGTTTTGAATAATGCTACTTTCCAGATTCACAGAGTGTTTTCTGGTAATAACACCGTATCGGAACTTGTGGAGAGCAGATTGCTCTCCACAAAAAATATCAAGTCATCTTTGACAGAACAGAATGCGAATAGTATAATGAATGAAGTGTGCTCTGTCCTGCCGAAGGAGGTTTC